TTCCTAAAATATTAGAATTGAGATAATTATCATTTAATATACAGTCATTACAAAATAAATATTTACATTCATAATATGTAAGCTCAGTACTTGAGTAACATATTCTAAGAATTTCTCTTTTAATATTTACACCCATTTTGTGCGCTTCTTTCAGTATTTTATTAGAGCTATAATAATTAAGAAAATCTGGTCTAAGAACTCTAGTATACTTTTTAAGTCTCTTATCAGTACTCATAGCCAAAGCTTTTTTACCTAACGGTCTTTTTATATTAGCAAAAAAATTCTTCTTGCCTATATAAGAAACAGACTTACCATCTATTATAGCTGTCATAAGATAAATAAATCCTATTCCTCCTTCTGGAATATCTAGCTCACCAAATACCTTACCTTGATATGTCCAAAAATCTATTGGTTGATTCATAATAGTGCTTTTATTGATTTGAATACTATATTTCTTGTTTCTTCAAGACCTCTTGCTTTTACAGTATCAGATATATCTTTCTCACATGGAAGAACTATATAATCAAAACCATATCTTTTCTTATAAGTTTTAGCTGCTTCAATACCGGGCTCATCATTGTCAAAAATTAATATAATCTTAGCATATTTTTGGATATACTTCTTCATAATATTTTCTGCAATCATTGAATTCTCACTATCTGGTGCAATTGTTTCTACATTACCAATCCCAAGAGTTTTGAAAGACATGATATCTTTTAAAGATTTGGTAATTATTAAATACTTGCTTTCAAAAGTAATTTGTTCAGAACCCTGAATATAATCAGAAACTTTAATAAACTTGCTGACCTTATTTTTAGGTTGATAGATTTTATATAGTGTACCATCATTTTTGAAATAACCATATGTATAGTTATTTTCAAACCGGAGCTCTTTTATAGCACCATCTTGATCACTTTTACTAAGTATAAAATACTTCAGTGGTTGAACATTGTGTTTGTCTAATACTTTAGAACCTATCTTATAGCTTAACCAAAAATCTTGATCAAGATTATTCCAGTGTCTGATTTCATAATCAGAAACTTCATATCTACTCTCTGGTTTATATTCTCTAGGAGTTATATCATTTCTTGAAACATAATCAGAATAATCATCCATTATCTTTCTTACAGCAATACCTCTAGACTCTAGATTATAATAGTGTAACACAAAATCAATTGTATCACCAGATTTACCAGTAGAGAAATCCTTAAACCTGTATTTACCCATTTTATCTGAATATATACAAAATGAAGGTGTTTTTTCTGCAGAAAATACGGATTTGATTTTAACATCTTGTCCAGTGAGTTTTTCTGGAAGATTAAGATAAAATTCAAAAGGCCATTCTGTAGGAACCTGATTCAAATCATATATAATTGCTTTAGTAGAAATCATAACAATTTATTTTAGAATAAAAAAGGGAGCACTGAGACCCCCTTTCTCAAAAGTTAATTACTTTTAATCTAAGCTAAAGTCAGCAGCATTCTTACTTGGAATAGAAAAATCATCTTCTTGTGTTCCAAATTCTTTTTTCTCAACTACTTCAAGCTTTTTAAGGTGTTTAGCCTCATTATACTCAACAATATTACCATTTTCAACATTACCATAAGCATACTTATTACCTTCACTTTTTGGTAAATACATGTCATAGTTAGTATAACCAGTCTTACCCATATATTCTTTACCACCTACACACCATTTAAGATATGTGTCTTTGATTGGAGCATTTTCACTAAAGTTTTTAACAAAGTCTTCAATAGTATCAAACTTGTTATCTTGTGCTACAAACCATTCATCAGCACCATATGTATGTGCTAAGTTTTTCAAGAAAATCATGATAGATCTATTTCTTTGAATCTTAACACCAGTTTTAGTCTCACCATCAGCAAATGCATATTGGCTTGCTTTCACTCTACCAATTTGACCTGCATAACGACCCTTGCTTTCATCATCTTTGTCAATCATAAAACCTTCATAATCAGCAATAGGTGGTGTTTCTACATTTAACATCAAGTGGTATGCACCTTCAATAAATGAGAAATCTTCTAATGTAATAGAATTAATTTTTAAAACATGATTACCTGGTGTAATTGTTTTAGGCATCCCGGAGCCTGTTCCTAAATCAGTTGTACTTAAAGCCATCTTTTTTTTACTTTTTTTAATTGTTAAACTTATTTTTTTTAAATATATACTTCATTCCAAGACACATTCAATTGTCCTTCACTAGAATCAGCAATTACTATTTCTTGATTTCTCAAGTGATCTGGTCTTGCACCACAAGTTACTTCATCATTAGTTTTAAAACTTAGTATAGTTTTAGAACCTTTTCTGTACATGTAACCAATTGCATCAGCATTAGCACACACTAAAGATTTGATTTTACCTGTCAAATCTATATTAGCTGCCATAACCATTTCACCTTTGTCATCAACTTGCTTATCTTTAATGTGTCCTGATAGGATTACATGATCAGCTAAGGTATCTACAAAATCCAGCACTTGGAAAAAAGCTTGGCGAATATACAAATATCCTGCACCATTTGGTAGAGTAGTAATGTTATCACCATCAAAATTTTTACCCATTGGTGTTTGTTTGTAAAGTTTCACTGCAAGTGGGTGAATCATTTCTTCCAATGCTGTTACAGTATCAATAGTAATGTACTTGTAAGGTTTGTTAGCTTCTCTAATTGCTTTACCAGTATCCAATAATTCTTGTAAACTAGTAATAGGAACTTTCAATGCTTCAATAAAATCCGCACCATGTTCTAAATCTAAGATAAGATTATTCTCAAGACCAGCATAACAAGTAGTTTTACCTGTTTTAGGTTTTGAGTAGATAACCAATCTTTTAGGATTAGCTCTCTGAGCCTTTACCTTTGTAGTTGGAAGTACTATACTCATTACTTACTAATTAAATCATTTAACCATGGTCTGCTGCTAATAGGTTTCCCTGTCATAATAGCTGCAAAATCTGCAATTGTCATTTCAGCAATATTTACATCTGGAATGCTAGGAATAGATTTAATCTCTGACACAGAATTATTAGTTTTTGGTTTCAATGCTTCTGTAAAATCAGGAAAATCATTGTTGTCAACTAAAGAATTCTGTAGTCTTGGTAAATCCATATCAAAGTCAGAACCTTTCTTCTTTTCTTCAATCTCAGCAAGTCTTTTCTCAAACAAACCATAACTAAGTGTAGATCCGTCAGGATTAACAGCTAATAATTCTTGTAATGGAACTGTAAATAATGAATAGTCAGATCCTGCAGAAGATACACCACTTTTTTTATCATATTCTTCTGAATAGAAAGGATTATACCTATATCTAAACAATTGTCTGTTTTCATAGAATGGTTTTACATCTACAACTGTACCAGAGTTATCAGTTACATTGTCATAAAACTCTACATACAAATCTTGACCCTTATTTAATTCAGACTCAAAAAATTGTACTTGTCTACCATACTTACCTTTTTGAAAAAAGGCAGTTTTAATCAAGAATGCAGGATCAGACTCACCTACTTTCTTAAAAGTTTCTATGTGATTCACATAGAATTCTTTCTCTCTTGTTTTTCTTACTGTTGTTACACTCATGTTGTTGAAATTTTTGGTTTAACTGCGGTGGGAGGTGTTGGTACTTCTATAATCCTCATTAAAGTTCTATCAAGTCTGAAGAAGCTTATCCTAGTGGTACCATTCCTTGATTTAAGGAAATGAAACACTAAGATGTCTTCATCCGCAATAATAAATTTTTCCGGACCATACAACCTAATCTTTCTTACAGAAGGTTTATTAATACCCATTACCACATCCGCATGTTGTAGTAAAGCATCAGACCCATAAATATCAGAATCTAACACATAATTTCCATAAACACCTTCTTCTTGTCTTTTAGGATCATCTATGTTTCTGTTTAGCTGACTCAAGACAATGAATGCTATAGGATATTTCTTTTTCATCATAGTGAGAGCCTCACCTAAGCTTCCTAGCATTTCAAATTTGTCTTTCTGTCCTTTACCAACTTTAAATAAAGCTGAGTGATCTATACCAACAAGCATGTTATTATAAGTACCATCTTCATTTTTGTACTTATCCATCTCATAGTGTATAGTTGCACACATCTCATCAACTGTACAAGCATCATAGACAACATTAATTCTGTCTGTTGCTTGCATACTTTGGTAATACTTAACACATTCATCATAGATTCTCTTATCTACTTGTTTGCCGTCTTTACTCATTAATGTGTTGTAATCAGCACTTGTAATCAGACTTAGTTTTCTAACACCACTGGTTTCATCTACCATCTCCATCTGAAACTTCAAAACTCTAAAATATTGATCACTGTTATTAGCAATTATATCGCTAATTAGTTGTTCCATAAATAAAGTTTTACCTGTTCCAGGTCTGGCACCAACCACGGTAATTGTTCTCCATTCAAGACCATCACAGAAAGCATCATTAAATTTAGGCCAAGCACTCTTTAGGGATTTTAATGTACCCTGTCTCCTAGCTCTAATTTTATAGATAGCTTTTTCTACTGACTGCCTTTCACTAACAGGTAGTAAAGGTCTTGCTCCATTAAATAAATTTGACATATGTGGATTTTAAAAATTGATCACACTATGTTGTCCCTAAAATAAGTAGGAACTTCATCTGCACCAGATATGAATAGTTCACAGTATGTAGCCAGATCTGACTCAAAAGATTTATCCAAATTTTGTTTACGGATAAAATACTGTGAATTTCTCATATACTCAAACCTTTTAAGTTCATATTCAGATACATATTTTTCAGTTGCTTGTAATATTGTTTCCCAATCATAGTCATAAGTTTCAAAAAACCATTTAAAAGGAGCCTCTAAGTTTTTAGCATTTACTCTGGCAGGTTTACCGGAGTTAAGTTTTCTATTTGGAAAGATCTCTAAGTATAAACTTATTCTTTCCATATATGAATCACCCATCAATGCACTTATAGTTTTCTTTTTGGTTTTCTTAAAGAAACTGTTGATTTCTTCAATAAAGATAAGACTTTTTGCTGTTAAAACCAAATCTTGAGTAACCCAATCATTAGCTTTTAATCTACTCAGTTCTAGTTCTTTATTGATAAATTTGTTAGGTATTACTTTCTCTTTTAAACAGTAGAGCATGTAATATGTATTAGGCATTAACTCTGCAACTATGAGTCTGTTAAATATTTCTTCCATTACCAAATAATTGAATAGTTATAGTTTTCTTGTACTATTTTTTGTGCTGTAGGAAATACATCTTTAGAGTCCCAACTTCTGAATTTGTTATAAATAGCAGATGCTGGATGAGCACAGAATAGCTTATAACAATTGTCATTAAGACTATCTGCCCAAGTACTTGCTTCTTTCCCCATGTAAATATACACCAATCCATTATTATAATTTGATAAGAAATCAAAAAGATAATTTAAGAATGGTTTCCATATATTATAATGTACACCAACTTTATTTATTTGAGTTGTGAGAGCTGTATTAAGCATGAGTATACCTTGATTTGCCCATCTAGTTAAATCCGGACTATTACTAATATACTCTCCATTATAAACAGTCCTGTTTACTTCATCTAACATAAACTTTAAACTTGGTTGTAACTTCATTGTTTTACTACAGCTAAATGCAATACCGTCAGCAATGTTAATGCTTGGATAAGGATCCTGTCCTACAACTACAAGTTTAAGTTCATCATAAGGACATTCTTTAAAAGCTCTGAATACATCTTTAATAGGTGGAGTAAATCTTTTATCAGCTCCACTTTCTTGTGCAAGTGTTTGAAGTATATTTTTGAAATCAGAACTATACATAAAAGATCTCAAAACTCTGGCCCATCCAGAAGGAACTAAATCTTCATATAATTTGTCTACAATTTTGTCTAAATCTAGTTTTTCTTTCATAATTTTACAAATGTATTTTTAAAACAACCAACATGATAAAAGTAAAAGAACTTAAAGATGATGCTCTAGTAAGTATAGTAGTTAATAAAACATACTACTTTATGGTTAAAAACCTTGCTTATTCATTAACTCAACAACTGTTAAATGAGAATAAAGATCCTCAGTATATTAAAGACAGTTTTGAAAAAACTTATGATCAGTTAAATGAAACTCAAAGAAATCTTCAAACAGTAGGTTTAATGATTGCTGAGATTGAAACACAAGCTGAAAAACAAAACTTAACTGCTGAGAAAGAAATCTTGGAGCCAACAGATGAAGGATATGTTGCTCCTACTGAAGGTTAACATTTAATTCAACTCCTATTTCAATACAAGCTTCTATAGCAAGCATCAACTGGTCTTTACTACACTCTGCAAATGATTTGCAAAACTCACCTTCTGAGTCTGTGTAGCAAAGACCAGATCTTTCTTTCACAATCTTCTTCATTTCTTCAAAAGTATAGCCAGATTCTTTGGCTAACTCTCTAATACAAGCATGCACTTTATTAATTTGTGCTCTGCTATGATCTGCATTAGCAAGATCAATATACATTTCTATTTCCTGACCTTCAGAAAGTTTTCCTACAAAAATTTCATAAGCCAACTTATCCTTTGGATGTGCATATGTTAGCTTACCATCTTTCTTTACTAATTTACCTGTGTACATATTTTCATAGTTTCAAGAAAATTAAACAATTGTTCTGGTTCTGTAATAAGTATTTTATCTACTTCAAAACAGTCTACAGTCCATTGATCTCCTTCAATCTCTACAGTAGCATCAGATACTAAAGTAATACCATCTAATACTTCAAGAAAATAGTAATAAAAGTCTTCTTTATTTCCACTTTCTTCTTTTGTAACAATTCTTTTAGTAAATCCAGCATCTATTAAATCTTGCTCTTTCATAATTTGTTCTTCATTTTAAACATCATTAACTCTGGTGTTGCAATTTTAAAATAATTATCTTTAACATGATCAATATACCATGGTGATTCAAGTTTTTCTTCTCTTAATTTCCCAAACTGTTTTAAACTTAAAACAGCAATATAAATATTATCATCATCAGCTTGTAGCATCTCAAACATTCTATTATTTTCATCTTTAGTAATTATCTCAAGAAGCTCTAATAGATTAAGTTCTAGTTTGTATACAAATAACCATTCTCTTTTATTAAGAAAATCATACCTTGGAGAAAACATATTTACTTGATGCTTAAATGAAATAAGATATATATCATTTTGTACATCTTTTGCTAAAGTAACATGTAATCTAAGAAGATCTTTTGCTAAATACAATATTTCTTTGCCAACATCAGCCTTTATAATTACCATATGCTGTATCTGCTTACTGTTTCCCATATACAATTAATATTACTAATAACCTGAACTCTTCAGCTATCCTATAGAACAACCTTTTCATGGCCGTAATACTTGATAAATACAATTCTCCACAATAAGATTCCAAGTAGCTGAAGGATCAGACTCTTCTTCACCTGCATACATAGCAAGAACTTGATTTACTTGCTCAGGTGTTAAACTTTTTTTGATACTGTGACTTACTAAAATCACATCATCTTTTCTAATAGTACTCACCATGACTTATTTTTTTAAATAACCATACTTAATGAAAGACTCAATAGCTTCATCTGTAAAAAACCTTTTAAGTTGCTCAAGAGTAACTTTGTCAGTTTTTGGATAAAACATAATATGTCTATCAACTGTATAAAGATTTGGTTCATCCCTCAAACACCTAACAGAGAACCCGAATGTCTTATCTGCGTAGTTTCTGAATGCATACTCAAATTTGGTGTACAGGTAGCGGAACCAAGCATTGTTTGTATAGTACTCTGTAAAACTCCACCAGTTACCGTAGAGGCCAATGTTGTAGTAATTACCATTGAAGCCGCGGTTACCGCCCGGAAGACCAGTTGTTAAATCTATTTGCTCTAACTCTTCAATAGTTGGTATTTTCCATCCTTCAGGTGCTAATCCTCTTGGATCACTAACTGCATACCAATTATATAAAACACCTTTCTCAGGATTATTATCATAATAACAATAAGCACCTGTTGTCAATGCTTCCCATTTCTTTTTAGATTTTACAAAAGGAATAGGATCTCCATTTCTGTATGTTACAACATCTAAGTTTTCTTTTGAATAATCTTTCATACTCTGCCATTTTTTCTTTCTTTACCACAGTCTATGCATCTTTCAAATCCTATTTTTCTAAGATCTATGTATACATGCTTACATGTCAGCTGCTTAATCAGCTTTATTAACTTTCTCATCTTTTTTGTTTAAATAGTTATAATTTCTAATATGTGTGACAGGATCTTCTTTACCACATAACCCACACTTATCAATAAAAAATGTACAAATTCTTGCTTTATGTTTTTGTTCTTCTGTAAGAAAAGATACTCCACAATTTACACATACATAATCTGATTTTCTATCTTTTTTATTCATGGAAATAATTTTCAGGGTAAAACACTTCATCATCATAGTCATAAAGCTTTTGTTCTTCAGGACTTAATTCTTCATAAGTAGGTGCTACATATTCTTTTAGCATTTCTTCTTCTGTAAAATAAGCTTCATCTTTTGAACCAAAGTGTACTCTATTATCTTTAAGCTTTTCCAGCCTTTCTTTTTGTAACTGAATAATAGCTGCATTACAATAGCTATCTTTAGTTGAAATTCTTTTTACAAGAATCATCATGATAATTAAATAAATCTCAGAGTCTTTATGAAACTTCTTTAAAGACTCTAAGAGTGTATTAGTACTATATCTACGGTACTTGGTATTATACTTATCATTAATAATCTGATTGTCACTCATTTTAAATTTAACTGATGGTTAATAGAATCTAGCTCATTAATAACTCTTGTCATTTCCTTTTCAACATAGACAACAGCTTTATGATTAGATTTCTTTGGAAACTCTTCTCTTACTCTTGACAAAGTTCTATACTCTACTTGCAGAACTGTTTTTTGAAATAGTAAGGGTATATCAGGTTTCATACTATTTTCTTTTGATTACTTCTATAATAGCTATTAAAGCTAACACAAGTAAAACACTGGTTGTTGGATAGTCATTAATAGCTTCTAAAAATTTTCTCATACTACTTCTTTTTAAATTGTTCTATCCATCTATCAAAGTCAGAATCAAAAGACCTGTTTAGTCCATTTTGAAAAGCTTTTTCCATGTCTTCTTTACTATAAACTTGTTGTTGCTTCTCCATTTCTTTGGCTTGTTCAAGAAGTTCAGGTAAATCTTCTCCTGAAGTTATCCATACTTGCTCAAATAACCATTCTACTGCTGTCTGTTTCATACTATTTCTTTTTAAATTGTTCAAACCATTCTTCCACTTCTTCTTTATCTGTATCACTATTACAATATAGCTCAAACAAAATTTCTAACACTTCTTCCTCACTATACATGCTTTCTTGTTGCCAATTAGCACCTTCAGTCATTCCTGATAAAAATGCTGCTCTAGCTGTATCAATTACTAATTGACCTTTAACATCTGCATCTTTAGAAATAAAAATACCATATTTGTCTTTCTGCAATCTTTCAGCAGCTTCTTCTAATGTTTCTTGTTTCATAATTTTATATTAAATTAGTGTAAAAAATATCTAATTCTGCATCTGATAAATCTGAAACAGGAAATTGTGTACCATCTTCATTTTCAACTACTACATTACCTTCTTCATCAAAGACTAATTTAGCTTCGTCAAGATTATCTAATTGTATCCGCTCAGATTCTAAAGTTTTTTTCCAATCTTTTATTAATTGATTTGCTGTTATATTACTCATATTAGTTTCTTGTTTCATGATTTCTTTTCTTTTAAAATTGATATTAACTTATCTATACAAGCTGATTCTGCTTCTTCATAAGTTAACTGTTTACCATTACTTCTTTGCATATCAGGTGATTCAGCTTTCCATTCTTTAGTATATGATACATCTACAAAAGTTATTTCATAAATAGGATTAGACCATTCTCCAGAATCATATTCATAAGAAGGAGACCATGTTATTTCTGAATGTATATTATACTTATCTCTAAACCACTTGAAGACTTGTGATTTGAGTGGTATTTGTATAAGACCTTCACCATTATTCATATCTCTAGAAGACATACAAGGTTCATTAAAACCTAATTCTTTCAAAGCTAATGCTTGATTATAATTTACAAAGTGCTCTTCCATCTTATTTCTTTTTAAGTATTAAACAACCATTTTCATCTAAAAAAGGTATTCCTGTATCTGTTCCTAAATAAGCATCAGGATGTCTTGAATCGGTTGGTGTTGCTGCTAAATCAACGTGTGTAACAATCTCAACCTCTATTTCTGTTGGTTGTTGTAGTGATTTGATATAACTGTCTATTTCTACAGATTTATTTTCTATTTCAAATTGTCTTCCATATCCAATAGATAAACCTATACTCATTGCCTTTCTAACATCCTCAACAGTAAACAACTTATCTTTATTTAACTCCATTGCTTTGTTGAAACCTTCTTTGAAGTTATACTTTCTATTTTCAAAATATGACTCTTCAAGGGGGTCTCCATTTCGTTCATAACATTCTTCTGCATGACTTTCAGCCAGTTTCTCAACATCAACAACACCAAATATCTCATCACAGTTTTGTTTAGATAATCTTTTATGTGGTGACTCTTGAGTTGTAGCTATACAGCTATCATGTGAGTAGAGTTTATACTCCTCACCTAGTTTCATTAAAATCATAATGTTTTAGTTTAAAATATATATCTTATTGTGTTCCAGGGTAATATCTCCTCGTGTAATTGTTTAAACTGTTCAATATAATCTGCTTTAAGAGTATGATTATACCTCAAGTTAGCACCTCCATACTGAGATATTTTCATCTCTTGTATTTCTGGTTTCCAAAGCAAACTTTCTCCCGGAAGATTATTAGCAATATTAGCATAGTGCTTATCTACATTATGAGTTAAGAATATTACTTCTGCTTTTACTTTGCTGTTATCCCAATTACTTAACTGTGCAAATGCAGCAACTTCTTGAAATAATTTCTTATATTCTGTTAACCAATTAAAATTTACAATAACAGGACTGAAATTTAAGTGCACATCATAACCCGCATCAAGGAACTTTCCTACAGTAGATAATCTATCATAGATATGATCTGTTCTTGGTTCAAGCTGTTTTCTATAAATTTCAGGCATAATACTAAATCTTATTCTAATCTTACCTTGTGGATTAAAGCTTAGAAACTTTTCATTTACATACTTAGTAGCAAAAGAACCCATAGCTTTAGGATGCATAACAAAGAAATCAAATATTCTTTCCCACTGATGATATTTAGCATGTAGAGCAAAGTCTTCATTACAACTTATGTCATAAGTTATATACTCTTCATGTGTTTGATTTGGTTTTTCCACATCAGCAAACCATGCATGGTCATTGATAGCAGTTAATATATCTCCATGATTTTTAGCAATAGATAAACCTGTAGGTTTATTTCTTTTCATGTAACAGTAACTACAGTTATATAAACACCCATGTCCAAAGGACGGTGAAATATAATCTGTAGATCTACCAGAAGGTCTAATTATCATAGACTTCCTGGTAACTTCCTTAATTAAACTCAAATGCTTAGTTGTTTACGTAACTGTAAAACTCATCAAAAAATTTACTGATGTAAGAACTGTATCCTTTATGTGCATAGTTTCTATCTAGATGTGCTAAGTATTGATCTCTAGTTAACTTATGACCACCAACAAACTCCAAGTATAGTTTATAATCTAGTACACTGTGTTGCCACTTCTCAAAGGATGCAAAGCCATATTTAGGACCTTTACTCATTGTAGGTCTAACACCAGGCTGTCTCATACCAAACAAATTGTTATTTGATTTGAATAATTTACTACACATTCCGGATTCAGTCATGATTATACTGTATGCAATCTCAGGATGTGCTATTTTAGATTGCAAGATATACTCAATAAGCATATCTTTTGTAATCTTTGTACTGTCTACTACAGGTACTACTTCTGTAGTATCTTCAATCATAATTTTCTTTTTTGCTTTTACCAGTTTTTTATTTTCTCCAAAACTTGCTATCACACTTATACTGATAGCAATACCAATAAACATTAATGTTATTTTCATATAAATATTTTTAAAAATGCAGGAATCCCACCTGCTATACCCTGTTGTAATCCGCAAGGCTTAGAGCTACTTATTCACTCCCGTATTTTTAGTTTGTTTAGACTTTCTTTCTTTTTCATCAAGCTTGTTAAAGTACTCAAGCCTCTCTGCTATTTTCTTGTTCACCAGATTGTAGTCTGGCATATTGTTCTCCTTCTTCATTCTCTTTTTGTTTTAAAATATCAAGAGCTTCTCCAAGAGATAAACCATCAGGTGTGATACCTGAGTTTATCAGGTCTATATAAATTTGTTTAATCTTCCCCATTAAACTTGCTGTCTATTATACCCATGATTTTTAACATAGGATTACTTGAGTCTCTTTCAACTCTACTACCTATTATGTAACAAACAAAAGCTAATTCATTTGGGTGATTTACTACTCCACTGATGTTAGTAAGAACCTTTGATATGTTATCATTTTTGTATGCTAGTTTTATTAACTCATACAAATGATCTCTTCTTGATTCAGTAATACCAAGTACACCAGATATAGTATCTGCTTCATCATCAATAATCAGAACTCTTAAATCTTGATTTGATTGTGGAAGTGTTTTCTCTTTAGAGAACAACTGATAAATCCACTTCTTCATACTTTGCAATTTCTTTTTCATCTTCTGTTGGTTTAAAACGTGAGGCACTATAAAATTCATACGGAAAAGAATCTGGAGAAAGAGCTACTTCCTCCAATTCAAATCCTAGTTTATTTCCCAGTGCTAAAGGAACAACTCTTCTTACAGTATATACATTACCTTGAACAACCCATTCAGATAAAGGAATCTTTTTAGGTTTATTCTGGTCATTGACACAGACAACTTTAAACATACTCTTCTAGTTCTGTTTCAACTTCCATATTCTCTAATGCACTACTCATTTCAAACATATCCATATAACTACCAGAGGCAATATCTACTGATCCTTTACCATGTGCTAGTATAGCACATTGTTCTGCCTGATAAGGATCATGATTACAATATTTAATAAGACAAGCAATAATATACAAGAAATCATGTCTGTCATCATTAAATAATATTATTTTGTGTGTTTTATTCTCCATACTATAATTTATGGAATTTTTTTCAGTATAATACATTAAAAGTTTTATAAGTTATCTTACTTTGGTCAAAACCTTCCAAAGCTTGTTTAACCCATTGCTCATCCATAGTACTTTTATAGCATAAAATATGTACTACAGCTGTGTCATCTGGATTAAGCCTTAAAAGCCTACCAATTCTCTGTGCTGACTTTCTCTCATTACCATATGCATGCATAATAATACCTTGTCTCAAATCAGGAATATTAACACCTTCACTTAACTGATGTACAGTTGTGAGACAGTTTATACTACTGTTTTTAAATAGTTCAAGATTTTCATCACTTCTGCTATTACCGCTGTGATATGAATATTTAGATAATTTATCAGCCTGCTCTTGTGTATTAGCAAAAACAATTACTTTACTTTTTTGAGAAATACTCTCAATAAGTTTCTTAGTATATCTTTCTTTGCTAGGATACTCCATAAGAGCGCGCATTCTCATTACTCTAAGCATTTGTAAATTACCAGAACCTGCTTCAACTCTTTGTGACCAGTATTGATAGTTTAATGTTTCTGAAGTAAGAAATGAATTACTTTTGTTCTTTACATAATAATCCTTTTTATCAGAAAGACTTAGCATGTGAACAAATATCTTATAATCATTCAAGATATTATTTTCTACTGCATCATCAGCTTCAAAGCTATATACTACTGGACAAAATTCATCAACCATTTTACCTTTTTCTGAGCCATGATGTTTTGGTGGTGTACCTGTAAGACCAAGTATTTTACCTTTGAAGTTCTCTAAGAAAAGTCTGTGACTATCAAGAAGACTATGTACTTCATCCAAATAAACAATATCATAATCATTAGGATCATGTTTGTTTATGCTTAGATAAGTAGTAAATACTATTCTACCAAGTAGATTAGCCATATCAAATTTACCAGCATCATCAATCCATGATACAAATATAGATTTTTTTGGTGCAACAACTAATACTTTGTTTAGAGGAGATGTATTTCTATTGATGTGGTTTAAACCTACTTTAGTTTTACCTACACCTGTAGCAAGAGCAAGAGTGCATCTATGTATGTTATCTGTTTTTGCTAAAGCTTCAAATTGAATATCATCTTTATTCATAGTTTTTTAATTTCATAAATTTTTAATAATTTTCTTTTTTGTTTTAAAGCTTTTAAAAATGAATTTCTTGAACATTTTAGATAAATGCTTGCTTCAAGTGCACTATCAAATTTAAATGTTTCTGATGTTAAACTATTTATTACTAATAACTTTAAACCAATAGTTGATTTCTTTAGATTGCATTTATTTCCAGGAACAATTAAGTAATAATCTTTATATCTTCCAAATTTACTTTTTACAATTGTTGATACACTATCTGGAGTAAACATAGAATATTTTTCTTTTATAAATCTACCTGCATCATTATAAGAATTATATCTTTTAATAAAATTACAATTACAATCATAAAGATCAATTTCCTTCTGTTTATTTTCATTCATACAATTAATTCTAATACCAGCTTTAGCTTTAGCTTTCATAGTATTGGATATTTTAATTCTAGATTCTAAAGAAGGTCTATTATTTATTACTTCTCTTGTAATATTATAAACAGGATTTAATGTATTTATGTAATACTGTTCTCTTTGTAAAACAACATCTTCATCACATTCTTCAAGTATAGATACCAAAAAAGAATTAGCACCATATTTGTTATATGCATTTTGCAGAATAGGATTTGCATGCATTTGTCTTATTAGATCAGATTTATGTCTCCTAAGTCTATAATAAATATGTATGCTACTTCCAATGTAACACTTATCATTTAAAATATTTTTGATACAATAAATACCACATTTTTTGTATCCAAACCCTTTATCTATATTCATAGTATAAAGATACAAATAATAAATAGATTTTACAAATAACCAGTACTTAGTACAATAGTACACCTTCTGTGATCATCAGTTTTAGCTAATGCAATATCTTGTACATCATCTTTTGTAATCATAACTTTAATAATTTAATTCTAGGTTATATTTTTCTTCTAACCACTCACAAATTTCATCTAAAGTTTTCTTACCCATATTTCTAAATCTTAAAAGATCAGATTTATGGTAAGAAAGTAAATCTTCAATATTATCAATACTAGCTGCTCTTAAACATCCAACAGCTCTTACAGATAAGTGTTCATGAAACAAAAACTCTTTAGTTAAGTCTTTAATATCATAACCATATTTAATAAAATGTTGAATAATTGGCTTAGAGTTAGCCTCTTTATTTGCTAGATTTTCTTGATATCTTAAAAACTTACGGTATAATTCTTTATTTTGTTGTTTAAGTAATTCATTTTCAGTTTTATAATCAAGAGCTGTATTATAATCAGCAAACATGCATTTGAGGTTATATATTCTTCTAATCATTCTTCTAGCAGCTTTTGAAACAATTTGATTTGTATTTTCTTTACTAAGAGAAAATTCTTCAGCAATTTCTTCAATAGACACATTCTGTCTAAGAAGCATATCTAACATTTTAGTTTCTTTTTCTGTAAGAAGTTTACTTGAAATATCTACAATAAGTTTACTAAATATGTTATTTTTTAACATAAAAGATTTATTGTAACGGATGTTATAACCAAACAAATCTTTTACTTCATCTACAAAATAATATGATTTAGTTCCTCGGTTAGTTTTATTTAGTTCACCTGAAGAAGTAAAAAAGGATATTTTACCTTGTGTTTTTAAATTTTTCAAATGGCTCTGAGGAATCTCATATTCCTCCACCAGCTCATGTTCAGATATCACATCTCTTTTTATAATATCCTCGCAAAGCTCTTTATGTGCTAATATTTGCTTTACTGTTCTTTTGTGAGCAATCTTTAGCTTATCTTGAATTATTTTAAATTGTTCTTTTTCAGTCATATTTTTAATTATTTCAACCAACCCATTGTTCTTGCTTCTGCTGGATTCATATGAATATGATGATGGCAGTTACGGCATGAACTAAGCCATGTTGATTGGATTAAGTAATAAACACTTCTTTCTTCACCTCCTCTAGTATGATGTATATCAGTTGCATTTCTTGTACAACCAGACACATTAATATTACACATTGGATTTTCTGTAAGAAATCTTGCTCTTAGTTTTAAATACTCAGCATCTTGTTTCTTTTTCTTGTCGGATATTTTAGGAATAACATTCTTATACTCAGGGTCATCTGATTTGACCTTGTTCCAACAGTATTGACAATACTTGTTACCTTCATGATTTTTCCAGATAACTTTTTCTTCTTGACAGGCACTACAAACTTTAAGCTTTTTCATCCATCAGATTTAATACTGTTTCGGTTATTGCGTTTATTCTATCAGCAAATCCTTCTTCAATACCTTTCCACTTACCATCAGCTAATAAGCCTTGTGTAACTGTATTAATAACATATTCTTTTTTGGACATACCTAATTGAAGGTAACCAGCCTCTACTGATGCAAAGGCTGGTTTATAATCATTTTGTCTTGACATTGGTTTTTTTATTTTTCCAAAGATAAGAAATTTTTAGGTAGTACACCTTCCAAGATAAACTGGTCAACTAACTGATCCTTGTGTATTGACAGATCTTTGAATGTAAGTGTGTTTTTACATTTAGAATCTATGTCATCATACCTAATGATTTCACTTATAAGTGAACTTTTAGGAAATAGTGATGATAATAACTTATCAGTTAACTGCTTGGTTACCTTGTGCTTATAGTTGTTTACCACTACTTGTGCTCTGCTATACACATTGACTATGCGGGACCTTTTCTTACTGCACATACTATTCAACTCATCTACTGATAGTGAGTCTAAACCATATAGAGCTCTTTTATACAAATAGTTTTGATAAGTACTATACTTATCTTGCTCAAACATCTGGTATTTACCAGGTTTTAGCATGTAATTTTTGATGTCTTGTTTTAGCTTTTCCGTTTTCATAATCATATACATTAAATTTCATAAAATAGAGCCTGCCTAAACAGGCTCCTTGTTATTCACTATAAACCAAATTCTTCTCCTGAATTATCAAACTCTGTGTTTGGTTGTAATGCAGCAGGTTTCTTAGCAGCTGCAGCAGCATAAGCAGCTTTAACTTCTGCTTTGTTGTCATGTGCAATAAGAATATCTTCTACATTAGATTTATCAGTGTATTTAGTACGTCTGTAGATTGGAAATCCACCTAATGTACAAACTACATTGGTATCACCAGCTGTTTTAGGCTTATTTGGTCCTTTTTTACTAAAAGGTTCTAAACTTTCTTCTGCAATGATATTTCCAGATAACTCTTGACCTGCATAATAGTTATCTGATTTTAGTTCTTCAATATCTCCATGAATAAGAGCAGAAAATTCTTTCTTTTTCATAAAACTATTGTCATCAAAGACAGTTCTTATTTGTACTACACGTACATATCCATATGCTGGGTTTGCTGATTGGTTAATTACCAATCCTGTTGTTGCATCAGCAACTACTTTAACTTTTGAGTTCATCTCTTTAAATTTTTGAGATTAATAAATAAAATTGATTGTGAGTAAATAGAATACTATACTGACACCATTACTCATAGTGCAGTAAGTGATAAATGCATGATTGCACTTATAAATCCAAACCTTCTGATAGGTCTATTATATCATCAAATGGTAAATCATTATTGTCATCATTATCATCATCAGGTACATAGTCAAAGTCATATACTTTTTCTTTGACATTGTCTATACATGCTGATTCTGTAAATGGATTGCTACAATAATCTCCGCCATTGATGGACATTAGATACTGAATATCATGATCAGTCATATCTAAAAACTGATCAATTGAGATATTAATTACTTTTCCGTTTGGCAACTGGTATAACATCTGTTTTCTAATGTGCAGTAAAAATATTACATTAATAAACAACTGGTATCAATTTGCTAAATAAATACTGCATTATATAGCTAACAATATTGAGAGAGCTATTAACTCTCTCATATTATTAACCTGGAAAAGCGTCCACACAGGACAGAATATTATATCACTACATCTTTTACAGATGTAATAGCTTTACTTGGTAAAGATATTTCTTTATTTCTTTTAAAAGCTATTATATAGTTTGAATAACTATGGTAGCCAACAAACTGTTTTACTACACCATAAATTTCACTTTCTGTTGTGTTATCTTGAAGTATAGCTTTGTCTTCAGATGATAACCAACCGGTATTGTCTGGATCAATCTTTACAGTTGTACCCACTGTGATTTCTACCGGGAGTTCTTTTCCTAGAGCAATATCCACAAGAGTATTACACAAAGTACTGTCTGAAATAATAACATGTTTTAAAACATCTATTAATTTCCTTTTAGCATAATTGTTATTACTATTGATTATACTGTCCATAAGAATTGCTATGCTATCTCTATTTAAGGATACCATAAAACTGATTTGTTCATTACCCATAAAATATTATTAAGTAAAATAATACAAAACCTACCATTATTGCAACAGATGTTATTGCAATTTCTTTAATCAACTTATTTTGTTTTCTATGATCTAGTATGCATTCAAGAAATAATTTCTCCCTTTCCAATTCATTTAACTTTTCCCTTTTTAATTCAATTGGAGTATCACTTCTATCAACATGATGCATATACAATACAATGCTGTTTAACCTATACTTAATCTCTGCTTCTTCCATTGTTCATGTGTTTTATAATCAGTACTACTTCTTTTCCAAAACCAGCTATGTATTTTCATAATTGGTTTATAATCAAAATCTTCATAACCTGGTAAAGAGGCTACAAACTTTGTAACCTCTACTTTTTCTATTTTCTTTTTTCTTTTGTTAATCATAACTTTTAGTTTTAGTTTTTACTGTAAAATACTTCTTCATCAAGTATTTCATCATCTAATTCAAGAGATTCATTATATTCAAATACACCTGTCTCAATGTAATTAATTACTTCACTTTTGTAAGCATAATCAATTACTTGATTTGTTTCATTGAACCACAAAGTATACATCTTGTGTCCTTCATGTTCTCCTGCTGGTGTTACTGTTCCATTTAGTAACCACCAAATAAATACTATTTTGCTCATATTATTTGTTTTAAATTGTTTTATAAATCACCTTCATTTATCAGGTTATTACAAATAATAACTGAAGCACTAACAGTGAATGTTATTACTATAGCTTGAATTACCCAACCAAACAGGTTGTAGTTACTTACTATAAAAGCATTACCAAATGTGAATATTGCTTCTAAAAAGGTTAATGCTATTAATCCTAGACTGATAGACATTACATACTTAATTGTTTTCATAGTTTTAAATTTTGAGATTATTATTTAGATTATTATTTACTAATTGTATTTAACCTGACTATAGCATACTTACATTTTCTCAGGATGTTTTCTGCTATAGTTTCAGGAATAGAAGATCCAATTAAGCTACTCATAGTTGCAAGATTTGAGAGTCTTGTGATCAACATCTGAATTACTTCATGTACCAGTGCTCTTACTATTATATGTCTGGCTCGTACTCTTGCAAGGTTGCAATCCTTGTAGGTTGTCATCCTATTAAGTGCCCACAGCAATAGACTGACTATTTTCTATTGGTAGCTCATCCTTACCTGCTTGGACAAGAGTATAGCTCTGTACTCAGTTGTAATAATGTAGTTATTTTGTTATATCCTACTATCCTCCGTAATGACTATGAATTGGTTTAGGATATTACAACTGATTTTAGAGAGTTTCCGGAAGTATTTACTGTCTTAAAGCAGATAACACTAATAGTAATAGTAATACTGATTAATATATGTATAGACACTCTTAATATGTTGTCTACAAGGTACTGCTTAGTCATGTTCTAGCTATATTATTCTTAGTAGTCAGGTAGTTACTACATTTTGTTACACTGTCTGAACCTTTAAATGTGTGTGGAGTAGTACACCTTTTCCCATTTCATCACACATTTTCACACAATTTACAAAAATATAACTGCTTGATTACCAATAGCAAAGTGCCAGGTCTACACACGGTGGAGACCAAGATATATATGTTTAGTGAGTAGAATTATTCTTCCTACTACACAACTTAAATAGCAATAAGTAGTAGGTAATACACGCTACTGTGTGTAAATACAAACCTATTAATGCTAACTAAAGTTAATTACATTAACACATACTACTATTTAGTTAATATATAGCTTGATAATAAGCTTTATATTAAATAAATGGTTGATCAGAAGAGGGTAAAAGAAAAATAATAGTGACCTAAGTCACTATTATCTACTACTTACTACATACTGTCTAAGTTGTCTGTAGCTTCAGTTTCTTCTGCAAACTGTATTTCAGCTGGTCTGCGCTTAGCTACTGCACTAACACCTGCTGATAGCTTATCAGCTAATCTGTCTGCAAACTTATCTGCTAATACAGCGGATGCTTCAGCTACTGCATTAAGTCTTGCTACATCTTTGTTAAAGCTACCAGTATCCAAGGTGAAGTTACCGTCCTTCTTCATCACCATGTTCATTTCATCTTCCATACCAATGTAATTGGTGATGAACTGGATTTCCCCTTTAGGGCCTACAGATGGATACTGCTTGAAATTTGGAGAGTTTTTATACTCTTCAATTTCTGCTACTGTTCCTACCACATTGTAAATGTGAAATACATTTCCTTTCTTGCTTCTTGGTGAAGCTGTGTAAACTGCTTTCATGTTACTTGTTTTTTGTTGTTAATAAATTATTTTATTTTAAATTAAGGGTTGATTAGAAGAGGGAAAAGAAAAAAAAGAACTTGATCAAAGTTCTTTTTATGTTGTCTTTCTTGTTAATTCAATGCTTACAACATCTACATTGGTAGTCCTGCTTCCGGCCAAGAAGCTGAGTAATAATCAGAATCTGCTGTGACTACTTGGCATATCTGATAATATATATCAATACATGTTAAGGGTTGATTAAAAGGAGGGAAAAAAGAAAATATTCCAGCTTAGGCTGGAATATGTAGCAAAGCTGTATGAATGTAAAGGCTGTCATAGCCTTTATCATTCTTATAAGCTTTAGCGCGGATCTTGTAGATTCCTGGTGAAGGAATCAACTTAGATACGCATGACTTAGTTATGTTATAAAAGCTATTTCCAGCTTTGATAACATAAATGAAGTCATATTTTTTGGATTGAAAAACTTGGACCACCAAGTTATTAAATTCAGAAGATTTAGTTTCCATGATAAATTAGTTTAATTTATTATGCTTGCAGGGTTGATCATTTTTTCACTAGAAAAAATGTTATAATTATCTCACATATGAAATATGTGGTTGAGCAAGCATGGGGGGTAGGGGCTGAAGCGCAGGGGCCGGGGGGCTTGGAATAGGGGGATCACCACCTACTATTACATACTAAAAACCCAAATACCTAAATAGAGTTATATCTCTCAGAGCAATGTTACCAGGGGGTAAGTTACCACTTGGTAATATGCCGGGGGAATATTATATTTGTTACATGAAAGTTGAGATATTCACAATTACATTTAATAGCATGTACATCATGCCTTTTTTTATTGAGCATTATAGAGAACGTTTTCCGGATGTTGTGATAAATGTTTATGATGATGGATCAAGTGACAACACTACATCCTATTGTAGGAACATGGGTTGCAATGTTGTTGATATAGAACAAACAAATGATTGTTTATCAACTGAAGATAGATTGAAGTGGGCAGTAGATGTCCCAAACTGGGCTGTTAAAGCAACCCCACATATTACAAAAATAAATACTATTAGAGATAAATATTGGAGAAACTCTACAGCTGATTGGGTTATAGTTGTGGATCATGATGAGTTAGTAGATGTATGGGAAAAGGATTTAGTAGATATTCAACCTTATGATGTAATAGTTTTTGAAGGGTATAATATGTATAATGAAACACAAGATTCTACAGTTGATGTAAAGTCAATGAAATATGCAATCAGTAAAGAAACAGATAAGGAAGGCTATTTATATAATAAGCCATGTATGTTGAAGTCTAACATGAATTTTGAAATTACAGGTGGTGGACATAATATAATTACAACACAAGGTTTAAATTTACATAATGCAATAAAGGAATTAAAAATTTGTAATGGTGAATACAAGCTGTATCATTATCCTAAAAGGTTCTTGTCAAAAGAAAATTATATAAATTATTTCAAACAATATATAGCCTTACCAGAAAAAGAATATATACATAATGTTGAAAAAACATATCATGAACTCATACGTGATATTAAACTTGTAAAACTAAGATGAATCCTCACAAAATAACTGTTGAGTTTGAAAAGAAAATTGCTGATTACACAGGGGCTCCTTATGTGGTTGCTATAGATAATATGAGTAATGCTTTATTTCTAGCTTTGTATTTTGAGGGTATACATAATATGGAAATAGAAATTCCTAATAGAACATACCCATCAGTTCCATGTGAAATAAAACATGCTGGGGGTAAGGTTAAGTTTGTTGAAGTACCGGGGGTAAAAATAAAAGGATGTTACCAATTGAGACCGACATGTGTATGGGATTCAGCTTTACGCTTTACAGCAGATATGTATATTCCAGGAAGTCATATGTGTGTTTCCTTTACTGGTCCATATAAGCATTTGAAACTTGGTAAAGGTGGTGCAATTCTTACTGATAACTATGAGGCATATCTTTGGTTTAAAAAAGCTAGATTTAGTGGTAGAGATGAATGTTCTTATTTAGAAGATGATTTTACAATGCTAGGTTGGAATTTTTATATGATGCCAGAGATAGCAGCAAAAGGTTTGCAACTAATGGGTCAGTTTTATAATGGTGATGGTAGTAAGATAAGCAATGAAGATTTGGAATTAGAATATCCAGACCTATCTAAATATAATATATATGTTTCTTAGTGAAGATAGCTTAGCAAAAGTAGGATTTAAATCTTATGGTAAGAATATACTTATCTCCGATAAGTGTAGTATCTATAATCCTAGTAATATCAGTATTGGTGATAATACCCGTATAGATGATTTTTGTATATTAAGTGCTGGTGAAAAAGGTATTGAGCTAGGAAGTTATGTACACATTGCTTGTTACTGTTCACTGATAGGTAATGAAAAAATAATAATGAAAGACTTTTCTGGGTTATCAAGTAATGTTTCTATATACTCTTCAACTGATGATTTTAGTGGTGAGTTTATGGGAAATCCCTGTGTACCAAATGAATTTAAAAACATACTATCAAAACCAGTAGTTCTGAACAAACATGTGGGTATAGGAGCTAAGTCAACTGTATTACCTGGTGTAGAAATTGGAGAAAATTCAAAAGTGTATGCTCATTCATTAGTAACAAAAAGCTTTGCTGAGGATGTTGTAATTTTTGGAGTGCCTGCAAGAAAAATAAAAAATATAAAAAACAATACTAAAAATTTAGAAAAGTTATTTCTAAATAAAATTAATTCTTAGATTTGCACGTGTCGTTTGCTTATAGGCCTGTTTCCAAATTTGCCTAAAATGTCAAGCCCTGGTTCGCCAGGGTTTTTCTTTATCATACCTCCCCTGTAGATAGTATCTATAGGCTCAGTGCCAGGAGGGCATACCGTAAGATCTGCTCGCTTACTCTCTGGCCTTCTCTGCGCAGGAAAGCTGTAAAGTATAACTGTTAGCAACACCCAGAAAAGTTTCTCTGATCAAGAATTACTATCTGGGTTTTTTTATATCTTTGTGCTATCAAAAATTTTATTATGAAAAAGATAGATATGGGGAAGTATATTCTTCTTGTTGGTAAAGATGCCACATACCCTTTTGATTATTATGGAGTAGAAGAAATGCACGGGTTAAACCGTAAAGATGCTCAGGCAGAAGAAGTAGATAAGACTGTTGGTAACGGTGTATATATCTATGGATGGAATAACTATGATCCGCGGGATAAGAAACTAACTGCTAAAGCTCCTTACAAACCATTCTTATTCATTAATCTAGGCACATTTAAAAGATACACTCTTACAGAAAAATGTACAGCTGTTATGCATGAAACTATGCACATGGCTATACTTTTAGATAACTATAATATCAAGGATAAAGAAGAAGAAGCTGTTACCTTTGCTGAAGAAGAGGCTAACAAGATTATTACAAAGTTAGGGTTTGATAAAAAAGAACAACCAAGAAAAGGTTTTTTTAGTAAATAATTTTTATATATTTGTTGGTATATGAAGAAGCAAGAACCTGTAACAATTATTGAAGTAGTAATAACTAGTAATAATAATTTTGAAGTTAAAGTTGGAAATGTTGATAGTGCAGCTATTCCGGTTTTAGTAGGTTTATTAGAAAAGGTTAAGTTTGAATTACTCATACGTGAGTATGATGACATAGAACCTGAAGAAAAACTACCAATAAATTTTATGAACAATAAATTTGACGCGTGATGATTCAAAGATGTATGAAGAAACCTGAGTATTATGATGCTTTAAGATATACTGAAGGTGACAGAGAAGAAGTATTTAAGTTTGCACATAGTGCTGAGTTTGTAATAAGCAACAAGGTTTTAACTTTATTTGTTGCTGCTAAACAGGGTCCTAAAAAAGTGTTGCCAGGTAATTATATATTGAAATCAAACTCTGGAGAAATATCTGTATATACTCAAGATGAATATGAAGAGTCTTTTGTAAATGTAAAAAGAGTTGAGTTGAAATGAGATATATAAAAAATCCTATTGAAGTTGACGCTGTACAATGGATTGGAAATAATAATGAAGAGATACAAGAGTTTGCAGGAGAATACTGTGATTTTTTTAATGAAAAATTTCTTTTTATATTTACACCAGAAGGAACAGTAAGAACATCAGTAGGTGATTATATAATTAAGAATAGTAACGGTGGGTTTTATTCTTGTGATCCTAATCATTTCAAAGCAATGTATAAACCAGTAAATTAAATAGTATGAGTGAACAAATTCCAGAGTATCAACAAAGAGTAATTACAGAAAGAAACAGTCTTGTTTCTAAGAAATTAGCTTTATCTACTTTTATTTTATCAGAGGCTTTTGCTACAGTAGAAGAGACAGAGAAAAAAAGAATGCAGCACCAAGAAGTTATAATGGGTGAGTACATTCAAATATTAAATGATCGTATTAATAATTTTCCAAATGAGCAAAACAAGTAACAAAGCAAAGATTGAAGTCTTAAAGGGATGGCTTCATCATTTAGTAATAATCAAATCTAAAAAGTAATGAGTGAAACAGTAGTAAGTATTCCAGAAGGAATTATTAATGTTAATGAAGCTAAGGTGCTTTCATTTGGTGAGCAACTAGTAGGAATAGAATTCAACCCAAGTAATGATGCTGGTGTAGCTAAAGTAAAAGAATTATATGCTGAGATAGCAAACATTCTTAAAGACAGTTATACATCTAGTACGGGTAACCCAATTAAAAGTTTACTATTTGATCATGCTGTAGGAGAATTAGTAAGTGCACAAATGGCAGTAGTAAAAGTAATCACGTTTAAATAAAAAAAACCATGAAACAATTATTTGGAAAAAGAATCTTAATCAATGTACCGGTTATTGAAAAAGCAATCATTGAATTAAGCCCAGCACAAGAAGCAGAACGCGAAAAAGATGCTGTTAAAAAATGGACAGAACTTGAAGTATTTGCCGTGGGTGATGAAGTAGAAAAAGTTCAAGTGGGTGACAAAGTATATGTACAAGCTTTTGGATTAGAATCTGCTGAAAAAATCATAGTAGGTGAAGAGATGAAGTTGTTAGTAAAAGAGTTTGACATTGCTTTTAAATACTAAGTATGGACTACGAAGAATATAAGATTAATACAAGAAACCAAATACTAAAGGAAAGAATGAAAGAAGCAAACACTCCTACAGTAGGTGCCGTATATGAACCAAATCAAACAGGAAAAAACTTACTATGTGATAAGTTACATGCTGTAAGGCCTGTATATTATGGTGGAGCTGGGAATGCGTATGAGGTATTTAATGTATTGGAAGCTTGGAATCTGGACAAAGACTTTTATCTTGGTAATGTTATTAAGTATATTGCTCGTGCTGGTAAAAAAGATCCTGCAAAAACAAAAGAAGATTTAGAAAAAGCTTTAGTATATTTGCGAAGAAGAATTGATAGTTTATGAAATATGCAATCTACACATTAACATTACTTTTATTATTTGTAATGTTTCAAGTACAAGATAAGATAAGGAAACCTAAGTTTAACCGAATGTATAATGTTTGGCAAGAAGATGAAGAATCTATTAAAAATGCAAATGGTATATTAGTGTTGATGTTAGCTATTGCATTTCTGTTAGGATTATTTATGTAATAATATTATTTGTTTATGTTGAGCCTTTGGTAATTATTCCAAAGGCTTTTTTTTGTGCAAAATTTTTTGTATATTATCATGTAACCTTTAAAATTTAGAAAACATGCCAAAACAATTTATACCTCAATCTCCAGATCCATATTTAAATAACGAAGCAGAAATGTCTTTGATAAAATTTGGACACATGAATTTTATATTGGAACAATGTAACAACAATGTATATGCTAATAATACAGCAGCATTAGCTGGTGGTTTAAAAGCTGGAGATTTTTACAGAACTACAACAGGACAGTTGTTTATAGTTTATTAATTATGATACTTACAGCAATCAATTTTGCAACAACTATTACTAAAGATAATTTAGTAAGTAGTCTTTTAGATACCGATATTATTCCTATTGGAACCACAAATGGTATACAAAGAGGTGTTGTTGGTATTGAAGTAGGAGAGTTTAAAAAACAACTTCCTTATGATTTAAACTTTGCTGTAACTGGTGAAGGAGAATCTGTTATAACAGCTGTTAATAAAATTATAATTTATGCACCACGCGATTTTAAAGTAAAAGAAATTGGTTATTCTTTAGCTTCTGTTGGTTCTGGTGTAACAACTTTAAATGTAACGGTTAGGAAAAATGGAGCAACAGCTAATGTTTATAGTTTAGCTTCAAGTCTTATTCAATATAATACATTAGGATCTCCAATAAATTTTGCAAAAGGTAATTCTATTGGAATTAATATAACTACTGTTGCTACTACACCACCAAAAGGTTTAAAAATTTATTTAATTGGTGAAACCATTTAGTTATGAGCTATGTAATTGATTCAACATTATTGAATGACCCGGTTAGGATACTAGATGTTTATCCTAACTTTAATTATGTATGGTCATTAAAATTAGAAAACACAGCTTATGCCGGTGGTAATTGTCTTGCTGTAAGAAGATCTAGTGATGGTGTTATACAAAACTTTGGATTTGATGCTAATGGTGATTTAAATACTGCTGCAATACTAACATTTATTGGTGCAAACACAGGTTTTGTTACTACTTTTTACGGACAGAAAGGAGGTATTAATTTAACACAACCATCTGGTACTAACCAACCAACCATTGTTACAGCAGGTGTGTTAAACACTAAAAATGGTAGACCTATAATTAGATTTGCTGGTAATCAATATTTTCAAAATTTAACAGTAGGTTTAACAAGACTTGATCAAAGAGTTCAGTTTGTTGTGTTTGAAGAAACTACAGCTGTTGATAATGCAGGTGTTATAACATACGCTCCACTAACAGGAAATGATTTTAATCAAACCAATTCTGGAAACTTAAATACTAGAAAAGCAGGAACAGGATTTAATACACAGTTGACAACAGGTGGTACAAATGTTTTTGTAAATATTGCTGGATCAACAAGTCCTGCTGGGGTATGTCCTCATAATGTAACTACTATAAGAAATTCTGGTGCTATAACTTTTGTGAATAGAAATACAGGTATAGAAAATTCTGCTGCACATAGTTATCCAGCATCTCAATTTAATACAGGTGGTTTTTATGTAGGGATATCCTACAGAACAAGTGCTGTCAGTTTAACAAGATCTTTAAAAGGAGGTATATCATCAATAGTTATTGCTAATAATAATGACTACACAAATGATACTAATGTTATAGCAGGTAGTTTAATTAATTATTGGAAAATATGATAGGATATAGATACACATTAGAACAAGATGCTATTGATGCAGTTGCTTTAGTAAATACTCATTATGAATACCCGCGTGAAGATGATCCGGTGACAATAACATGGACCCAGTACTTTCCTAACGCAGAAGATGAAAACAATATATTTTACTATATTGCATATGATGAATCATTAGAAGTTGTACTAGGTACACCTTCAGAATTTTAAAAATATAGATATGAGTTTTTTAGGACAAATAAATTTTGGGTATCCTTTAACGGCCCCCAATATAGTAACAACAGTACCAGATAATGCTGTGTTACCTTTATCAATAGGTAGCAGCTTACAAGGTAATATTCTTGGTGTAACTTTTGGAGATTTAAAATTACAGGTCACCCCGTCATTTACAAATAATAACACTCCTTATGGAGCAGATGCATTAAAAAATGTTACTACTGGTATGAGTAATACTGCAATAGGTTTTGAATCTTGTTTAAATACTATAACTAGTACTAATAACACTGCATTAGGTGCATATACATTAAGTGCTAATACTGCAGGTAACAACATTGCTATTGGTTATTCAACATTAAGATACGGTTCATCAGCTAGTGGTAATATTGCAATTGGTCTTGAAACAATGCTTTTTGCTTCTTGTGGTAATAATATTGCAATAGGAAATTATTCTATGCTAATAACAAACAACAATGGTGGTGAAAGCACTAGTGTTGGACATTTTACCTTGCAAAATAATACATCAGGTGGTAATAATATAGCATTTGGTGAGAATGCTTTAAGACAGAATACTACTGGGGTTGCTAATACTGCTATAGGTAAAGATGCTTTAAAGGATAACACAACAGCATTATTTAATACCGCAGTTGGTCATAGTGCAGCAATTTATAATACAACAGGTAATAGTAATACTTGTATAGGGGCCGGATCATCAACTGGAAATTTTAGTAATTCTACAATTTTAGGACGTGGCGCAACAGCTACTGCATCAAATCAATTTGTAATAGGTAGTGCATTTTATAATGCAGGTGCTGTAACAACTGAAACTGTAGCATCAACAAGAACATGGACTGTTATAATCAATGGTGTAGCAAGAAAAATTTTATTAGCATAATAAAAATAAAAAAATGGATATTTTAAATTTTATATCATGGACAAAAAACGGTAGAACAGTTTCTACTGTAGATGGAGCAAATACATTAGTACCATTAGGATTTAAAGATCCTAAAAGGGATGATGGATACTTAGCTGGTGCTATATCAGTAACTGACTTTTTAGCGTTATCACCATCAGTGATAGCTGTTAATGGTACTTCCTTGTATTCTACAAATCCAGCAGCTGGACCAGTTGGTCCTCTTGATAATATAGCATTTGGATTAGAAGCAGGTTCAAATGCAACAACTGCTGAAATATCTAACTTTATAGGTTTCAATGCTGGTAAGAATTCTTCTGGTGCAGCAAATAACTTTATTGGTAGAATGGCTGGCGAAAATGCAACTAATTCGTCTCAATCAAATTTTATAGGAAACACTGCAGGAAAATTAACAAATAATGCATATTGGTCAAACTTTATTGGAGGTTCCGCTGGTCAAGGAGCATCAAATGCATATTCATCAAATTTTATAGGTTACTTTGCTGGGAATGAATCAAGCGGTACTTTCAGGTCAAATTTCTTTGGTCAAGAAGCAGGAGCACAGTCAACTGGCAATAATGTAAATGCTTTTGGATATCAAGCTCATAGAACAGGAACACTATCAGGACAAACAGTTTTTTCTAATACATCATTTGCATCTTATACAAATAGAGCAGCCGCAACAACAGCGATTACTGTACCTAACGGAGCTAGAGCCGGAGGTACTTATTTGTATTATAATCAAACAACATTTGCCATAGAAGGTGTAAGACTTTAATAATTTAAATAAAAATAAAATGTTAGTAAAACAATTTAAAGAAGAAGTAACAGCTGAACAAGCAGCAAAGTCTGTATTAGCAGCTTATGATAGTGTAAACTTAATTGCAGAATTAAAAAGAAAAAGAACATTATCTGAAGAAGAAACAGCAACTGTAACACGTAATGTGGATCACATTGCTATTATGTTAGGTAAAGAATGGTTTGCAACTGCATTAACTCCGGCACAAAAAACTGAGTTGGAAGGTTTAATATAAATAATAAATTTTATATATTTACAATCTAAACCATAAACTAAATAAATTTACTATGACACCAACTGAAGCAGTTAAAACAATTGAGCAAGCATTAAACGCAGCTACATTAAAAGGAGTTTATACATTAGCAGATACTAATCAAATATTAGTAGCATTAAATGTAGTTCACAATTTAATTCCTGTTGAGGAATTAAAATTAGAAGTAGCTGAATAAATTTAACTTGACTTATACAAACCCTGGATTAACTTCCGGGGTTTTTTGTTTTTGTTAATTTTTTTAAGTATATTAATACATAGTCTAAATTTTTATATCATGTCAATTGGAAATTTAAAAGATACTGGGAATTTAGGTAATAACTTTCCATACCAATATAAAGTATTACAAGGTTTACAGGGTATTATTGATACTGTTGCTGGTGGTGGAAGTGGAAATGTAACTATTGTTAATCCTCTTGGTCAAGATACTATGTCTAATAGTTTGGCTGTTGTTCTTGCTTCTGATCAAGCTGGTGTAGCAAGAACTCCAGGTTTTCTTAGAGTTACTGGATCAGGTACTGTTGCTGTAAAAACTTACAGCCTTTCAGTTTCTAATGTAGGAGCAGCAAATGGTACATTCTTAGGTAGTACAATTAAGCCAGGAGAAAGTTTTAGTTTTAGTGCAGATGCAATAAATAATTATTATACAACTGGTACCTTTACTTATAATGGTACAGGAACAGAGTTGATAATAATTTATAATTCATAGTATGAGTACAGAAATAAATATAAAGAAAAAAATTGCTATTTCAGAAGAATCAACAATACTCACTACAGATGTCTCTAGTATTGATTTTGTTGGTGCTGGTGTTACTGCATCAACTATAGGTAATGATGTAACAGTCACTATTAATGGAGCACCTATGGGTGTATCTAGTGTTGGTTTATCAATGCCGTCTGCATTTACAGTAACTAATTCACCAATTATTTCATCTGGTATAATAGGTGTAACAGGAGCTGGAACTGTTGGTCAATATATTAGAGGAGATGGTACACTTGCTAATTTTCCAGGATCAACAGGTGGTGGGGCATCATTATCATTATATTTAAACGGTTCAGTTTCACAAGGTACACTTGGTGGTGTTGCATTTAAACAAGTAGATAGAACACCAGTGTTAGGTGCTGGAACAGATTTTACAATAAATGCCAATGGTTATATTCAATCATTTATTACAGATATTGGTGTACCAGGTTTATTAGAAATACCGGGAGGAAATTGGAATTTTGAAACTTATTTTAGTGCTTCAAGTAGCGGTGGTACACCTTCATTTTATGTTGAATTATATAAATGGGATGGGACTACCTTATCTTTAATTGCAAGTAATTCAGCAAATCCTGAAGGAATAACAGGTGGTACAGTAATAGATTTATACATCACTGCATTAGCTGTGCCACAAACAACATTATTAGCTACTGATAGATTAGCTGTCCGTATCTATGTAACACATAGTGGTAGGACTATAAAATTGCATACAGAGGATAGCCATCTTTGTCAGATAATAACTACATTTTCAACTGGCTTAACTGCTTTAAATGGTTTAACTGCTCAAGTTCAAAATTTAGGAGTAGGTACTACAGGTACAGATTTTGCAATAGTATCAAGTGGAACTACACACATGTTTAACTTACCAACAGCATCAGCTACCAATAGAGGTGCTCTAAGTTCAGCTAACTGGACAACCTTTAATAACAAAGTAGATGGCTCAGGAACAATCAATAAACTTTCAAAATGGACAGGTGCATCAACACTTGGTGATAGTTTGTTTGAAGATAATGGAACTAGAGCTAATATAGGTGGTACATATATTGCAAATACAATACTTTCAATACAATCAGGTCTTAGCAATCTTTATGGTATAAATGTTACATCTTCTTCTAATGCTGTTGTTGCAAGTACAATTAGTGATTTTAGTACTGCTATTGCAGCTTATGCAGCAAAAGGCACAGGTGTTTATGCTGAATCTAGTAGTTCTGATTTTGGCGGTAATACAGGTGTGTATGGTAAAGCTTTTCAAACAGATCTTCCTGCATTGGCTATAAACACAGGTGGTAAATTTGAAGCATATGGTGGAGCAGCAAACTATTCTGTACAGTTGGTAGATGGTTCAGAAGCTTCTGGTAAATTTCTTAAATCCGTAACAGCAACAGGACAAGCTAATTGGGCTACAATTACTGCTGCTGATGTATCGGGAGCAATAGATGGTAGTGGTACTCTTAATTATGTTCCTAAGTGGACACCAGATGGTACAAGTTTAGGGGATTCATTAATATATTCATCATCTACAACAGTTCAAATAGGACAAGTAACTGGTTTATTTACTAATGATAACATATTAAGAGTTATTGATGATTATAAATATTCTATATTTAGATTAGAGGGTACTAATCCAACAGCAGCTACAGATGTGCTTACAGTAGCAAATTCTCAGAATGGAGGTTTTGCTTCACAGCATTCACAAACAGCAACTGCTATTCAAGCATTTGCAAATTTAAGTAGTACCTTAAATATTGGAATTAAAGCTAGATCTCAAGGCAATGATACTATAACAACAACTAATATTGGTATATGGGCTATAGGAGGTGAAAGTAGTGGTTATAGTGGTCTGTTAGGTATCGGTGGTAAGTTTGAGGCAGTTGGTGTATCTCAATATGCAGTACAATTAATTGATGGTACAGAAACAGTAGCAGGTAGATTCCTAAAAAACATGACTACTGATGGTAAAGCTAACTGGGCCACTTTAACAGTTGCTGATACAGGATTAACATTGAATACTACTGGTACAACTGGTGCCGCAACATTAGTTGGTAATACATTGAGTATACCTCAACATACAGAAGCTGTTGCGTTTTCACCTCAAGATGTATCTTCTGCTGACACTGCGCCAACTGCAGCATCTACTCAGTATTATTATCAAACAATAAGTACTGTTACAGGAACTATATCTAAAGTAAAACTATGGGGTTTTTCTGGAACAGATTTAGTTAGATTTGGAATTTATAGAGGAACTTTGGGTGGGTCAATGACATTGATAGGTCAAGGATCTTTAACTTGTGGTGTTGGTCCAAATGAAATATCTCTTACAGCAGAAGTAGGACAGACATTAAAGTTAGTAGTTGGTGAAAATCTTGTTGTAGGTTATTATGCAGATGGAACTAGCTGGCGAACAATATATGATGTAGGAATTTCTGATGTTATATTCGGAATAACTAATACAGCAAATATAACAACTATGCCCGCAACACCAACAGGTACTGCTACTGGAATTAGATTTGCTTGTACATTATATTCATAAAGCAATTAAATAATGTTCTTATAGAAATCAGAAATCAGTTTAATTAAAAAATAGAAATAATGTCAATAGGAAACTTAAAAGATACAGGAAATCAAGGAAATAATTATCCGTATCAAATGAAAACCTTACTAGGCCTTCAACAAATAGTAGATGGTATTTCCAGTATTGCACCTCCAGGTGGGGCTGCTACAGAAACAACTCTCTTAATAGTTGAGGCATTTGTAGAAATAATTAAAAAGAATTCAATATCTAAAATAGGTAGGATTCAAGGAGCATCAAATTATAATAGAGTTTTAGCTTACAATGGTGATAATGATATTACAAGTGTTACCCATACAGGAACTACCGAATATGGTGTAGAAACTATTATAGAAACTTTCACCTATGATGTAAATGGAAATGTAACACAAATTCAATATTCATAGTTATGCAAAATAGAAATAACGGTATGAAAAATAAATACAATCCTGTATCTGGTGAATTTGATCTTGTAAATTCACTTCCAGATATAAGTTATGTACATACTCAATCTGTTCCAGAAACTCTATGGATTGTTAATCATAATCTAAATACCAAGTGTTCTGTGCAAGTAGTTGATGAAGATAAGAATGAAATCATTGCTCAGATTGACTGGATAGATAATAACACTGTAAACATAACATTAAATATTCCAGTTTCTGGGTATGTTTATTGTAATTAATAAAATTAAATTGTATATTATATTATAACCTAACTTAATTTAAAACAAAACAAAATGGCAGAAAAAAAGTTTTTTGTAGACATTAATCTACAAGGTAGTGCATTAACAAATGCAAAAATTGGAACTAACACGGGTATTGGTTCAACGGAAGGTGCTTTTGGATATGACTCAGGATCACACCGTTTACAATATTTCAATGGTACAGCTACTCAAAATGTAGCTAACTTATCTGATATTTCAGCAGTAACAGGTGGTTTGATCTTCCAAGGTGGATATGATCCAACAACTGATACTCCAAATATTACAGACGGATCAGCATTAAAAGGTTTCTTTTGGGCAGCAACTGCAGCAGGTGGTTTCTTAGGAGAGTCTGTACAAGTTGGTGATTCAATTGTTGCTAAAGTTGATAATGCTGGTGCAACAATTGCAGACTGGTTGATTTTACAAGGTAACATTGTTATTGCTAATGATGAAGTTGATGGTATTTCTCGTTTAGCTACTCAAACAGAAGCTATTGATGGTACTGAAGCTGGTGCAGTTGTTATTACTCCTGCAACATTACAAGGTAAAATTGATGCTCAAATTACTCCTGAGATTACCAACAAATTACCTCTGGCTGGTGGTACTATGTCTGGAACTCTTGACATGGCTAACAATAATATTGCTGGTGTAAACTCTATCAACACTAATCAAATTTCTACAACAAGTGGTACTGGATATTTAGCTTTACCTGGATCTGCTTTTTCAGGTAATGTTAAGCTAGGGTTGAATAGGATTACTGAATTAGATTCTCCAATTAGTGAAAATGATGCAACTAACAAAACGTATGTTGACGGTCAAGTAGCTACTGCATTACCTCTTACTGGTGGTACAATGACTGGTGCTATTGACATGGGTGGTAATGATCTTAGTAATGTTGGAACTACTTCAACTTTATCATTAGGTACAAACTCAATAGAAAATTTATTTGGTAATAAAATTAATGTTATTACTCAAGAATTAGATTTAAATCTTGGTAAAATAAGTAACCTAACAGCACCAACCAATGACGGAGATGCTACAAACAAATTGTATGTAGATGGTGCTGCTTCAAGTGCACAAGCTAACGCTGAAGCTACTGCTTCTGCTGACGCTACTGCAAAAGCAGATGCTGCACAAGCTGCTGCTGAAGCTTACGCTGATTCATTAGCTCCTAACTATGATGCTGCAGGATCTGCTGCTCAAGCATTAACTGATGCTAATGCTTACACTGATGGTAAATTTAATACTAATAGTTATGCAAAAACTTTGTTAGTTGCGAATTGGGTTGCACAATCGGATTATTACTTACAAGATGTAACTCACAATTTAAATTCAAATTGGTTAAACATTTCTGCTTTTGACTTATCAAACGGTGCGTTGTGTGAATTACAAGTTGTTAAAATTGACCAAAATACATCAAGAGTGTATGTAAATCAGATACCAACGGACAATATTGGTATTGCTTTATCAAGAGTAAATCCTGAAGTGTAATTAATTGTTATTTAACAAAATAATTAATTAAAAAAAAATAATCAAAAAACTCTTGCATTTAATTAGTGCAAGAGTTTTTTTTGATAAAAAAACTCTAAATTTACTATATTTGTAAAAAATAATAATATGGCAGACAAGAAGTTTTTTGTTGATGTTAACATGCAAGGTAATAACATCAATAATTTAAGAGCTGATACATTAGATATTACAACTAATTTGGCAAGTGCTAATACTAAAAGAATAGTGTATCATAATGGGAGTTACTATTATTCAGATGGAACAACTTGGAATATATTTACTACTTTAGGATATACTCCGGCAAACATAAATGGTGATACTTTTACCGGAGAAATTTTTGCTGAAAATTTAAGTGGTGCCAATACAGGTGATGAAACTTTAATAAGTATTAAATATAAGCTTGGACAATCAACTTCTACATTTGATGGTTGGTTAAGTTCAGAAGATTGGAATACATTTAATTATAAAATTGGTTCTAATGGAATTTGGAGAGGTAGTACATTTAGAAATAATTCTACAACAGTTGATACTGTAGCAGGTGTAACATTAGCTACAAGTGGTACTACCGTTGCTAGAACAATTTCAGCTACTTCATATGCAACAAGAAGTATTAGACTGGGTGTAACAGCAAGCATAGTAGCAACAGGTAGATATTCTGGACTAAGAGGATCTGCTTTATTATGGTATGTTTCAGGAGGATTTCTATTTACTGGTGAATTTAATATCTCAGATACAGCAACTGCTACAGGTACACATAACTTTTGGGGTCTTGCTTCATCAACATCTGACTTAGTTATAGGTGGTGCAGCAAATGATCAACCTTCTTCATTAATAAATATTATTGCATTTGCAAATGATTCAGGAGACGCTAATTTGCAAATAATGCACAACAATGCATCTGGTACAGCAACAAAAATAGATTTAGGTTCTTCATTCCCATCTAATAGAACAGCAGGTGCTGCTATCACAACAATCTATAGTTGTTATTTATATAATGCTCCAAATTCAAGTGAGGTTAATTATAGAATAATAAATAAAGAAACAGGAGCTATTGCACAAGGAACAATATATGATAATTTACCAGCACCGGCTTTAAATTTCTATGGTGCAAGAACTATGGGTACATCAGCAGGTGGTGTTACCAATTCAGGACAATTTGATGTTTATAGATTAGGTGTTTATTCTTTATAATTATGAAACAATTTACATTATCAACAAGTTATTACATAGAGCCCGATTTAGAGGCTAATGTTTGTTTAAGACCATCTGATCCAGAGATATCAGACTACATTGCAAGTTTTTTCACATACCCAAATGAACAAGCCGCATTAGATGAAATTTATGAATTAGCTATTACTCAGAGACCTATCTTATTTGAGAAGTTTCAGGAGATGGATAATGTTCCTATAGAGGTTAGAGAACAGTATTTTTTATAGGTTTATTTTAAAATTTTTTGTATATTATTATATATATTTTTATAAACTTATTGTACATGGATGCTTCAACATTAACCTTAATATTATTTATAGCAGGTACTGTTATTACTCTGTTTAGTTTCTTTTTAAGGAATGCTTATAATGATACAAGAAAAGACATTGAATTGTTATTAAATCATCACACTAAAACAAGTGAAGAACTTGGAAAACTTAAAGGAAAAATTGAGTTAGTACAACAAGAAAATCAGTTAAAGTATCAAGCTATACAAGAACTGACTCAGCTTGAAATTAAAAATCTTGCAAAAAATGTTAGTGAACTTTCAGATGCTGTAAAAGCACTGATAATTAAAAAATAAACATTATGAAAAAATTAACAATCAAAGAAAGATTTTTAGCACCTACACCTAAGTTTTGGAAAAAAGTACAAAGTATAGGTTTAGTGTTGTCTGCTGTAGGAACAGTGTTGATAACAGCTCCGGTAGGTTTACCAATAGCAATTATTACAGCAGGTGGCTACGCTGCATTTGGTGGTAGTTTAATTGCCGCTATGTCTCAACTAACAGTTGATGATTCTCAAGTTGCTCATTAAAAATTAAAGTATGACAAACGTAAGAACTTATAATGATCAGCAATTAATTGCTAAAGTAAAATCTTTACCCTCATTTAAAAATATTCCACAAGGTTATTGGATACTTGGAATAAGATCTAATGAAGATGCTCCAAATAAATTTGATGATAAGTTTTATTTATTTAATGGTGAACTTTTTATAATGGTTGTATCTGGTACAACTAATCCTGGTACACCAATTCTAGAAGGTGGTTTTCTTAAATACAATAAAGCAGGTGCTGCTTTAGTTAAATCTGATGAGTGGTATTATGATGTATGGGCTTATGGTTTACATTTAGGAAAAATGCCAGCTTTAAAACAAGTAGGTAACTTTATTGTATTCCGAGATGGAAACAAAAATAAAAAATCAGAAGAGTATGGAATTCCTACTAAAGGTTCTGGTTTTGGTATTAACTTTCATGCTGCTACTTATGATAATAACTTTAAAGGTATTCAAGAAAATATTGAAACTTGGTCTGCAGGTTGTCAGGTAGTAAATAATAAACAAAAACATTTAGAAATAATTAAACTTGTGAAACCACAAAAGAAAGTTACTTATGTTTTATTAAATGAATTTGAAATATGAAATTTAGAAATAATTGGAAGTCACCAAATAAACAATGGGATAAATTAATAATTAAATTAAGAATATCTAGCATTGATGTATTCAGTATTGAAATTGATAAAACTAGAATGTTTTATTGCTTAACCATATTAAATTTTACAATTAAAAATAGGTAATGCATATTACATGATGAATTTACAATAATCCAGGTGTTTGTACATCTGGATTTTTTTATTTTAAATATTTTAGATTTAAACTTTATTTGTATTTTTGTTTAAACTTAAAAAATATAAAAATGGAAAATGTAACAGAAGAAAGAGAATTGACTCAAGAAGAGTTAGCTGCAAGAAAGGAAGAAATGAAGCAGTTCTACACAGAGTCACATCCTTATTTAGAAGCACAAGCTAAGTATGAAAAGCTGTTAACTGAAATTGAGGAAGCAAGATTTAAGAGAGCTACTATTCAAATTCAGTGGGCTAACATTATGGCTGCTCAACAAGAGCAAGAAACAGGTGATGGTGAAGAAGAAGAAGGAATACCGTCAGGAGAACCTACTCCTACAGCAGAGAGAAAACTTAAAAAATCATAAGTATGGCAACAGTTAACCAAGTTCAGAAAAAGGTGAAGATGCCTAAATGGGATGTGGTTAAGTTTCAGATATTAACTCATTGCTACATTAACCGTGTAGTAATGAGTGATTCTGATTTAAATTGTTTGACATTATTAAGTTTTAATCAACCAGTAGAATTAACTCATTTTTGTTATGATGCATCTTCTGAAGAAGATTGGATATTTAAATCTCCACAGACAGTAAGAAACTGTATTAACAAATCTGAAAAAATTGGATTGGTAATTAAAGATCCAAATAATAAAAAACAAGTTATGCTTAATCCAAATTTAAAAATTCAAACAACAGGGACAATACTTCTTGATTATAAATTATTAGGTTATGAATCCGAAGAAAACAAACAACCTGTATAAAACTCTTTCAGAAGAGTTAAGTATTAGTGAATATTTAATTGAGGATCTTGTAGAGTTCATGTACAAGAATTTAAGACAAAAATTATCAAATCTTGTACATCCTAGAATTAATGTAGATGGGTTAGGTCAATTTGTATGTAAAGCCTATAATGTAAGAAGAGGTATAAGTGAAGCAGAAAGAAAACTTAAAAGCCATGATACATCTACATTTAATGCTTACTTTAATAAAAAGAAATTAGAGTCTAAAATTGAATTATTAAAAGAACTAGACATCATCATTTTAAAAGAAGAAGAAAAAAAGAATAATTTTAAAACTATTAAAAATGAGTACATTTCAAAACATCTGGAAACACCGGAAAGAAATAATGGAGGGGATTAAAAATACCATCATTAGAGATCAGTTTGTTGAAGAGATAGCAGCCGAAAGAATGGCTAAATGCAATATTTGTGTAAAAAGAGATGATGAAGGCAAATCATGTGTTATGCCTGGTACACAACCTTGTTGTAATTTATGTGGTTGCTCACTTTCTTTTAAAACAAGATCATTATCATCAAGCTGCCCAGACTTGGTATGGAAAGCATTAATATCAGAAGAAGATGAGGATAAACTAGATAATCTTAAATAAGATGAGTATATACTTTAGTGCAACAGATCATACTTACAAAAGCTTAACAGCTGAAGATAAACTCAATTGGATAAGTGTAACAACATTAGTCGCTCACTTTAAAAAACCTTTTGATGCTAAGTCTATTGCTGCAAAAGTTTCTAAGAATAAAAGATCTAAATGGTTTGGTATTGATCCAAAGAAAATACAAGAGATTTGGGAAACTGAATCTGAAAGAGCTGTTACTATGGGAACATATTACCATAATCAAAGAGAAGCAGATCTTTGTGCATTATCATCTCTTGAAGTTGATGGGAAGAACATACCAATATTTATTCCTAATGAAACAACAGAAAGCGGTATAAAACTTGCACCTAATCAGAAGCTAGAAGAAGGAGTGTATCCTGAACATATGGTTTATCTTAAATCTGCAGGTATATGTGGTCAGTCAGATTTAGTTGAGGTAGTGAATGGTAAAATAAATATCATTGACTACAAGACAAACAAAGAGATTAAGAAAGAATCTTTTGTAAACTGGGAAGGAGCTTCAGACAAATTACAATTTCCATTAGATAGTTTAGATGATTGTAACTTTAATCACTATGCAATCCAATTAAGCATCTACATGTACATTATGCTTAAACATAATCCTAAATTAAAACCAGGAAAAATGTTTATTCATCATGTTGTGTTTGAAGTTGAATCTGAAGATGAGTATGGATATCCAGTAATTAAACTAAATCACAATGGAGATCCTGTAATAAAAGAAGTAATTCCAATGGTAATTCCGTATCTTGTAGATGAGGTTAATGCTTTAATGCATTATATCAAAGACAACAAAATAATAATTAAAAAAAAATAGTATGATAGTAAGATTGTTTGATGTGCAAAATGGTGTGGTGATTCCTACTGAACATTGTTATACACTGAAAGCTTTAAAGGATATTATGGATAATTATCCAGATGACTACTTAAAGATATACCAGTATTTTTTTTACATGACTTGTCCTAATCCAGATATGAATCCATTTTTTCATACTCCGGAAATAGATAAAGAATCTATAATTCTTCATGAAATACAAGCTGAGTTTTCTACAGAAGATGATGACATTGCTATTGGTTTACTATTCTGTCAAAGAATGTATGAAACACCAACATCAAGAGCATATAAAGGTATTGCATCTATGCTAGATAGATTGGCAAAGTTTATGGAAACATCAACACTTACTACGGGTAGGGACGGTAACATGAACTCTATTATTGCAGCTGCTAAAAGTTTTAATGATATCAGAACTTCATTTAAAGGAGTATATAAAGATTTACAAGAAGAACAATCCAGCAAAGTGCGCGGAGGAATTGGATTAGGATATGATCAGTAATTATGAGAGAAATATATCAAGACATACCAACATGGGATAATGGTACATGGGCTTCTACTGACTTTAACTCAAGAGAAGAATTCTATGAATACTTACTAACTAATGTTTTTAAAGAACCTGGTAAGTATGAATTCAATGATACTACTACACATTTATTTACACAAGAGTCAGCTAAGTTTAATAAAGACAAAGTTTACTGTACAGCTCCTTTTAAATCTAAAGATTTTATAACATACTGGGATGATCAGAAAGCAAAATGCAGAAGAGGGCTATTGATAAAAGAAAATGATAAAGTTTGGTATATGACTAGAGACTACTATATGTGGTTAAACTTCTTACCTATCTTTAACAAAGAAATTCAAAAATTTGGTTTTGCTGATATTAGAGATGCTCAATATCACATGGCTCTTTATGAAATACTATCAGAATTAAATTATAACCATGTAGCTATTTTAAAGAAAAGACAGATAGCTTCTTCATATTATCACATGGCTAAACTTCTTAACCAGCAATGGTTTGAAGAAGGGGTTACTCTAAAGATTGGTGCTAGCCTTAAAGACTACATTAATGAGAAAGGTTCCTGGAAGTTTTTACAAGAGTACGCGGCTTTTCTTAATGAACATACAGCATGGTATAGACCTATGTCTCCAGACAAGGTGATGATGTGGCAACAGAAGATTGAGGTAAGGAGAGGGGACAGAAAAACAGAAGTAGGTCTTAAAGGTACTATCCAAGGTATGTCATTTGAGAAAGATCCAACAAATGGTGTAGGGGGTCCGGTTAAGTACTTCTTCCATGAGGAGGCTGGTATTGCTCCAAGAATGAATAATACATATGAGTATATGCGTCCTGCAATGAGATCTGGTTTAACTACTACAGGTATGTTTATTGCAGCAGGATCAGTGGGGGATTTATCTCAATGTGAACCATTAAGAAAAATGATTCTGTATCCAACTGAAAATGATATATACTCTGTAGAAACTGATTTGCTAGATAATAAAGGTTCTGTAGGAAAATCTGGGTTATTTATACCTGAGCAATGGTCTATGCCTCCCTATATTGATAACTTTGGAAATTCTAAAGTACAAGAAGCATTAGAAGCATTAGATGATCAGTTTGAAAAATGGAAAAAAGAACTTGATCCAGAAACATATCAGCTAAGGATTTCTCAGCATCCAAGAAACATTGAAGAAGCTTTTGCTAACAGAACAGTATCTAAGTTTCCAATGCATTTGGTAACAGCACAACAAAGAAGAATTGAAGATAAAGATTACCCATATGAGTTCTTAGATTTAGGTAGAGATGCCAATGGAAAGATACTTCCAGAGCATAGTAATAAAAGACCAATTACAGAATTTCCAATTACAAAAAATACTGAAGATAAAACAGGAGTTCTTGTAGTATGGGAAAGACCCGTTGAGAATCCTAACTTTGGAATGTACTATGCTTCTATTGACCCCGTAGCTGAAGGTAAAGCTGAACATGTTGATAATATGTTATATACACCAACAGGTAGAAAAAGAATAGGTGATATACAAACAGGAGATAAAGTGATTGGTTCTGATGGTCAACCAATAAATGTAATTGGTGTATATCCTCAAGGTATTAAAAAATTATGTAAAATTACATTTAGTGATGGACACAATATTAAAGTATGTGAAGATCACTTATGGAATGTAAAATTGAATGGTGGTACAAAAGGATACATTACCCTTTCTGTAAAAGATTTATTAGACAATACTAAAACAATTACTTATACAGGTACGAGTAAAAATATTAAAAAAGAATACACAATTTCTACTTATTACAAGGATAAACAAAATAGAAATAAATGGTCTATCCCTATTACTAAACCAGTTTTCTTTAAGGGTTCTACAGAGTTGTCTATTCATCCTTACTTGTTAGGTTTACTTTTAGGTGATGGAGCGTTATCACAAAAATCTATTAGATTTAGTACAGTTGATGAAGAATTAATTACTTATATTGAACACCTGTTAGATGATGATTTATTAATAAAAAAAGTAAAAAATTCAAATTGTGATTATGCAATTGTAACAAAGGGTAGTTCAAGAAATTCATTAACACAAAAATTAAAAGCCTTAGATTTAAAAGGCAGAAGATCTGAAGATAAACATATACCTCATCAATATATGTATTCAACTATATACTCAAGACTTCTTTTATTGCAGGGTTTAATGGATACAGATGGTTCTTATTCAAATCATGGTGCTGAATTTTATTCATCATCAAAAATAATGGCTTATCAAGTTGTTGAATTAGTACAATCACTTGGAGGAATAGCAAAAATAAGATGTAAAAAAACAACTCATCTAAATTCATATATTGTAAGAGTTTTATTACCTGAAGGCTTGACACCTTTTAGATTGAAAAGAAAAAGAGATATATACAAACTATCAAAAGTATTTAGTAGATATATAACAAATATAGAATACATTAATGATGCAGAAGCAATTTGTATATCAGTTGATGCACCGGATAATCTTTATGTTACAGAACATGCTTTGCTTACACATAATACAACTACATCTGAATCTTTGTGTTCTATATATATAATGAAAGCTCCTGTAGAAGTAACAAAGGTTACAGGTATAGAAACTGAAACATATATAGAACCAGATAAAATTGTAGCAGCTTGGTGCGGAAGGTTTGATGATATTAATAAAACTCACCAAAGACTTGAGACAATAATAGAATGGTATAATGCCTGGACAGTAATTGAGAATAACATCTCATTATTTATCCAGTACATGATCTCTAGAAAGAAGCAGAAGTACTTAGTACCAAAAAGTCAAATAATGTTCTTAAAAGATCTTGGTTCTAATAATTCAGTATATCAAGAGTATGGTTGGAAGAATACAGGAACATTATTCAAAGCTCACTTATTAAGTTATGCTATAGAATATACTAAAGAAGAATTAGATGTTGAAACTAAATCTGATGGTACTATTGTAAGAACTAAATATGGTATTGAAAGGATACCAGATATTATGTTGCTAAAAGAAATGGGTGCATACTCAGATGGAGTCAATGTGGATAGGCTTGTAGCATTTTGTGCACTGGTTGCATTCATGAGAATACAGCAAGCAAACAGAGGTTATGCTAAGAGAGTCATCATGGATGATGCAGCCAAAAACTTGCAGAAGTCAGAAAATTTGTTTAAATTAAACAGTAGTCCTTTCCGTCATATGGGGAGGACTTCAGGTAGTTCATCAGGAGGACAAAATGTAAAAAGATCTCCATTTAAAAATATAAAATAGTTATGCAAGTATTTAACGCAATGCAGCTCAAAAAAGGAGCAAAGGCCTCTCATAATAGAATGGGTAGTATTACTCAGCCATTGCAATTTATTCCTAAAAAAGAAAAGGATGATGAGTGGGCAGCTTGGAATCTTGACTGGTTAGAGTGGAATGGGTTAAAACAAATCCGTAGAAATGCACGGAGGCTGATGAAAAACTATAAGCTTGCTAAAGGTATTATAGATAAGTCAGACTACATAGTTGAAGAAAACAATGAAATGAAAGAGATTGTTGATGTATTAACTAGAGAAGACTGGTCTGCTTTAGAGTTAAAGTTTTATCCTATTATTCCAAATGTTATTAATGTTCTTGTAGCTGAATTTGCTAAGAGATCTACCAAACTTACTTACAGAGCCATTGATGATTTCTCATATAATGAGATGATGGAGCAAAAAAGAAAGATGGTAGAAGATACTCTAATGTCAGATGCAAAAGTAAAAATACAAGCTGCATTAATGGAACAAGGGTTAGACCCCAACTCTCCTGAAGCACAACAACAATTAGCTCCTGAAAATTTAAAATCTTTACCAGAAATAGAAGGCTTCTTTAAGAAAGATTATAGATCAATGGTAGAGCAGTGGGCTTCTCACCAACATAAGGTAGATGTTGAAAGATTCCGAATGGAAGAACTTGAAGAAAGAGCCTTTAGAGACATGCTTATTACAGATAGAGAGTTTTGGCACATGCGTATGATGGAAGATGACTATGAAGTAGAACTATGGAATCCTCCTGTTACTTTTTATCACAAGTCTCCTGATGCAAGGTATATTTCTCAAGGTAACTGGGTAGGTAAAGTAGACATGATGACTGTAGCTGATGTAATTGATAAGTATGGTTATGTACTTACGGAAGAACAACATGAAGCATTGGAAGCAGTCTATCCAATCAGATCTGCTGGTTATGCTATTGGTGGTCAAAATGATGGTACATTCTATGATGCTACTAAGTCTCATGAGTGGAATACTAACATGCCTTCATTAGCATATAGACAATATACCACAATGATGGCTGGATCAGTATATGATGGTGGAGATATAATTAATCAAATTCTTTCTGAAGGAGAAGATTACTATGACCAAGGTACAGCATATCTATTAAGAGTTACAACTTGTTATTGGAAATCTCAAAGAAAAGTTGGCCACTTAACAAAAATAAAAGAAAACGGAGAAGTTATTAATGAGATTATAACTGAAGATTATAAAGTAACAGATAATCCAATTTATGATACAAGACTATTTAAGAATAAAACAAAAGAAAATCTTGTATATGGAGAGCACATTGACTGGATATGGATTAATGAAGTTTGGGGTGGTGTAAAAATTGGTCCAAATATTCCTTCATTTTGGGGTATGAATAATCCTGGAGGATTTTCTCCACTATATATTGGTGTAAATAAAAATCATATTGGACCATTAAAGTTTCAATTTAAAGGTGACAATAGTTTGTATGGTTGTAAGCTTCCTGTAGAAGGAGCTGTGTTCTCAGATAGAAATACTAAGTCAACATCTTTGTTAGATTTAATGAAGCCTTATCAGATTGGATACAATATTGTAAACAATCAAATAGCTGACATACTTGTTGATGAGTTAGGTACTGTAATATTACTTGATCAAAATGCATTACCAAGACATTCAGCTGGTGAAGACTGGGGAAAAAACAACCTGGCAAAAGCTTATGTTGCTATGAAAAATTTCCAGATGTTACCACTTGATACATCTATTACTAATACTGAAAATCCATTAAACTTTCAACATTTCCAAAAATTAGATCTTGAGCAAACAAATAGGTTAATGTCAAGGATTAAATTATCAGAACATTTTAAACAACAAGCATATGATGTAATTGGAATTAATCCTCAAAGGTTGGGACAACAGTTATCTCAAATGACTGCTACAGGAGTAGAGCAAGCTGCTTCTGCATCTTATGCACAAACTGAAGTATACTTTATACAGCACTGTGATTACTTAATGCCTAGAGTGCATACAATGAGAACAGATGTTGCTCAGTATTATCAATCAACAAAGCCGTCAGCAAGACTTTCCTATATGACATCTAGTGATGAAAAAGTAAACTTTGAAATAAATGGAACTGATTTATTATTAAGAGATCTTAATATATTCTGCAGTACAACAGCAAACCATAGAGCAGTGTTGGAACAATTAAAACAAATGGCTATGACTAATAATACTACAGGAGCTACTATCTATGATTTAGGAAAACTTGTACAAGCGGATACAGTATCTGAAGTTAACAATACTCTTAAAGCTGCTGAAGAAAAACAACAAAAACAAAAACAAGAAGAACAACAGCAACAACAAGAAATGCAAACTCAACAACTTGAATCTCAAGAAAGACAAAAGAAAATGGAAATTGATGCTCAAGAGTTGAGAGATGAGAAAAATAGACAAAGAGATATTCTTGTTGCTGAGATTAGAGCGGCTGGTATGGGATCTATGGTTGATATAGATCAAAACATGCAATCTGATTATATTGATGCTATGAAGGATATTAAAGATAGTGAACAGTTTCAAGATCAGATGAATCTTCAAAGAGAAAAAGAAACTAATAGACAGAATGCTGATTCTACAAAAGCTCAAATTGAAAGAGAAAAACTACAAGTACAAAGAGAAATTGCTAATAAACAATTAGAAATTGCAAGAGAAAATAAAACAAAAAGTGAATTAAAAGCAGATAAAAAAATATGATAACTTATATTTATACTTTAGTAGATCCTGAAACTGATAAAGTAAGATATGTTGGTAAAACTAATGTGAAACCTCAAAACAGATATAATCAACATATTTACCAATGGAAAAGATCTATAAGACTTAGTAAAGTAAATAGTTGGGTTAAACATCTTTCATTAAAAGATAAAAAACCTAAGATGGTTGTTATAGACAATATTAAAGGTGAATGGATTTGGTTAGAACAATATTGGATTGCACAATTTAAAACCTGGGGTTTTGATTTAACAAATCATACTGATGGAGGTGAAGGAACAACAGGTTATAAAGCAACTAATGAAAGCAAAGAAAAAAGACTTAAATCTTTAGAAAATTCAGAACTTTGGAAAGAAAAACATAAAAGACATTCTAAAATAATGAAAAAAAAGCATGCTGAAGGTTTGACTTTATTGGGTTATGGTCATTTAAGTGATGAAAAAAGAAAAGAAATAGGTGTTAAACATTCTCAAAAATTAAAAGAAAAATATAAAAAAAATCCTGATTGTTTTAATTATTTAAGTGAAAAACTTAAAAAACCTGTTTGTAATATAACTAAAGAAGGTGTAGTATTATTTGAATTTAAAAGTGTTACTGAAGCAGCAAAGTTTTTTAAAATTGAACCTACACATATAACAAGAGTATGTAAAGGTAAATCTAAATCAGGTTTAACAAAAGGTCATTATTTTAAATACTTATAAATAAAAAAAAGAATAACCTTAGCTATATAATGCAAAAAATGTTTTTAAGAATTTTAAATTTATCAAGTTTATTTATTATATTAAATTATAAACCAAAACCAACAACATGAACAAAGATGCAACTAATCTTGATGACATTCAAGATTCTACAACGGTAGAACAGGTTGATGTAAACATTGATGAATTATTTGGAAACCCTGGTGCTGCAAACATCATGGTTCCTGAAGATGGGAAAACAGCTGAAGAAAGTAAGCCTAAGACCATGTTCTCCAAAGAAAACATTGACACTACGTTCCTTGACAATACAACAAGTACTGCAAAAGAAAAAGCTCAAGCAGTAGAGGATAAAGCAGAAGTTGAAGAAACTATTGCTGAGTTAGATAATTTAATTTCTCAAGAAGAAACAGCTGGAACAAAAGGAAGACCTAAAGTAGATAAAGAAGGTCTTTATGATTTAGCACAAAAAATGATTGAGGAAGGTACTCTAATGCCTTTTGATGATGAGAAACCTTTAGAGGAGTATAGCACTAAAGATTTTAGAGAATTGTTTGAAGCTAATTTTCAAGAAAGAGAAAATGCTGTAAAAGCAAAGGTTCCTAAAGAATTTTTTAATGCTCTTCCTGAAGAACTTCAAATTGCTGCTAAATATGTAGCTGATGGTGGACAAGACCTTAAAGGTTTGTTTAGAACCTTAGCACATGTTGAAGAGATTGTGCAACTTGATCCATCTAATGAAGCTGATCAAGAAGAAATTGCTAGACAATATCTTTGGGCAACTAACTTTGGAACAGCAGAAGAAATTGAATCTGAAATCCAAGATTGGGCTGATATGAATAAGCTTGAGCAAAAAGCTAATCAGTTTAAACCTAAATTGGATAGAATGCAAGAAGAGATTGTTGCAAGACAATTAGCTGAGCAAGAGCATAAGAAAGAACAACAACAAAAACAAGCAAGAGCTTATACTGATAGTGTTTATAACACACTTGCAGCGGGAGAAATTGGAGGAGTTAAGTTAGATAAGAAAACACAAAGTGTTCTTTATTCAGGATTAGTTCAACCAAATTACCCTTCTATATCAGGTAAGAATACAAACTTGTTAGGGCACTTGTTAGAGAAATATCAGTTTGTTGAACCAAACCATGGGTTAATTGCTAAAGCTCTTTGGTTGCTTTCTGATCCAGAAGGATTTGAAGCAAAAATTAAAGAACAAGGTTCTAAAGCTGCTATAGAGAAAACAGTTAGAACATTAAAAACTGAAGAGTCTAGAAAATTATCTAGTTCTTCAACTAATACAGGTGCAGGAGAAGATATGAGATCTTCAAATAAACCACAAAAAACAGTACAGCGTCAGAATACTAATATATTCAGACGTACATTTTAATTAAGTAACTAATAAATAAATATAAATGGCAACTCCAGTTTTAAACAATGGTATATTTCTGCGTGATACTGCATACAATGCAAGTTCACATGTGGATTCTTACCACTTAGTAAACATGTTGAAAGATGCACAACCAATGGATTTAGGTCCAGTAGACTTATGGGCTATGGCTCAAAAAGTTGAAATGCCCCTATACCAAATGTCTTCTTTTGGCGGAAAAAATGTAATTATGGTTGATAATGCAAGAGGTGAATATAGATGGCAGACTCCTGTGTCTATTGATCTTCCTTACATTATTGAGGACATTGAACCAGATAATGAGTTCAAAGGAATTGAAGGATCAACTTTCAGAGTAAAGTTAAACAGACGTGAGTTTGGACATGGTGATATGTTCACATATGACAAATATAACGGTGTTGAACTTTATGTAACAGCTGAAGATATTTTACCTGTAGGTGATGGATTTATCTATACCGTACAGTTAGTAAATAATGATAACTTCAAGTTCTTGGATAACAAGTACTTAGCTAATGGTACTAAAGTATTCCGTAAAGGTTCTGCTCGTGGTGAGTATGGTGAGAGATTCTCTGACATCCAAACTAGAGCTGGTTTCCGTGAATTCTACAACTTTGTAGGAGGTGCTGAAGCTCACGTTCATTACTCTATTTCTTCTAGAGCAGATTTAATGATCAAAGGTGGTATGAATGCAGATGGTACAGTTCCTGTAACTGAGATCTGGAGAACATTTGATACAAACTTAAATGATCCTTCAATCAATAGCTTAGATGATATGGTTAAGACATTAGGTAAAGACAAAGTTAAAAAAGCTTTTGACAATGGTGATTTATCTAGAACTTTCTTAACTACAATGGAATCTGCTCACTTATCTAAGATTGCTCAAGATATTGAGACATACTTGATGTGGGGACAAGGTGGTAGAATCAAACAAGATGGTCCAGATGATTTAAGATTGTCAGTGGGTCTTTGGAAACAGTTAGATAACTCTTTCAAAAGAATCTACAACAAGAATAACTTCACATTGGATTTATTCCGTGGTGAGATCTACAACTTCTTTAATGGTAAAGTTGAATTCCAAGGTCCAGATCCAAAACGCTCATTAGTTGTACAAACTGGTATGGGTGGTATGAGAATGGTAAATGAGGCTATCAAACGTGAAGCAGTATCTTCTGGTTTATTGATTCAAGCTGCTGATATAGGTGCTATCACTGGTAAAGGTATGGACTTGAACTTTGGATTTGCATACACTTCATATGTTATCCCATTCTTGGCTAACGTGAAATTTGTATTGAATCCAGCATTTGATAATGTTCACACTAATGATATTGAGAATCCAATCATTGATGGTTTCCCATTATCTTCTTACTCATTCATTATCTTTGATATCACAGATAATACTAATGACAACATTTACTTATTGAAATTATCTTGGGATAATCAATTGAAATGGTGGTATCAAAATGGTACTATGGACTACATGGGAAGAACTCAAGGGTTCCAATCTTCAGGTCAGTTCAATGGTTACCGTGTAATGATGTCTCAAACAATGCCTGCTATTTGGGTTAAAGATCCTACAAAAGTTCTCAAGATTGTAATGAGAAACCCTATTACTGGTGGATCATTCTAAAAAATACCTATGATAGGTAGGGGATTAGTTTCCTCTACCTATTTTTTTTATTAAATTTACAAAAACCAAAACCAACAATATAATGGAAAATTTCACAATGGTTGAGACCGGAAAAGGCTCAATTAAAAAAACAGCAATTGCTGTTAGACCTTACTTTGATAACTCTGCTTCTAACATGGGATTAGAAGACTATGGAATGAGTTTATTTGATGGAGTAACACACAATGAACAATTAGCTTGTTTAGACAACAATGGTGTAGTAAGATATGTAACTGGATTAAATGAATTTGCTCCGGAGATCAAACTACTTCCTATAGCAGAAAAAGAAGCTAGAGTAAGAGAGATAAGATTAGCAGTTGCAGAGTTAGAGCAAGAGCTTGCTGCAAATGTTATTGATATTGATGATAAAGACTTTTGGGCTAAAGTAACTTTACTAAGACCAAACAATTCTGACTTCTGGAATAGAATTTTTATTTCATGTGGTAATGAACCAGTGTTCCTGGATCCTAAAGACCCCTATGATAGAATTAAACTTTATGCAATTGAAGCTGGTGGATTTTCATTAGTTTCAAAAAGCTTAGAAGATGCAAGAGCAAAAGCTGTTCCACCTAAGTTTTATTTAGATAAAGAAGAAGAAACTGTAATGGTTAGAACTGAGTACAAAAAATTACGTAACAAAGCTCTATCTGAATTGCAAAAATTATTTGACAAAAACAGTACTAAGTTATTCTACATTGCAAAAGTTGTAGATATCAATAGTACACAATATAGAAAATCTACACCAAATGATGTAATCTATGAAAACATGGATAATTACATTGCTGGTTTAGCTGGTGAATCAAACAAAGAAAGAGCTGCTAAAACCTTTATGGAAACAGCTAATATGGATATGGAAACACTAAAAATTAAATCAATTGTTAGAGATTCCGTATTTTTTAAGTATATTGTTAATAAGGCCGATGGTTATATCTATCATACCAAAACTAATGCATTGTTAGGTAGGAATGTTTCTGATGTATTAGAGCACTTAAAAAATCCTTTAAATGAGGATATTTTGAAAGACTTAAACATGGCTTGTGAAAAGTATTGGAACTCTTAATTCAAAAATAAAATGGCAAAGTTTACAACCGGGAAAATTAATAACCCAAATGCAAAAGTTACAGCTTCTAAAGTAGCTGGAAGTAAAGGTGTAAAATCTGGAGTTAATCCAAAAGCATCTGCTCAAAAAGTAGCTAAAGGAAGAGTAGGTGGAACATCTAGTGCTCCTAAAACAGCAGTACCTAAATAGGGTACTGCTTAATTTTATTATAATATTATGGCAAGAAAAAAAGTAGAAGCAGCTATTGTTGAGAAAGTAAAAACTCCAAGAGCTCCAAGAAAAAAAGTTTTAAAAAAAATTGTAAAAGAAGTTGAAGCAACTCTTGAAGAAGTGTTACCAGTACTTGAAAATGCTACATATGAAGCAACTAAACTCATTTCTGAACACAAAGAAACAATTGAAGAAACAATTGAGGATGAAGTTAAAGAAATAGTAGTTGAGTCAGTATCATTGTCTACTAAAATTAAATTATTTTTTAAAAATTTATTTAAAAAGAAATAGTCATGGCAAAAGTAACTAAAGCAATTATAACTCCTGCAAAGAAGGAAATGGACAGATGGGAAATTGAATCTGCCTTATCTACTTTGAAGAGAGCTGATGAAATTAGAAAAGATCCTAAAATGATGAGTCATGTTGCAAAGCATGCACAAGAACAAATTAAAGCACTAGGAGGAATTGTTACTGCAGGTAAAGCTCCAGCAGGAAAAACTGTAGCAAGACCAGTTAGAACTTTAAAAAGAAAATAATGGCAAAAGAAATGATAAAAAGAAAAGACGGTAGTATGTCTCAGAGAGGTCTCTGGGACAACATCCGTGCTAATAAAGGTTCTGGTAAGAAACCTACAACTCAAATGCTTAAACAAGAAAAGAAGATTAAAACAACTACCAAAAAGAAATAGTCATGGCAGCTAAGGTTAAACTTACTACGGGTAATGAAAAACATGTAGTATATAAAAAAAGTACTAAAAAAGGTGAAGGTAAAGTTGGTGACATTATGGTGAACCATCTTACCAAAAATAAAGGAACCTATGATACTATTAGTTTGACTAGAACTGCAAATGCTAAAACTGTAAAGCAAGGAGTTAAGGCTGAAAAAGATTGGCATAAGCAAAATGACAAAATGCCTAAAATGAAAACAGGAGGTAGTACAGCTGCATGGACACGCAAGGAGGGAAAGAATCCAGCGGGTGGTCTTAATGCTAAAGGAGTTGCTTCCTACAGAAAAGAAAATCCAGGAAGCAAACTTAAAATGGCTGTGACTACTAAGCCATCAAAGCTTGATCCAGATAGTAAAGATGCTAAGAGAAGAAAAAGTTTTTGTGCTAGAATGTCAGGGGTTGATGGACCTATGAAAGATGAGAAGGGAAAACCTACAAGAAAAGCATTAGCTTTAAAAAAATGGAATTGTTAAAACTTATATAATATGGCAAAGTGTATGAAATGTGGTGGAACTAAGATGCAAAAAGGTGGTTCTACAATGAAAACTACTGTTGGTTCTGCTACACCAAAAGGACAAATATATGGAATCCCTAATGCAGGTGCAACAGGACCTAATTTACAAGGTATGGAGTCTATGAAAAAAGGTGGTTCTAAACTAACCGCTGTTAAACATTCTTGCCCTCCAGGTACAGTTAGATCTGCTACTGGTGGATGTGTATCTGAAAGACCAAGCTTTAAAAAAGGTGGTTCATCTTTTGGTATGTTATCAGTTAAAGCTGGTGTAGACAAAAATCCTAAAGCTACTGCAGCAGATAGAATAGCTGGTGCTAAAATGAGCAAAAAGAAAATGGGTGGTGCTACTAAAAAGAAATGCTAATAATGGCTGAGAAAAAAGATAAAAACTGGATTCAAAAAGCTACAGCTGATATTAAGAAAAGGGGTACAAAAGGTAAATGTACCCCTATAACTAAACCTGGTTGTACAGGTAAAGCTAAACAGTTAGCTAAGACTTTTAAAGCAATGGCAAAAAAGAAATAATTATGGCAAAGAAAAAAGAACTTCCAAAAGCAATGATGGGTAAAGCTATCAAAACTGTTGTAAGAGGTGCTAAAAGTATTAATGAAGGAATGAAAGCTGCTAAAACTACTTACAAAGCTAGTAAGCCTACAAGTACTGTTAAAAAATCTTTTTCAGATTGGGCATCTGCTGGTAAACCAGTTTCTGATAAAGGTGCTGCTGCAACAACCACAGCTATAAAAAATCCTGAAAAAGTTAAGATATCCAATAAAGCTAAAGCTACTGGTATTGCTGTTGGTACAGCTGCTGCTGTTGCAGGTATTTATGGAGGAACTAAAAAACATAGATCATTAAAATAAAATGTAATGTTAAACAGTACAATTGAAATAAAAGTTAAGCAGCGTCTCAATAAGCTTGATAGCCAAGATTACGACAACATCCAATGTTGGCAAATAGTTGAGGCATTTAATAAAGCTCAGGTAGAATGGGTAAGAAGACAACTTCATGGATTGAATCTTGTTAAAGAAGGTGATGAGCAAACTAATAGAAGAAAGGATGACTTACAGGTTTTACTTACCACAACTCAATTGACTCCTGTTAATAAACAAATTTTTTATTCTGCTGCTTTACCTACTAATTATTTAGCATGGAAGCGAGTAGATTTTACTGGAGAAAAAGGTTGTTGTGATAACCGGAGGATGATGATTTATCTTACAGAAGAATCTAATGTATCTGAACTTTTAAGAGATAAAGCAAAACAACCAAGCTTTGAGTGGGGGGAAACCTTTGCTACTCTAAGCAATAATAATGTTAATGTTTACACTAATGGGGATTTTACTATAGGAGCATTATCATTAATATATTATAGACAACCAAGAAGAGTAGAATTTTTAGACTGCTCAGATCCTTATACAAATGCTATTGCAGCTGCTGATATAACATGTGAATTTAAAGATGATATAATTGAATTACTAATTGATGATGCTACAGCAATAATAGCTGGAGATATTGAATCTACAAACCAATACAGTAGAAATTCTCAATCATCAGAAAAAAATAACTAATCATGCAAAGAATGTTAAAAAGGCCAATGGCTACAAAATCAAATGGTGAATATGCTTCTGCTCCAGCTGGAGGAAACATAGAATCTCTTACAGCAGCCTGTGTAAGTGAATTAATGAATGCTTCTACAAGTATTCATAAGTTACATTTAAAAATAACAGGTACAGGTTCATATGCTGCACATAAAGCATTGAATGATTTATATGATGCATTACCTGGACATGCTGATGATTTAGCAGAAAGTTTCCAAGGTGCTCATGAAAAATTATTATCCTATGCAGAAGTTGCTCCAAGAAAGTTGGATACAGTTGCTGATGCTATAGATTATTTAAAAGATATGTGTGATATGGTATGTAAGTTACAAGACAAAATGCCATACTCAGAAATTGTTAATGATCTTGATACAATCAAGTCTACAATGAATTCTGCAAAATATAAATTACTTTTCTTGAAATAATTTTGATTTTATAAAATCTTTCACTATATTATATAGTATTTATTTATTAACTAAAACAAAACAAAAATGAGTTATTTTAATCATGCATTTCAAAAATCCTTTGTAGGGGTAAATGCTTTATCTCCGGGTACACAAGGTTACACTGCTAAAGCAGGTGGTGTCTTAGGAACAACAGGAAACATTTTAACAGCTGGGCAGTATGCTTTTGTTAATCCAAAAACTTGGTTGATTCAACCAACTACTTTCAGTGGTTCAGGATGTTGTCCATTAATTTTGGCATCAGGTTCTTTATTTTCAAATGATAAAATTGGACCTTTCCACGGTGGTTATTTAGAGTCTAACAAGTCTAAAGAAATCAACCCTAAGTATGTAAGCAAATTTTACTTTGCTCCAGCTTGTCCAGCATCTCAAAATGTTATCCATGTAGGATATACTCCATTTACAGATGACCAAGTATTAAGTTTGACAATCACTAATGATGGTGCAAACATTGTTGATGGTGTTTATAATGAAATTGCTTTCTCTGGTGGTTCAGGTTCTGGATTCATTGCTAAAGTAACTGTTGTAGGTGGTCAAGCTACTGTAGTAGAAATTGTTAATGGTGGTACAGGATATGCAGTATCTGATACATTAACTTCTATTGCTGGTCAATTATTATCTAATGGTGGTGCTGTTACTGAAGTTATTTTAACTGTAGATACTGCTGGTGCTAAAGATAATTGTAAAAAAGATTTCTTATGTGGTGAAACTTATAACTTACGTTTAGATATTAAAGGTTCTCCTGCATTAAGATTCTTAAATCACAATGCTTACTTAACATTAACTGCTTACACAGGATGTTGCCCAACTGGAAACATTGTTCCAACTGCTGTAGATGCTACTGAGGTATATATTAAATGGGCTCAACAAATTGTTGATTCTCCATTAATTGCTCCTTTCATCTATCCTGTAGTTACTGCTGAGAATAATACATTATGGTACAAACCAGGATCTGATTTAACAGGTGTTACACCTCCAGCAGGTTATACAATCGGTGGTACTTGGGATAATTATGTATCTCCTGGTCACGTTGTTGGTCAATATGCAGGTATCACATTATTTGGTGCTTATGTAGATACTAAATTTGGTGATTGTACATTCCAAGTTTCTGACTTCTATGAAAAAGAACCAGTAAGATTGTATGCTTCTGAAACTGACTTAAACGGTGACCCATGTACATTCCAAGGATTGTGTGTAATTACTGAGTGTCAAGGAAGACAAGCAAATGGTTTAGGTGAAACTGTATTGAGAGATGTAATTCTTTCAGAAAGATACAGACAAAACTTCTTCCATTCTGATTTCCGTATCCGTGAGATTACTCAAGGAAACCAAATGTTGAATGTTATTGATAGAGATTCATCTTACAATAGATTTTATATTCAACACCATGTTCCGCGTTTCAACAATGCATCTAGTACTTTTGATAATGATCAATACTTATTAGAGATTATTGTTGCATCTACTGTAACTCCAACTGATGGTGGACAAGGACAAGCTTTAAAAACATTTGTTGAAGCTTGGTTAAATGCTTGTGGAAATAACTGTGATGGTTTAGAAACATTTAGTTGTGGTACAAACTGTGTATCAGTTGTGAACATTCCTGAAACAATCAGATAAAAAAAATAATAAACTTTAAAAGGAGAGTGAGAGTTTCAAATTCTTCTCTCCTTTTTTTATTTTATAGCATATGGCAAATCATGTATTAAGTTTAGAAGTCCCAACTGTTATGAATACTTGTGTATTGAAAATATTTGATACAAGTATATATCAGACAAGTAATCCAAGTATTCCAATACTGTGTCCTAAATTACAAATTGGTGTACCAGGATTTGCTCATTCCGTAGAACTAAGTGCAACAAAGACACAAGACTTTGTAGAATTTGGTCATACAAATATTACAGCTTGTGATTTAGCTATACAAAAAGAAGGTTGCGGAAGTACATATTCTGATATACCGGATGGTGTATATAACATTACCTACAGTGTTTCTCCTAATGATCAAGTATTTGTACAGTACAATCATTTAAGAATTTCAAAAGCATTAAACAAATATGAAAAAATCTTATGTAGCTTAGAAGTTGCTGCATGTGATCCACCAGCTAAGGTTAAAGAAAGGCTAGAAAGATTAAGATTGATTAAAATGTATCTTGATGCAGCAAAGTCTAAAGTAGAATTTTGTCATGAATCTCAAAAAGGTATGACATTATATAACTATGCTTTAAAACTTTTGAATAAATTTGAATGTAAAAACTGTTAATACTAATTTAAAAACTAACTATTATGACATGTTCAAATTGTGGTGCAAGACTATCTTGCGGATGCCAAAGAAAAACTGCTAGAGATGGTAAAGCTTGTTGTACAAACTGCATATCATTTTATGAAAAAGGTTTAACTTCTAAACCTACAACAACTACTACAACAGGTTCACCAACACTAACTGTACAAAAAAATGTATGGGGTGCAAACAGATATGTGAACACAATTAAAAAATAAACTATCATGGCAGTAAGACCTAAATGTTACATATTATATCCAGTAAAAGATAATCCTGCAGAATTACAAGAAATTTTGTATTGGTCTACTATTGATGTTGTTGACACTAATAAATTTTTTAATTTTGATGTTACAATAAGTGGTGTATATGGTGGAACTTATTATGTAGTATTAAATCCTGATCAAAGCAATTGTCCTAGTCCTTCAGAAGTAGTTGTTACAGGTGAACCAACAGCAGTGGCTGAATATTGTTATTATGTAACATCAGGTGCTATTACTTATGTTAATACAGATGATGTATTATCTTCAGCTGCGGGTCCCACAAACATATGTACTAAAATTATACCACAAGTTTCTACAACTAGTGGTACACCTGCTATAGTTTTTAATGGAGAATGTGTTGAAGGACAACCATGTGTTAGTCAACCAACTTGTTACTTGTTAACAAATTGTGCGGATCCTTTAATTGTTATTCAATCTACGTCTTCTGCTTTAGAAACATTATGGGCTCAAAATAAAATTGTAAGTCTTGTTGGTGAAGATGGTTGCTGGACTATAAGTAAAGCTGAGTCAGTAGAAGATTGTGATTGTGCAGTTTCTGTTGTTGTAAGTAAATCATATGCTGCATGTATTGATTGCCTTCCTGTAATTGCTTATAGAGTTACTAACTGTGAGACAGGTGAAGTAAAATTTACTGAACAAGATTTATCTGCTTACGTAGGTAGAACAATTACAGATTCAACATGTGGTGGATGCTGGAGCATTGAGCAAATAAATATTAAGCCTCCTACAACATCAGTTATAACTATTGAAGAAAACTTTAAAAATTGTGAGATATGTTTGAGAGAATATTGGATTCTTACAGACTGTGAAGGTTTTGCTGCGCCAATTATCACATATACTAACATGACAACTTATGTGGGTAAAGTAATCAATCTTGTAAATAATCCAATATGTTGGAATGTTGAAGAACACACTTTACTTACAGGACAACTAAGTGTAGAGATACAAATAGCTGCTGAATTTGAAACTTGTATTGATTGTAAACCAGAAGCAGAGGTTGGATGTATCAGAGTAACAAATGATTCTGCAGTAGCAAAAACATATCAGTATTATATTTATGATGATGGTGGTGAAATTTTGGAACCTCAGTTTACACTTGAACCAAATGAAACAAGTGATAAATTCTGTAGTGCTGGCTGGGTTATTCCAATTGATCCTGTAACAGACATTGTTATAGAATATGGAGCATGTATTGATAATAGTCTTATATTATCTTCTGGTATAACTTTGTTTAATTCTAATCCTTGGGTTTGTCCAGTACAAAGAACAGGTAGATTAGTAGAACCAGGTTATACGGTTCCTGCCTGTACTCCAGATAAATTTGAATCTATTTCTTGTAGAGCTGCAGAAATATTATATCATAGAGTTCTTACTGAAAGATATGGTATTTCAAATTGCTGTCCGGAAGAAGATGAACAATCTTTAATAAGAAAAGAACTTATTGACTTAGCATCACTAAGAGACAAGTCTATAGTATGTAGTATTTCAACAGACTGTTGTAGTAATCCATATTGTAATTAACAATATTATTTTGTATATTATATTAACTAGTATTAATTATGAAACCATTAAATTTAGATAATTCTCCATGTTCTCCAGTATCTAGTAACTGTGTTATCTGGCAAGGACCAAATATAGACTGTATCAGTTTATGTACAGGAGATAGTATATCCACAGTAATATATAATTTAGCTACTGAATTATGTACAATCATGAATCAGTTAGATCTAAGTAATTTAGATCTTACATGTTTACAGGTTGGTAATAATCCTCCAGATACATTTAGTGAATTAATACAGTTATTAATTAACAAAATATGTAATGCTGGAACTGGAACACCGGGGCCTGCTGCACTAACTGACCCGTGTCCTACTAACTGTATTGTTCCTATAGCAGATTGCTTTAAGACATCAGCAACACAAACAACAATGTTGTTGCTTGATTATGTACAGATGATTGGTGAAAAAGTTTGTAGTCTTGTTGATCAGATAGGTACTATAAATACTTCACTTACCAATATTGATAACAGAGTAACTATATTAGAAAACTTACCACCTCCAGTACCATATGTATTACCATCTTTTATAGTAGACTGTACATTAAAAGATAATCCAGATGGTGTATTAGCGGGTACTTCACATAATTTAGAGGTTATACTTACAGCTTTAGTAAATGATGATACTCATGGTTATTGTGCTTTATTAAGTTCTTTAGGACAACCAGGGAATGTATTTACAGCTTATAAATTTCAAACTAATACTTCAGCTGGTCTTTATGTCCCTACTTTAGCAACTTCACCATCACTATTCAATTGCGGTACAGCAATGCAATCAGAATATAGTTCTTGGATTGGTACACCTCAAAATTTAAGTGATAGTTTTATTAACTTATGGATTACTGTTTCTGATATAAGAAAAGCTCATAAAACATATGAAGTTGTTGCAGGTAATACAAGTGTAAATGTTGCAACTACCACAGCTACTACAGGATGTGGTAATAAAGATACTGTAACTGTATCTGCTAATTTACCTATTGTAGCTGCTGGAGATAATATTACAGTAACACCTACTACAGTTTCTAATGTTACAACATATACTATTGCTGGTAAAGAAGCAATTGTAGCAGCAGGTGATAATATTACTGTTACATCTGCAGTGGGTCCTAATCCAGGTGATACAACATATACTGTAAATGGAGCAGAAATAATTGTAGAAGATACTTCTGCAATTGATATGACTGTTGTTAAATTACCAAGTACTAATCAGTGGCAAATAAAAACGGCTATTAAAGATACAGGTTGGCATTATCTTTTGGGATTTTCTCAGTATGACAACGCTTCTAGTGTAGCAAGACCACAAGCAAGAAGAGTTGGTAACGTAATATATTTTAGAGGTGTTATTCAGATACCTATGGGTAATGCTGACAATGGTCAAGCAGGAACTGCAATAGGAATTGATAAACCAGATGCATTTCGTAATAATATGTTTTGTAATGTGCTAGATCAAGCTTACACTTCAGATCCAAATGCTTGTGCTATATATGAAGGAGGAAGTACTACAACTTTAATAAATAATGGTGAGTCAAAAGTTCATGCAATGCAAATACGTTTTGCAAGAGGTGGTAATGTATTACCTCCTGAAGTTTTAGCTTCTGGTACAATTGATAATAGTTTTACACATGGTAATAATCATTTAATTTATCGCGGAATTGAATTTAGTGGTAATGGTGTATTTTTAACTGGTGTAGGTTTACCGTTTACAGGCTCTATGTCAGGTGGTACTCCTGGATGTATATTAGGTTTTAACACACTTATAGCTACAGAAAATTTTTCACTTAATTATCTAGATTTTTCATCTAAAAACAGAATGTTTGTTAGTAGAATTAAAACAGGTGAAGTTGTTCCTTTATATGATAGTCAACTTGTTAGTACAAGTAATACGGATACATCAAATGCTCCAACAGCAGGTTTAGCATATCAACCTAATTTAGTCGGATCATCTAAAACTTGGCCATTTAGTTGTGATGCAGCAAATGCAGGACAAGTTGGTGGTTTTAGATTCAGATTGGACGGTTTGATGTCATTTTTAGCTCCATGTAATACTTCTGATTCAACATTATCAGTTTGTTCATGATAATAAATACAATGTGTTAAATGAAAAAAAATTGTAAAAATTGTAAATGCAAAAAGAAGGTGGTTATTCCACCTACTCCTTGTGAGTATGGTGGAAACTGTCCACCTGCACCAGACTGTGAACAGATATTTGATCTTGATTGTGTTAACTATACAGGAGATCCAATAGTTTGTAATGGTGAGGTGCTTGTGGAATCAGGAGAATCATTACCTACTGTATTAACAACACTTGTAGATACAATCTGTAATAAAAATTGTGAAATAGATATTGAGTTTAATTTTCTAACAGGTGGTGTATATGTAGGTTCATCATTGGGTTTTGCTATTACAGGGGGTACACCAACGTATACAATAAAACCTTCGGTAGTACAAGGACCATTTACTGGTATTACAATTTCTAATTGTTCAAGTTATGAAGAAGGTACAAGTTCTGATTGTTTTAATCCTGTAGGACAAGGAGGTATGGGTTTCTATGTTGTTGTATATTGTTTACCTAATAAATTTTATATTGGTGATAATAATACAAATAAATATTCTGGTACTATAAGAATTGAAGTAATAGATGCTTTTGGTTGTAGTCATGATTTCTTTTATACTGTTGTTATTGATGAAGAAGATTGTCAATATGAACCAGAACATAATTAAAATAAAAAATGGAAAGTAATTGTAATAAATGTAATGTATGTAACTTTGAAACGTGTAACTGTGAAACAGTTAGACCTTTTGAAGTAATTTGCCCTACACCAAATAAGTGTAATGATGCAGAAATGTTTAATGCTCTTTGCTTTGAATATACTACAGCTGATATTAAGTGTGGTACTAAGAGTATTATATTTGCAAACAATCCATTATCACAAATACTATCTAATATAGTAGAATTTTTATGTAAATGTAATTTAGCAGTAACTATTAATTTATCTTCTACAGATGACTTATTATTAGAATCTGTAGTTACAGGTGGTACAGCACCTTATACTTATCAATGGTCTGCAAATCAAAATTCACAGTATGCTGGTCATTTACTTCCTCCTGTTGTTGCTGACGCATCTTTACTTTTAGGTCTTAATGTTAGTGTTGAAGAGGGTATTGATAATTTTTTTCAAGGTACATCTGGAAATAAAATTTATAAAACATTAATTAAACTTAAAGTTACAGATGCAAAAGGATGTACAGCAGATGCTTATTATACAATTGCTAATTCTGAAACTTATACATTAGACTGTTCATCAATAACAAATAACGGAACGCTTACAAACGGAGTAGCAGCAAGTGGTGTGTCAAGTGTGATTTCTTATAGTGGAGGAAATGGTGGACCATACGGTGAACAAACAGTATTGTCTACTGGAGTAAATAATTTAATTGCTACTTTACAAGCTGGTACTTTTGCAAATGGAAATGGAAGTTTAACATTTACAATAACAGGTACACCATATGAAACTGGAACAGCTACTTTTATAATTTATCTAGCCGGTCAAACATGTACTATTAATAGAACTGTAGTATAGCCAGTTAGTTTACAATTAAGATAATATATTATGAGTAACATTCAAAAATGTAAAAGTTGTAAAGGAAATTTATTTACAGCACCACAACCATGTATTACACAAGAGTGTATTCAGAATACTAAATGTTCTGAAATTATAGATTCTGCATGTATTGCATACTCTGGTCAAGATTTGTTATTGTGTCAGGAGTATAAACTTATATTACAAAATGATAATGTAGAAGTAGCCCTTCAGAAGCTTTTTACTGCAGCTTGTGAGAATTGTGCTATGTCAGTATCAATAAGTGGGATTGAGGGTAGCTATCCCTCTCTTACAGCAGCAGTAACAAATGGAACAGGACCTTATACATATAATTGGTCAATAGCTCAAGGTCCTTTTGTAGGACATGATATATTAGGTGACACTGATCTTAGTACTTTAGATTTAGAAACTATTGGAGCTAATTCTATTTTAGCAAATTATCCATATCCTTGTGATTATTTAGTTTTAACAAATTATGGTACAACAGATAAAACTTATCAGTATATAAATTGTGATAATGAACTAATAACACTTACATTAGAACCTGATGAAACAATTCCTGAACCTATTTGTGTATATGAGTGGCTTATACCTTTAGGACCAACTGATGCAGTTGATAAATTCTTAACTATAAAAAATAACAGAACTGTTGGAACACCAGATGTTTCATATAGCCTTATTGACTGTGATAACAATACTTTTTCTTTTACCTTATCAGCTCAATCTTCTACAAGTTTATGTGTAAGAAAATGGTTATCTACTTTAACAGTACAAGATGTAATTACTTATGCTCCAACAATATGTGATCAAAGAGAAGTGATAAAGTCAACTGTTGTTAGGTTAGATGTAACAGATTCAAAAGGCTGTAAAAAATCTGTTTACTATGATTTCTCTTGTGACTGTTATGTTCAAACACAAGATCCAGAAGGTGTGTATACAGAATATTTAGGAGGTAATTTACAATTCACGGATTATCCTTACCCTGGTATAAATTTTCTTGATAGAGATGATACAACAATTACTTGTTCTGAGTTAAAAAGTTTTGGATGTATTAGTCCAACTGTGAGTTTTAATGATGCTTATAGAGATTTGAGAGATGATTTTATTAAAAATGTAAATTGTATAGTTACAGGAAAACAGGCCAAAGTTAGTCCTGAAGTACAATGTTCAAATTTTATACCTTTAGACTACACTACATGGGATCCTAATGGTATTGCTGATCAAACAATAGTTCGTAAAGGAAGATTAACTACAGTTAATCTTGATTTTGGTTGTCCACAATATACTTATTGGAGTTGGAGTAACATAAAGTTTCTTTCTTTAAATGGTGATAGAATAGTTGATAGATTACCAACTGTAAAAGATCATATGGTAACATTAGCTCCTGTTACTTTAATTTCTCAAATACCAACTGTTGGTATGCCTGGTGAATATTTAAGATGTGATGAAGATAGTAACCTCTATGCTTGGGATCCTACTATAAGTCAATTTAGTTCTGCTTTAGGAATGGCAATAGAGAATACCATTCAAACCTTTAAAAGAGCAAGAAGAGATGCTCAGTCAAAAGCTTTTGGTGAACTAGTTATAGCACAAGAAACATTTTTATTAGCTGCAGATACTCTTGCTTTACATAGATATAAATATGAATTAATTTAATTGTTATGGATCCATTTGATTATAAATATTATAAAATGATAGGTAATACATGTGAAGGTTATACACCTGATGTAAATCACCTTAATGTAGATGAGTCATATACAACTTTTAGAGCAACACTGGCTGCTTATAGAAAAGCTTTACATGAATATTTATTAACAACTTTAGTCAATAAATACTTTGATCCAAATAGAAATTTTTGTACTGATTGTATTAGTCTAGTAGATTTTGGAAAACTTATTGATCATGTACAAGGACCAAACGGTCTTATTATATACTTTGATGAAGTATTTGGTAATGTTGAAAAAAGATTTTGGAATTCATTATATCTTCCTGGAAATCCTGATAAACAATCTGGTATAATAACTTATAACAGAACAAGAGATATATACTATCCATCAGGTCAAATTCAAAGCTATACATTAGTTGTAGATTATACAAATGCTCAAGTATTAACAAAAGAATTGTATAAAGAATATAGAACAAAACTTGGAGTATTTTTACAAAAACTAAAAGAGTTTCATTACATGAGTATGAAGATGTCTTTTCCTGTATTTACCCCACCAGTCTAATTAGTTGCAGTTTGTTGGTTTATCTTCAACTAGACATACCCCTGCACTTGTAGGGGTTTTGTTTTATAGCTATATTTGTTAAACTAACTAATTTTTACTATATTATTATGAGAGAGTTTAAGAAACCTGACTTATCAGCACCAAGATATAGACCTGAAATACTTACACTTTTGGATAAAGAGTTTTTTGATAGCTTTAAAAAGAAATATCCTAAGTATAGTACTTATGATAATAAAGCTTTAAAAAACATTGCTAAAGCATTTAATAAAGCATTATATACAATGGTAATTGACAATAGAGATGGAGTGCAAATACCAGAACAGATAGGATGGCTTTTTATAGGAACATGTCAACATAGTAAGAAGAAGAACATTGACTTTGCTAAATCAAATCAATATGGTGTAGAAGTATCTAATAATAATTTTGCTACAGATGGAAAGTTAGCAAAGATATTTTTTACAAACTATGCACCAAAGCATAAAATAAAAAATAGAGAGTTTTGGAGTTTTACAGCATGTAGAGATTTTAAAAGAGCAGTTTCTAAAACATATCCTGAAAATTGGAATATGTATTTGGTAGTAGAAAATACAAAAGCAATTAAAGAAGTATATCAGAAATTGCAGTATGAAAGAATAAATAATAAAGAAACTCTAAAAAAATTAGAGACTTATAATGAATTTGACTTATGACTACAGTAGGAGAAGCAATATCAAGGGTTAGGAATACACTAAAGGCCGTTAAAGAAGATGCCTTCTTGACTGATAGAGTAATCTATTACTCTATTATAAAGTATGGACAGACTCTTCTTAAAAGAGAAGATAATCAATATAGATTGATGCAGCTGAGTAATATATTTTCTGTATTACCTTATGTAGAATTAATAGATGTTGATAAAATAGAAGCTGGATGTACTGGTGTATATTCAGGTTGTTACTTTAAAAGAAGTAAAGAAAAAATTCCAGATATGCTTTCCGGTATGTTTGGACCAATCATACGTACTATATCTTCAATAGATGGTTCAGAAATTATCTTTAGAACTAATCCTGGTACTTGGGTTTCTATAACTAAATCTACTACATTTAAGTATAATAAAAGAAAATATTTTTGGTTTTTAAATGGCTATTTATATTTTCCTAATTTGATTTGGGAGGCTGTAAGAGTAGAGGCTATGTTCCAAGGAGATAAAGGAGATTTTTTATGTGACCCTGAAGATCAGTGTAAGCTTAAACAAGATCTTTCATTACCATTTCCAGAATATTTATTTTCTGAAATTGAACAAATGGTTGTGAAAGAGTTAGCAATGTCATTACAAATTCCTACTGATGGACCAGATGATGGTCAAAATACTTTAAGATAATGGACTTTAACTATACAATAAAATACAGAACATTTGACCAGTTGATGGAAGATGTTTTAATTGATCTACCAACTTTTGCATTGGAGAACATGATAGATCCTCAGCAGTTAATCAAACTAGCTAGAAAAATTAATTATGACTTAGGTTTGAGACTTAATCAAACTAAAGAAGTTGTATTGGATGTTTGTCATGGTAGAGTAAAATTACCAGATGATTTCTATGTATGGAATTTTGGTATGTCTTGTCGTGAAAGAACAGAGCATGTAGGCTATGATGGTAGAGTAGGTGGAACTAATATACAAGAGGTTCCTTTAGGAACTGTAAAGTATCAAGAGTTTCCTGGTGGTGTAGATTCATGTGCAGTTCAAACTGTTAACTGTAGAACATGTAATTCTAATCCATGTAATCATACAGCAGGTTGTGAACTTAATACACCTATTACAACCACAACTCCGGAATATGATCCTGAAAATCCTTATGGAAATACTTGTGTAGCTCCAAGAGTATTTATGAATTGTAAAGGTGAGTCATATGAATTAATACAAGTTGTTCATGCGGGACTTACAAGAAAGTACACTACGCTTGTGCAATTAAGAATGAAGCCAAGTCAAAACATAGAATGTGAATGTCCTAACTTGTATTACAATGGACCGGATGAAGGATGGCTTAAAAATGGTTTCTTATTTACTACTTTCCAAGATGGTCATGTATATGTAAACTATCAAGGTGAACTTATTGATGATGATGGAAACATTATGGTTCCTGATCACCCAAGACTTAATGATTACTATGAGTATGCATTTAAGAAAAGAATATTTGAAAACTTGGCACTTAATGGTGAAAATATTGGTCAAAGATTACAGATCATTTTACCTGAATTAAAAGATGCTAGAGTAAATGCATTAAGTTTTATAAATACTCCAAACTTCAAAGAGATGGAGCAACTATGGTGGACTAATAGAAGAGCACAGTATTCTAAATACTATGATATGTTCAAAGCTCCTACAAGAGGAAACTATGCAAGATTAAACTATAATACTAAAGTGATATAATATGTCAAACATGCAAGATACTTCTCAGAATATTACTGACAGTTTCATAAAGGGTCTGAACAAAGATTCTGATCCTTCTTATGTAACTGAAGGAATGTGGACGCATGCTATAAACATGGTCAACAATTCTAAGACAGGTAGAGTAGGTTCATTATCTAATGAGTCTGCCAATTATATTTGTTTTGAATCCGGTAAATTTTTTCCACCACAGGTTAAAGAAAAATATGTAATTGGAGCAATCTATCTATACTCCGATAAATGGGTCATTCTTACAGCAGGTCATAATTCACTATGTCAACCAATTAATTCTGAAATAGGATTATTTGAAGAAGAGAACTGTGTTTACAGACCAATTGTAATTGATCCTTGTTTAAAGTTTGACAAGAGATACTTAATATCAGGTACTTCTAGAGAAAGAGAAGACTGTACTTGGCAAATATATTGGGCTGATGGATTAAACCCTGATAGGTTTTTAAATATTGGAAATTCTAAAACTTGGCCATCATTAGATAATCATATATTTGGTGGGGCAACAGGAGTTATGGCTAATTACTATTCTCTACTAGGAACTAGTACAAAATCACTTTGGCCAGGTGTGCAATGGAATGAAACATGTAAGATCATTAATGACTGTAACATATGTGAAAATGTTAATACTCTTGATTGTGAAAGAATAAGATTAGCTAGACTGATGACTACACCATGTCTTAGATTAAAGTTAGGACAAACAGGTGGTACACTAGCTAATGGTAGTTACTTTGTAGTAATTGCTTATTTAATAAATGGTCAGAAGGTTACAGATTATTTTTCACAAAGTAATTATCAGTTTGTATATTCTCCTGATGATCTTGAAGGATCTTTAGATTTAGAAATTGAAGCTGATAGATTAAACTTTGATGAGTTTGAGTTAGTAATAGTAAGTTGTACTAATCAACAAACTGTTGCTAAAAGAATGGGTGTTTATTCAACAAATACTTCAGCATTATCTTTTGATCAAATTGATCCTTCTAATATTACAATCCCATTAGAACAATTACCATTAAGAACTCCGGTATTTGAAAGTAGTGATCAGATTGCAGAGTTAAATACTTACTTACTAAGAGTGGGTCCTAAATCTAAATTTGATTTTAATTACCAGCCTTTGGCTAATATGATTACAACTAAGTGGGCTTCTGTAGAATATCCTGCTAACTATTATATGAAAGGTGGTAACAAAACTAACTATATGAGAGATGAAGTATATTCATTTTTTATTAGATGGGTTTACAACACTGGAGACAAAACATCTTCATACCATATTCCGGGAAGAGCACCTAGAGACTTTACTCTTCCTACAACAGGAGTAATATTTAAAGAAACATCTACATTAAACGGAGATACAAATACTTTAACTACAGATGAAAGAGTATTTGAAATATATAACACTGCTACAGCTGATAATAACAATTCTTATATTGGTACTACTACTGATGATGGGGGAACTGTTATAGCAACAGGAGACATGGGATACTGGCAATCAACAGAAAGTTATCCTGATAATAGACCAGAAATATGGAATCCAAGTAGTTTATGTTGGACAGGAGCTACGGATAATTCTTTTGATTTGTGTGGTAAAAATATTAGACATCATAAATTTCCTGAAGATTTTATTAATGGTAGCAACACAGCTGATGTAATTAGATTTAGAAGTAATCCTACACCACAAACTAATGTAGGTAATGATTATTTCATAAGATTAATGGGTGTATTTTTTACAAACATACAGCTACCAAAAGATAATGATGGTAATGATATACCAGGAATTGCAGGCTATGAAATACTTAGAGGATCTAGAGAGGGTAACAAGACTATTGTTGCTAAAGGGATGGTTAATAACTATAGAACTTATAAAATTTCCGGTAATAATAATTACACAGGTCTTTATGCTAATTACCCGTTTAATACAATTACTCCTATAAGTTCAGCATTAGGTGGTAATGTTGCAGGTCAGTCAGATCCATTTATTAAAGCCGGGCTTGTAGCTACTGTACCTAGTGATATTATTAGTTTTCACTCACCGGATACAATGTTTAGAACTCCGTTCTTATCTACTCCTGAGTTTAAAATATATGGTCATTTACAAGGTTTATCAAATCAACAATTTGTTACTCCATCAGATCATCCTAAGTTTAAATTACTTTCAGATGCCACAGTTTTTGTAATGATAATATTTGGTCTTGCAGAAGCTATAATAGCAGGTGTCGGTAAAAGAACAACAGTGCAAGCAGGTCCTGCATTTCAAAGTTTAGTAGGGCCGGATATAACAGGTAAAGAAATTGGAGGTGGTGATATTAGTGGTGGTTCATCAGGTCAAGAAAGTATAAATGGTGCAGGTAGTGCTGCTATTTATAATGTTAATGTTAATCATCAACCTATTGTGGGTAAACCTTTAACTGGAGGAGATATATCAACAAAAGAAGATGAGTATACTGATTTAAGTAAAAATGCAGTAATTAGTAATGTTGCTGCTTTACAAACAGCAGTCACCACTTATAATGCAACAACAGGTGCCTTAGCTGATTTGGCTACAGCAGGATTAGTTGATGTATTAGGTACTGCATATCAAACATCAGCTACTACTAATTTAACACAAAAAGGAGCCGTGTATACAGCCCCTGAATTACATACAGAAATTGCTAAAACAAATTATTTACCAGGACCTCTTAGAATACTAGCAGCGGGTCAAAATATTGCAACATACTTTTCTCAAGGTGTAGACATTGCTCTTAAAATATTATATGCTGTAACATCTTATAAACCATTTGCTCTTCAAATGAAAGCTTATGGTTTTTATTCTCAAATGCAACCTGTAGGAAATACAGATACTAAAAGATTTACTATTGATGATGCTTTTTATTTAAGAGATAATATTCAACAAATGAGTAAGTATCTTGATAATACTAATACTTACAGATCTTATAGTATCAATAATTTAAAAAGACCAGCTACAGTTACATTAAGAGTTAAAAATGGTGCTAATCAAAATGTAGGTCCTAAGCTTTTAAACATTGATGAATCATTAGTTACATTAGGTACATTAAAACAAATTAGAAATCCTTCTGTTCCAAATTTTGGTATGAATGATACAGATGATCCTTTTAGTTTACCAATTGCAAGTCACTACGGAGCTCTTAAAGGTAGAGTTAGAAATCAATATGGACAGTTAGATTCTATTAAACAAATTACAATTTCTAATTGTGAACAAAAACTTAGTGTATCTAATGTTCAAGAAATAACAGCTGTAACTTGTAATTCTGTTAGTAAAAAAAGATTTGTAATTCCTAGAACACCAATATTTTTTGGAGGAGATACTTATGTAAATAGATACACAGAAAAAAATAACATGTTATTCTTTTTTGATTGGTTATATAGTCAGCCTGATGGTTTTGAATATAATTACTATTTAAAAAGTATGATTCCTCATCCAAGGTTTAGATTAAACAGTCAATTATATGATTCAAGTAATCTGGCAAGTTTGTTTACAGATTTTGCTAACTTTGCTGATAATGCTCAAACTCCTGGTACAGGTCCTTTACCTTCTAACTTTTATAATTTAGATTACTTTGAAGGTACTACTAAAAAATATGATTATGTAACTGATACCGCATCTAATTATCCTGGGTTTTTTATATGTAAAGATTCTTACTTTTACTTAGCAGCTTCTTCAATAAGAGACTTCTTTGTTGAGTCAGAAGTATTACTAGACTTTAGAAAGCAAGCAGATAACATTGGTAATAAGTTTTATGATCCTTACAGATATACTAATTACCAAGAGATGTTTGATATGAATCCAGAGATCATGGGTAAGAATTCTTTTTACCAATATGACTATTCATTAAGTGTTTCTAAATTATACAACCAGTATTTCTCATTAGGATCTATGCAGAGTAGATATTATAATCCAAATGTGTCTGAGTTATGTTATACATACTACCCTAATAGAATCATTTATTCATTACCACAACAAGATGAAGCAATTAAAGATAGCTGGTTTGTATATTTAATAAATAACTATAGAACATTTAAATCTCAAATTAGTGGAGTAAAACCTATAAACAAATCAGGTATTATGATCACTTTTAAGAATGATAGCCCTGTGATGTTCCAAGGTGTGGATACACTTAATACTGATTTAGGAACAAAAGTTACTATTGGGGACGGAGGATTATTTAGTCAACCTGGTCAAGCTGTAGCAAATTCTGATAAAGCATATGAATATGGTGCTTCTCAAAATAGATTGTCTGTGATATCAACACCAGTAGGTATATTCTATATATCTCAAGCAGCTGGTAAAATATTCTCATATGGTCAAGGACTTCAAGAATTATCTCAACAGGGGATGAAATGGTGGTTCACACTTTTCCTACCGTACAAACTAACAGTAGACTTTCCTTTATATCCTTATCAAGATAACCCAGTAGCTGGTATTGGATGTCAATCTGTATTTGATAATACTAACACTATATTATACTTCTGTAAGAAGGATTATCAGTTAATAGATTCATTCAAAAGAAGAACAACTTATGTGCCCTTAAAATCTGATGGTACAGGAGATTACTTTATAGTAGATAACAATCAGGCAGTTCAATATAGATTAGGTGACACTACTATATTTAGAGATGCTTCCTGGACAATTAGTTATGACCCTAAAAGTCAATTCTGGATTAGTTTTCATGACTGGCATCCAGATTTATTATTACCTACTAAAGATGTATTTATATCTACAAAAGGTGCAGGTGGTTGGAGACATAACTGGTTATGTGATTCTTATTGTAAGTACTATGGTGTAGACTACGCATGTGAAATAGATATTCCAATTGTGTCAGGTCAAACTATTACTACTACAAGATCTATTGAGTATATAATGGAGGCTTATAGAAAATCTGATAACTGTGTGGATTCACATCATGTGCTAGATTTTAACTTTGATACAGCTGTTGTGTATAACTCAGAACAAGTATCCGGATATTTAAACTTAAATTTGTATCCTAAAAATGATTTAATATTAGCTAGACAGTATCCAAAATTAAATCTAAATAATAATTCTTTTGATATACTATTTTCAAAAGAAGAGAATAAATATAGATTTAATCAGTTTTGGGATATTACTAACAACAGAGGTGAGTTCCCATTAGGTGGATCATATCCTCCAATAGGACAAGTTATACCTGATACAACAGTATTGATTGGTAACTATGCTGGTGAAACTACATGGATTACTGAACCAGATGGTTTTAGAAGAACACTTAATTTTAATAATTTAGATTATTCCAAACCAGAATTACAAAGAAAAAAGTTTAGACATTACATGAGTTTTGTTAACTTAAAGAAAAATAAATCTGGTAATACTAATATTATTTTGAAAATCAGTAATAGTAAAAATGAAACTTCTCTAAGATAATGTATAATAAAAAAGCTCTATCTAAAGCTTCAGCTGAGTTGGACAAAGCTAAAGCACCTAAGAAACCTAAAGATATGATCAATGATCCAATGGGTCAGTGGAAATATCCTGGATTACCAACTAGAATTCCTAGTAATGATATTACTATGAAAGGAGTAGGTTATCCTGTATTAGGTGTAGCCAATAATGGTCAAAGAAAGATAATGCTTCCCGGAGCAGACTACACTTTTCCTGGAGCAGATTATGTTGATGAATATCCACAAATGAGAAAAGGAGGAGCTAAGAAAAAAACTAAAAGCTTATCTGGTACTAATAAGTTATTCCTTAAATATCCATTGTTTGAGAATTACAAGAATAGAGTATATGATCCAACTGTAGATTATTATCAAGATGGTGGTGAATATGTAGAAGCAGAACTTACAGATGATGAAATAGAAGAATACAGAAAAGGTGGTTACATAGTAGAAGATATATCTGTACCAGAACTTAATCAAGCTCAGAAAGGAATAATATCTACTAAAGAACACACTGATAAAAAAGGTAACAAAACTATTAAGGTTCAGAAAGAAGATGGTACTGTATATACAAAAGTTATAGGTAAAGACGGTAAAGTTTTTAATAAGACTTTTGATCCTAAGAAAGACTCTTGGGCAACAGACCAAACAAAAAATCTATATTCTAAACCACAAGGTGCTGGTAATTATGCAGATGAATTTTTTACAGAAGCTGCTTTACTACCAGGTACTGTAAAGGGAGTAAAAGCTGCTGCTCCATTAGTAAAACAAGGTTTCAAAACAATGATGGCGGCTGCTCCATCATGGGCTCCAGGAGCTAATCTTGGAAACTTTCTTACCGCAGCAGGAGGTGTCATGGGTGTTAATGACTATATTGACCCAAACAGTGATGTAAGAAAGGCAACTAAGAAAGCTTATAAAAAGCCAACAGCGGATAATGTAGCAAATGCATTATATGAAAACACCTTAAATGCACTTAACTTTTCAGGTTTTGGTACAGGTAATAAAGTAAAAGATGCTTATAAATATGTTGATGATGTTGCTGATAAAGTTGCTCATGGTGAAACTATACTACCTTATGCTTGGAAAAGCCGAGCACAAGGTGTAACATCAGATCAAGCACAAGATATATATAATGCTATAAAAAATAAAAAACCACTTACAGAATGGCAACATGCTATGATTAGAGATTATGCATTTGACTCATCTCCATATACAGGTAGATGGGGTAATGTAGACGAGGTATTAAGATCTAAACTAAATAATTTGATAAAAAAAACAGGTGTTGATATGCCTGACGATACAGTATTAATAAGAAAAATAAATGCTGAAGATCCAAAACTATTTAATTTAAAAAACAAAACTATAAATTTTGGTGATAGACCTGTTTCATTTTCTGCAGGTAGAGGTGCAGATTATAATGGACCAAAAGATAGAATTGTTCTTAGTGGAAAAAATGCAAAAAAAGCTGGTAAAAATTTTATAAAAAATGAGCATTATACAGATTATTCTGATGAAGTTTTAAATAAAATACCTGAAGACTTGAGATCTTCTTATAAAAGCTTACCCGAACTTGTTTTACAAGAAAGAGAACTTATTGGTACAGATTTAAATTTAAGAAAAATTGGAAAAGTAAAAAATGAACTTGGGGGTCATGATTACATAATGAAACCTAAAAGTAGATTTTTTGAATCAGGTGGAGAAGTTGAATTAGAATTATCAGATGATGAGATTCAAGATTATATAAATCAAGGATACATTGTAGAAGAACAATAAACATAATAAGTTTATTTTGTAAATTAAAATTTAGTATATTATTTATATACCCAAGTTATGGAAAAAAGAAAAGTTAGAATTTACAAATCTCATGATGGAGAAGGTAAATACATAAATAAAACAAAGCAGTTTTTAGAAAAAGCTCAAGGAGGTATGGAGGTATCTGGTAGTCAAGATGATGTCCAAGAACAACTTGAGAATGTTAAGCTTTACATAAAAGGTTTAAAATCTGAAGATATTGATGATCAGGATATATATAAAGTTCTTGTAAGTAAGGGTATAAGAAAAGATATAGCTTCTTATTTATTGGAAGAAATTAATTCTGAAATTGAAGAGGAAGAAGCTGCTGCTGAACAAAAAGAAAATGGGGTTACAGAAGAAGGTACTGAACCACAGCAAGAAATGTCTCAAGAAGAAGTACCTGTTGAAGAAGAATCTGATCAAGGATTAGATTACTATAATTCATATGCGGATGAAGAAGAAGATTACAATCCTAATATGGAATACCAGTATGGTGGTAAAACATCTAAGAAAAACTTTACTAAAAATGTATTAAGCTTACTTAAAAAGCAAGAAGGAGGAGCTGAAAAAGAACCTGGTAAAGGAGAAAGGTTTGATACAATCAATGGAGATGTTTCTAAAAAATCTGAATTTGTTTCTAAAATAAAAGAGATTGCTGATAAAGCAGCTGTTGATGAGCTTTATAAAAAAATGATGGGTTCTAATAATCCTGAATTAATCCAAGGTGCTCAGAAAATTGCAGAGCAAAGAAATAAACCGCCTACGGGTACATTTCAAGAAGCACAGTCAGGTGGTCTAGTTGGTGGTGATAAACAACCAGAAATGTTCATGTATGGTGGAACAGATATACCATTCTATGAAGCTGATATGTTACCAGAAGCAAAAAGAGGTATTATATCTAGTAAAGCATATAATGCAAAAACAAAAGAAGAATACAAAGATTCTTTTGAAGGATTAAATCCATATGCTAAAACAGTTCACAAAAGAGGATTATTAGGAAGACCTAAACAGTGGACTGAATATTATTCTAAAGGTTCTGGTTCTAGTAAACCATTAACATCTGGTCAAGAAATTAAAGCTGCTTATGAAAAACAAATGGCAGAAGATAAATCTCTAAAGCATGGTGTTGAAAAAGATGTTTGGGATACTTTACCTGGTAAAGCAAAAAGAGAAATTAGAAGAGGAGAAAGACAATTAGGTAGAGAAGCTAGAAGAGGTGCTGACTCAATGAAAGAAGATGCTGCATTTAACAAAGGTGTTCATGCTGAATATAAGTATGAAAATCCAGAAGATTTAGCAAGAGATCAAAAAAGAAGTGATGATGCTTGGGATAAAGATAAATCTTTTGTGTCTGATATAGATTATGAAGGTGTACCATACAAAGACATCATTACTAAAAAAAGAGATCTTGGAAATGGAGAATACCGTTGGGATCCAGTAAATATTTTTGATAAAGTTTATGGTCCTGCATATAGTGATTTAGATAAAGCTGAATTACCAACAGTAGTGGATAAATTTAAGTATAAGGATCTGATTACACCAATAGATTTTGAGAATGCATCTGTAATGAATGAAAGAGATCAAGCAGATTCAGAGTTAATAAAAAATTCAGGTAGCATGAAAGATTTTCTAAAATTTCATGGTAATAAGATGCAAAATATACTAGATACAGAAGAAGAATACGGAGCTGATGAATTAGAGGAACCTATGTTACCTCAAACTTTTCAATTTAAACCTGGTAAATCTAAAGCTCAAGAATTTGAAAATTTACAAGAATATATAGAAAATAAAGAGCAGTCTGATTTTAAAAATCAAAAAAATGCATTTAGATATGGTGGTTTACCAAAAGCACAAACAGGACCTCCGGTTAAAAAACCTTCTGATCCAACTACTAACACTGGTGATTTATCAGGTATGTTAAAGCCTGCTTCAAATCCAAATAGTTTTATGGGAGCTACACAATCATTTCCAGGTGCACCTTCAGCTCCTGTTAATCCTGATGCTGGTAAAGTTAAAACAGTACAGATGGATCCTAATCAAACTAAGGGTCAAACAATTACTTCTGAAGATTTTGGTGATCCAAAAAATGATGATATAATTGCAGTTGATAAACAAAGAGCTCCTAGTAACTTTGATGGTGAAGATGCTGTTAATAAATTTAATGTAGGGGCAACTGCTGTAACAGGATTCTTAAACAATCTTGATTCTGCTAAGCAACAGAAAGAAATGTATGACAACAATTTTACTTCTGATAACATGTATGCTGCTTCTAACTCAAAAGACAGAGGTGATTATGTAGATTATGGTCAACAAGTTGGTCAGTTTAGATATGATCAAATGGGTAGTGACACTAGCGGAAGATTTGCTTATGGTCAAGAAGGTGGTTATATGCAAAAAGGTGGTAATACTAAAAAAGAAATACTAAAAGAATTTACAGATACTCCTGAGTTTAAAAGAGGTCTTGAATTAATGATGCAAAGAGAAAATACTGATAATGTTGATCCCTTCCTTAATGCAATGGAAGAAGCTGATTATAGTGAAGAAGATAAAACTAAATACCGTGAAGCAATTGGTGCCATGAATGATTCTGAGTGGTTAAAAATAGTACCTCAAAAAAGTGCATATACAAAAACTAATAGACACAGAGAATTACAAGACTTAATGAATAAAGCTTATGGTTTAGAAAGATATAATACTCCATATGCTGTAGGAAGTGGTGGTCCAAGAAGAAATGATCCATCATATTATCCAATGGATGAAAGAAGACCTACACCATTTGAAGATGGTAGAATTGATCCTAGAACATTAGAAGCAATTCAACCTGGTCCAAATGAATATGAAGGTATGCAAACAGGTGGTTATATGCAAGAAGGAGGATTTACTGAGGGAGATGAAGTTGATATGACTGAAGAAGAATTAGAAGAATTCCTTGCAAATGGAGGTGAAGTAGAATATTTATAATCTTACAACATGAGAGTTAGAATTAAAAAAGTACCGCAAGCTAGAACAGGTTACCAAGTACAAGGTTCATTAGCAAATGATGTACCAGCAATGGGTGGTGCAGACTATAATGCTTATATAGGTAAACCTAATACCCGCATCAGTAAATATCTTACTGCTGTTCCTAGAGAAGAAGCTAATCTTGAAGCTGAAGGAGGTGAGACTGTATATGGTGATATCAATGGAGATGGAATACCAGAACACAAAATCATTAAAGGGCCAAGACACTCTGGTGGTGGTGTACCATTAAATCTACCAGATGATACTTTTATATACAGTGACTTTAGAGGAATGAATGTAAAAGATCCTGTATTATTGTCTCATTTTGGTAAAGGCTCTAAAGGTAAAAAAAGTTATACTCCCGCTCAGTTAGCAAAGCAATATGATGTAGATAAGTATAGAAAAATACTTCAAGATCCGGATTCTGATAACATTGATGTTAGAACTGCTGAGTTAATGATTGGTAATTTTAATAAAAAATTAGCAGCCTTAGCATTAGTACAAGAATCTCAGAAAGGATTCCCACAAGGTATTCCTGCTGTGGCTAAACCATATATGGCTGAAAATAAACAAGATGAACAAACTTTTATCAGTCCTGAAATAAAAGACTTTGGTAATAAAGTTGGTCAGAAACTTGAGCAATCAGAACAACAAAATGTTGAAGAAACAGATGAATCAAATACTGAATTTCAAGATAATGAAGCTCAAGAAATGAATCAAGGTCAACCAGTAGCTATGCCCGAACAACAGTATGGTGGTATGTTTATTGGTGGTTTTGATTTCCCTTACTCAGATGATATACCAGAAGCTGAATATGGTATGGCTATGGGAGCTAATCCTAGAAACTATATGGGAAGACCTAAATCTCCTATGTATGCTAGAGGAGGTGCTTTAAGAACATACCAAGGTGATAAAGGTCCTAGTACAACAGGTCCTACAGGTGGTGCTAGTCCAGCTGGTGATGTATTAGATATTACCGGAATGGATGATAATCAAGCTGATAAAGCACGTTATGCATGGAAAAGAAAAAATCCAGATAAAGAACCATCTATTATGAAAGGTGGTAAGAAAATGAATTATAAAGCTCCAGATCCACAAAAACAAAAAACTGTAGCTGATCTTCAATCTATTAATAAAGTAGGTACAGACTTTTTAAAATCTGAGTTTAATAATAAAGATTCAAAAATTAGAGCTGAACTTATTAAAGAAACAAAAGAAGCTTTAAAGAATTCTGCTGCTTATGGTTCAAAAGGTGCTGGTAAGTATGGTGTATATAATAAGAAAAATTTTACTGATGACCAGATTGCAAGTAGTCTTATCAAACAAAAAGAAAGAAATGATAAGATTAAAGAATCGGGAATTGATATGGCTTATCTTGATAATGGTGCTAAAGGTTTTGGAAAATTTGAGGACTTGAAAAAAAGAAATCTTGTAAAAGATCAAGCTGAATATGATAAAATAAAAGATGAGTATACACAAAAAAAGTGGACAAATAAAAATGATATTGCTAAAGGTTTAGGGATTACTTTACCAACAGAAGAAGAAACTGTTTTAGAACAAGCTGCAACACATGGTGTTGCTAGAATGCAAGCTAAAAAAGTAAAAGGTGAATATAATAGTTTTGATGATGATACAACATACGGAATGGATACTTTTTTAGGTAGAGATGCTGCAAGTAGAGAAAGTAATACAGGTGCTGGAGATGAATCTGAGATGGCTAAATTATATGGTGATGAATATGCTACACTATCACCTATTGATGGTTATGCTGGTAATAGTACATTAGGTCATGGTGTAAGTCCTAATATGGATAAAGGAAAGTTTGAAGAAGCTCCTGGAACAGAAGAAGTGAAAAAAGAAGAAGTAGTAGAAGGTGATCCAGAACCAGGACAAGAAGAAAAAGAAGAAGTAGAACAAGAAGAAATAAAACAAGAAGTAGAACAGAAAGAACCTGAAATGTGGTTACAAGATAAATTAAATATTGGTAATGCCGCTATTGATTTATTTTCTGCTAAGAAATATTCTCCAATGGGGGCTCCAAGAGTAGATTTACAAACACCAAAACCTACTTTTATGGATCCTACTAGAGAACTTGCTGCTAATGCTGAACAAGCAAATATTCAAACTGCTGGAATGGCTCAGTTTGCAGGACCTCAAGCTTTGTCTGCTAGATCATCATCTATTCAAGGACAAGGTGCTAAAAATGCAGCTGATGTATTAGCTAAATATAATAGTGCAAATGTTGGAATTGCTAATCAGTTTGAGCAAAGTAGTACTGCAATTAACAATCAAGAGGCTGCTCTTAATCAAGCTAATCAAAGTAAAATGTATGATCAAAATACAATTGCTAATCAACAGTTTGATAATAGTAAAATGGCATTAAAAAATAATCTTCTTAATCAAACTAATGCTGGTATTACTAATAAGTACAAAACAGATGCTTTAAATCAAATGTATCCACAACAGCAAGTTGATCCTAGTGTTGGTGGTAAAGTAGAATTTGATCCAAGTAAAGCTAGACAAATCAAACCTGAAACTGCAGGAAATACTGAAGATGATTATTACAAAGAATGTTCTAATCGTTATAAAGATGAAGCAACAATTCAAAAATGTGTGTCTGAAAAATTGAAAAACAGCCCTTCTGGTTCTGGAGATAATAAGCTTGAAGTATTGAATGCACAATTTGGTAAAAAGCAAAGTGGAGGTTTTGTTTATGGTGATATTACTTATCCATTTATATTATAAACTTAACATGTTTATGATAAACATAAAAAATTTATAGATTTACAATAGAAAAAAAAACTATGGCAACATATATACAAGGTGTAACTGACTACATTCCAGATTATCAAACCTTTCAACCTGATTTGAATTTCTATGCTCATGTTTTGCAAACAAAACAAAACCAGTATGACTCAAATTATAAAGCGTTAAATAATTTATATGGTGAGTTGTATCATCAAAGAGTTACTAGAGATGATAGTACTAAAATCAAAGATGACTATTTAAAAAAAGTTGACTATGAATTAAAAAGAGTTAGTGCTTTAGATTTATCTCTACAACAAAATGTTGACCAAGCAACACAAGTATTTAAGCCTCTTTATGAAGATGCTCACTTGATGAAAGACATGGCTCTTACCAAAAACTATGACAATGAAAAATCAAGAGCTGTTGCATTAAAAAATGCTAGAGATCCTAAAGTTAGTTCTGGTTATTGGAATACTGGTATTAAAGATATGGACTATAGATTAGAAGAATTTAAGAATGCTGCTAAAGAAGATGTTCTTAGTTTTAATAATATTACTTATACTCCAAATGTTGATGCTTTTCAAAAGTATAAAGACTTGGCAAAAGAAATGGATTTATCTGTTGATATAACTCAACCAGATAAGTCTGGTATGTATTTGGTGAGACAAAAAAATGGAGATTTAATATTACCAACTATACAAAAAATGTTTTTATCAGCTTATGCTAGTGATCCATCATTACAAGCTAAGTATGCAACAGAGGCTTATGTTAAAAGAAAAGATGAGATTAAAGGTAAAGCTGAAAAATATAAGGGTAATGAATTATTAGCAGAGCAAGAATATTTAAAAGAACAGTATGTAATTTTAAAAGATTACACAAATGAAAAAACTAAGACTTCTGAAGAAGTATTAGATGCAAATAAATCTAAAGCTAACATAGTTCAAAATGATATTGATTCAGGAAAGGTAAATGTGAAACAACCAGCTTACATGGAAAGAATCAATCAAGCATTGCAGGTTGATAAAATTGTTTATGAACACAACTCTAAGTTAAATGAGCAAATTAACAGGGGTAACTCATCTCCATATACAGACACACCTACTCCTACAGTAGATGGCTTAGATTTAGAAAATATTGAATTGGCAAGAGAAATGGTAGACTCTAACTTAGCTGCATATTTAGCTGAGAAAGATATATTACTTAACTCAGATATTTTTGCTAAGAAAGATATGATTCTAGACTATAAGGTTAATCCATTAGGTTTAGAACAAGTAAGACATTCTCATAACATGAGTAGAGATGCTGCTAATAATTCAGCTGCAATTGCTAGAGATAACATCAAATTTCAAAGAGATATAATGTTAAAAAATGCGGATGCTGACAATGTAATTCTTAAATATAAACTTGAAAATGGTTTTGCTGAGCTAAATGAAAAGGGAGAAGTTGTTCCAATAGGAACACCTGGTCAATCTCTTGAAGAAATTGAAGCCGGTGATACAGCTATTAAAAATATTGGTATTCTAAAAGATAACAGAAATTTATTTTTAGAAGATGCTGATAAAAATGCTGGAGAATACTTTAACCACTGGATTGATAATATCAGAAAAGGAATTGATTCAAAAGAAATTAAGAAAGCTGACTTAGCTTATTTACTTGGTCAAAATAATAAATGGGTTGATAAGATTTGGGAAAAATATAATAACCAAGCAGATACTCCAGAAGGAAGAAAAAAATTAGTTCAAGAATTAACATTGGGTTCAAAAATGTTTGATTTAAAGAAAAGAATGGATACTTGGGCTGAAAAAAATGATGCTTTGACAACATCTGAATCATACAACTCAAACCCATTAGCATTGTTTAAGTTAGATCAAGTTCAGCTTAAATATTCTGCTCACATGCAGATTAAAAAAGATAATGATAGTAGAATACAAAAACAGTTATATGCTTCATTGGGTGAAACTAATTTATCAGATAAAGCAAAGTATTCAATTATTGATGCTTATGTAAAAAAATATGTTTCTGGTAAATTGTATAATGATGAAGATTTTGATGATTATATAGAAGAGTTCTTAGATAAAACTGGAGAAGGTAATAAAACTTCTGTAGTAAAAACAACTTGGAAAAATACTGAAATGAATGAAGCAAACGCTAGATTTGCTCCAGGACCAACTAAAACAGTTAATAAAGTTCCTTTTGCTCAAATATTATCAGAAGCATATGATAAAATTACAACTAACCCTAATCATAAATTAGGTTTGTTATCATATAGAAAAACAGATATTGATATTAATACTGGTAGAGCTACTTTAGCAGCTAGACCTTCATCTGTTCCTGTTAACCTTGGAAGAAGAGATGAGAACTTAACAAGCTTTAAACAGTTTGTTCAAGATATCAAAGGTATTAACTTCTTAAATGATCCAACAAATTTTAGAATATCTACAAAAGGTAATGTTTTAGATTCTAAATATGATTCTGATTATTTAGCTGAGAATCAATCTAATTTGAAGAAATTAAAGAATATGATGTTTGATTTAGCAGCACTGTCAAATAATAAGGCTCAAAAAGATAAGCCTGATATATTCAAACTTATTCAGCATCAAGTAGGTATGGAAGATAGTGGTTTAGGTGCTATGACAGTAGGTAATATACCACAATCTGTTATAGACAAATACTTTGATAAAAAAGAAGATGCTGCAATCATAAATGAGATTAAGGCTAATGGTATTACTTTCATGGCTCCTCAATCAAACTGGAAAAATAATTTATATCAATCTAACAAAACAACACCTACTGAAGCTATAATGAACACCGGAAAAGGTTTGAGTTATGTAGATCCTAGTTATGGTCATAACTATGTAGTCAGAAGAGATAATGTAACTGGTAATTATAGTATTACTGGTAAAATAAATTCTATTGATGATAATGGTAAATTCATTGAATATTCATTAAATGAAACAGTTCCTTATGGAAATAACATTGATACTAAAATGTCTGAAATAATGATAGACATGCATAACACTAATGTAAAACTTAAAGAAGTTTATACAAATTTTCATAATCTTGAGGATACTCAAAAGAAAATGAATATGGAAAAAGCATTTGGTAAAAGTTTCAAAAACGCAGGACTAAAAATTATATAAAAAATGGCTAAGACTATAATTAATTCTGGCTCAGGTTTAGATTTAAAGAATGCATCTATTACAAATAAGGTAATAAATATTAATGATGCTACAGCTGGTATAACACCAAATAAACCTGCTATTGCTACTAAGTCTGTTAATCCGGTTGAAGATTTAAATGATCATGTACAAGGAGTAATACAAAAACAAAAAATGCTTCAGACTACATTGCGTGATGACAATGAGTATGGTAAGACATTTACATTTGATAACAGTCCTTCTAGTGCATCATTTAAAGCTAGATATAAAGGTTATGGTCAAGATACTTATAACAGAATTGGTTTTGATCCACAAGTAAATAATGAAGCTATTTACAATCAAAATACAAGCACATTTGATGACATGGGTAGATGGTTGAAACATTCTGCCGCACCAATGTTAGGATTAGGATTTTTAGCACCTATACATTCCTACGGTAAGCTCCTAGGTTCTGGAGATGTAGGAGCAGATAGACAAGAAGCAAAAGATTATGAATACTACAATTCCATTGGATACTCAAGTAGAGGTGGTATAGGTGGATTTGCTACTAACTTATTAAACTCTGTTTCTTACTCCGCGGGTATATTACTTGAAGGTGCTGTAGAAGGAGCTATGGTTAGTGGTGCTATTGGAGCAGCAACTGGAGGAGAATTAAATCTTCTTGGTGGTGCGTTAGGAGGTATGAAAGCTTTAACTAAACTTCCTTCAGCATTATTTCAATCTGCTAAGAACATTGGTAAAATTACTAAATCTCTTCAGGCATTAAAAAATATAAACAATGCTAAGAACTTTTGGAATACTGCAGGAACAATAGGTAAAAAAACAGCTGAATTTATAAACCCATTTGAAAATACTTTAGATGCTGTAAAGTTATTAAAAGAAACAGATGATGTTAGCAAGCTTGCAAGAACTGCAAGAACTGCTGGTGCTTTCTGGCATGATGTCATGGGTATAAACATGGCCTTATCTGAAGGTAGATTAGAGGGTGGTTTTTCTGAGCAAAATGTATATAACAGGTTATACAATGATTACTATGCAAAACATGGTAAAGCTCCTTCTATAGAATTACAACAAGAAATGATGTTGGATTCTAAAAAAGCTGGTTTCAAAAATACACTTTACAATACTGGTTTAGTATTCTATTCAAACAAAGTTGCATTTCCTTCTATAACAAGAGCAAAGTTTTTAAAGGGTGCACCTAGACTTAATTTTGGAAAAGTTGTAGGTGAGGTTGGTAATGAGTTTCAAATCATGTTCAATCCTGCAGATGACATTGCAAAAGCAGCATATACTAAAGAAGCAATTTCTTTAAAGAATTCTATTAAAGCATTAAAGAGCCCTAAGCAATGGGGTAAACTTGGCTTGAATTACTTTAAAGGTAATTTAATGGAAGGTATTCAAGAAATTAGTCAGGAGGCATTAGCATCTGCTGTTGAGAAATATTATGTAGATAGTTTTTATAATCCTTCTGTAAGAGGTTACAGATACGGGTTAGCTGCAATGTTTGATGGTTTAGACAAACAATTAAATGCACAAGGTGGAGAAACATTTGCATCTGGGTTTTTGATGGGTAGTTTGTTGGAAGGTCCAAGCAAGATGTTTAAGTTTGGTACTAAAAACTTCAGCAGAATCTTTAAGGATAAAGCAGTAAATGAAGAGTATGTAAAACAAAGAGAAGCTCAAGCAGATGCAATAGTTAACTCTTTGAATAACATGCATAAGAATGCAAAGTACTTTTTTGACCCAAGAATAAACAACTACTCAAATCAGATGTTGACTGCTAAAATGGTTGACAATCCAGATAATGTTGAAACAAAAGTTTTAAAAGATGCTGAGTTTGCTGCATTCCAAAGTTCTGTTCAAACTGCTTTAAGAACAGGTACATATGATACTTTTCTTGATAACTTAAAAGAATATAAAAATACTACACCTGAAGAGTTAGAACAAGCTTGGTCATTAGAACCAGGACAAGGTGAGAAAGCATTACAAAATATTGATAAAGTTATAGGTTCAGCAAAAGTAACTGCAGCAAGATATAAAATGGCTAAAGATAAGTTTAAAGACTATGTTGATCCACAACAGTATAAAGAAGGATCTCCAGAATATACTGCTGCTATAATTTATAACAAAGCTTATGAAGAATCTATTAATAGCTTAGTCTTTTTACAGTCTACATTTGATGATCATATTGATAGATTAGGTAATATGTATAAACAACTGGATAAGTTAAAATCAATTTCCAGTAATCCATTTTCAAATTTTGATGTTATCACTGATGCTGTTAAACTAAATGAACAAATAAATTATTTAAAACAAGATATTGAGTCGGGAGAAACATCAACTTTACCAGAAGCTGTAGCTCAAGTAAGACAAAAGAGAGAGTTATTAAAAGCTTTAGATAGATTTCAAAAAGCTCAGGATAGTAATTCTGGAGAAAATCTTAATTTATTGTTGAATGCAATTAATGAAGGTACTGTAACACCTGAAATGAATGAGTATTTTAACGCATTTGAGAATTTACTTGAAACAATTGCTGGTTCAGAAGAAAATAAAGTTACATTAAGAAATGAAATTGATAATCTTGGTGGTCATAAAAAGTTGTTTGATTCATTAATTGACATACACTTTTTAAAACATGAACAATTAAATACTGCTAAGTACATAAATATTCTTGCAGATCCTGCAGGTTTCCGTGAAAGTGTAAACAGAAACTTTGACTGGATGAAAAGAATGTATGACAACAGAAAAGAATACTATAAAGATATTGTAAATCAAGAGATTACTAATGTTGAAAGAAATGAAATCTTAAACACATTAGCTGCTGATGGTATTTTTGTTGACTTAGAAGAATTTGCAAAATTTGTTGAAGATCCTGAAAACTATTTACCAGAGTATTTTATTGATACCACAAAAGAAATGGTAATTAATAAAGACAGTGTTCTTTATGAAAAATATGCAGTAATATTTATACAAGCTGCCCGTTTATCTCAAAAGAAACCTGCTGGTGATCCTGCTACAGAAAAACAAAAGCTGGATGATGAGTTAACAGATCTTACAAAAGATAAAAATGATGAACTAAGAGTTGCGGCTCAAGACTATGATCAATCTTTTATTGATGAGGTTGGTATGTCAGTACAAGAAGCAACTGCAAAAAACCAAGATGCTGAAGAAGCAAATGCTCAGTTAGAAATAGATCAAAAAGCTGCAACAGAAAAAATTGGTAAGCTTCAGAACTTATTAGAACTAGTAGGTAAAGATCCTATTGACTCAGCTGAAATAATAAAACTTTCTGATGAGTTGTTGACTAAAGAAGAGTTAGAGTTAAATCCTAATGAAATAGATAATGATGCTGTTGATGCAATTTACAACCGTAAATTTAAGAAAGCTGATCCAGATACAATAGATAATGCAGTTTTCAGAATATATGTTTTATCTGAAAAATCTCCTACATTATTAGCTGAAAAAATTGCTGAGCAAAAAGAAGTACTTAAAAAAGAAAAAGAATCTTTGACTGATATTGAGGGTACTAAAAGCTTTAAAGTAAATGAAGAAAGAGTAAGTCAAATAAATGAAAGATATACAGCTTTAGAAAATCAGATACTTAATAAGTATAAAGAAAAAGGTGTTGACAAATCTACTGTTGATGAGTTTACTCCACAAATGGGTTATGCTAATTTTCCAGAAGATCTTCAGTCTCAGATTGATACTGAATTTAATACATATTTGACTAATGAACTTGAGATGGATCCAAAAAGTTTAATGGACACTAATATCAAAAGATATGAAGAGATTAGACAAAACTGGATTGAGAAGGAAGGTCTAGAATTACTTAAAAAATATAATGAGCAGGTAAAAACAGAAGGTGCAGCAAGAGCTGAAGCTTTAACTAAACCTCCTGTATTAACTTCTAGAATCTTTAAAAGTATAAAAATTGAGGCTAGTATGCCTACAGGAACATTAAATGTTATTATAGATAAAATGGAAGCTACATTAAAGACTAAAATCTTTAATGATGGTTCTACTGAATTTAAACTTTCAGAACAAGATATCAATGAAATCAGTGAAGATGTTCAGAAACTTAAAACCTTCCTACAGTACAAACAAGGAAAGTTACAACCTATAAGTGTAGCAGAAAAAGTATTTAACAGTTTTAGAAAAAATGTTCAAGGTAAACAAGATGAACTTGAAGATGTATTTGATGAAGATGGAAACAAGATAGGTAGAAAGTTTGCAGGAGATCCTGATTCAAAACTAACTACAAGAGCTACTACTATTTCTGATGGTATTGCTACTGAATTATCTGATGAAAAAAAACCAGGTTATTCAGATGACAATGTTGACAAAATAGTAAATGTGTTTTTTAGTGTGTATAATGATCATATTAAAAAAGGTGATTCAGATGCTTTTAACAAAGCTTGGGAAGCATTTTCTATTGCAGCTAGGGATTCATATAAACAGTTAAACACAGAAGATAAAAAAGCTAGAATAAGAGCTTCTTTAGAAAAAAACACAACTGAAGAAAACTTTAGAAAGCTTATTGGTAAAGAGGCATTCTCAAATAACTCTGAAGCTGGTACTAATCTTGATGCTGCTGTAAGAACATTCTTTACTATAGATGCTGGAACTGGTACTTGGAAGTCTTTCAAATATAGTGACACTATAGAAATTGAAGGTAAAGAAGCTAAGATTTCAGACATAATGAGTGAGAAAGCTTTTGATGAAATGTTTGGGATTAGAGGTGTTGTTACAAGATTTAGAGAAAGTCTGACTGCTCAAAATTTTACACCATTAACAAACAATGTTAAACTGTTTGATAAAAATTTATTAGAAAATGGTGCATCTGGTGAAACAGATATGGTTTTGATTAATAATAAAGGTGAGATTATGATTGTAGATATTAAAACATCTACATCATGGAATGGTTTCAACAAACCAAACAGCTGGAAAAATATTGCATATAGAGCTCAGCTTTCTATTTATAGAAACTTGTATCATAACATGACGGGAGTTATTCCAAGGATTGCATTATTTCCAATGAGGATTACTTTAAAAAATGCTACACCATATGTTACTAGTGTAACTGTTGGTGGAGAAAAAACTAGGGATAGTGAGTTAGTACCATTAGTATCAAACACGGCTAAGTTATTTAATACACTTGAGCTTGAATACTTACCTGATGTGGAAGGTAAGGGTATTACTATGTCTGCACCTGAAATTTCTTCAGAAGTTGAAACACCTGGTGAAGAAACAAAAGAAGTTGAAAAAGTTAAACCATCTACACAAACAAAAACATCTGACACATCTAAATTAACACTTAATGATAATGTAGGTAAACAAGTAGTTTTCAATGGTAGAATTGGAACATTGATTTTACAAGCTGATGGGTCATATGGAGTTGAAGTTGATTTAGGTTTTGAACAATCTATGTCTGAAACTTTGATAGGAGGTATTGATGAAGAAGGTAATTTAACAGGATTGATGGCTGATTTGGCTTTTGCTAAAGGGGAATTCGGTGATCCTGATAAAGCTGAAGAAATTCAAAAACAAATTGATGACTTACAAAAGACTAAAAAAGGTAAAGAAATATATACAGTTACTTCTGAAGGAAAGCCTGCAACTAATGGTTCTTCTGAAATTACTAGTGTTGGTTTATCTTTGATTACTCCTGTAAAAAAAGTTGGTCAAATTTCTGTAATCAACAATCAAGTTATTGATGCAGCATTTGAAGATGAGAATGAAACAATAGCAATTGTAAATGGTGTAAGGTATACTGTATCAAGAAGTCCTTCTGGTGATATAAACCAACTGGTTTATTTTAAAAATGATAAGAGAAGAGAAGACATTGATAACATCATACTTGCTATCAATAGTAAAATTGCAAAACTAAGACAAAAGATTACTGGTACTTATGCAGCAAAAGCTAATCTTCAACAAAGACTTAGTGAATTAGAGAGACAAAATGCTCCTGCTTCACAAATCAAAAAAGTAAAACAAGATTTAGCTATCTTATCTCCTCAATCAATATTGAGTAAAATCAATAAAGGTAAAGAAGAGATTGATAGACTTAATGCAGAAAGAGACAGTTTATCTACAGATGACAAAGTATTTATTTATGAGGGTAATACTAATGATGTAATATTTGCTTTAAACAGATTACCAAATTCTTTTCAGAAAAACAGCTTGGGTACTAAACCTCAAGACATAGAAAAAGAACTTAAAAAAATACATAGTTTATCAGATGCCTCACCTAAAGTTCAGGAAGAGGTAACTATGATTATGCAAAAGAATCTTCCTAAAGAACTAACTGAAGTAAGACTACAAGGTATATCAGCATTAGGTAGAGGTGCTAAAAAGTTAGAAGCACTTAGAAATGGTATCCAAAAAACAATAGATGCATTAAAAGAATATGAAACTTTTAAAATGTATAGTAATGATCCTTTTGGAGTAGCTGCTACCAATAGACAAATTAATGTATTAAAAGATTTACTTGATCACTTAGTTTTAATTAACTTAACAGAAACAAATAGAATTGCTAAAAAACAAGATTATGAACAAGACCTTAACAAAATCTTCGGAGCAGAATCCGGAGATGAATCAAACATTGGTGTATCTGAGATTCAAAGCCCTACCGGATCAACAACAGAGGGAGTTTCTGGAATGGAGGAAGCAGGAGAAACAAAAGAAATCCCTTTTAATGAACTCCAAAAAATAGTTAATTCTTCTATTGATGAGCTTGCTGAACTAACTCCTGAAGTAAATAAAGCAACAGAAGCCTTTGCAAAAATCAAAGATACTACTGAGTTATTTAATAAGAAAAAAGAGTTGATGTCTAAGATGTCTAAGAATAAACTCAAGTTAGCTCAAATAGAGTCTGCATATCAAAATAGATTAGCTGAGTTAGAGAATAATGTTGATATCAATTCATTGAAAAAAGGTGATCTTTTACAAGATATTACTAACTTTACAGAACAAGATTCTCCGGTACAAGTAGTAGATATTAAAGAAAATTCTGTTATATTAAAGTATGGAGATACAAAAAGAGAAGTAACTGAAGAGGAGCTTCAAAATAATTTTGTTAAACCTTCAAAAGAAACTCAAATGACTCAGACAGAAAAACCATCACAAGAAACTGTTGATGCTTCAGAACAAACTAAAACTGATGCTAAAACATTCTTTGAAAATAAAGAAACTGAAGCTTCTGATTATAAAGAAGCAAAGGAATCAAATGAAGATGATTTATTCAAAAACTTAGAAGATAACTCAAAAACTTGTTACTAATGATATGTTCACTCAATGAAACTCAGCTTTCAGATTTAAGAAAAATAACATATAAAAAACTTTCTGGACTTAAACCTTCAGAAAGTTTTGATTTAAAGGCATATATAAAAGATATATACCAAAGAATTGAGAAAGCTGCTGGTGAAGAAAAAGCTTTACAATATGCTCAAATCATTCCTCTTACTATACATTCTGTGCAGGGTGATGATGAAATAAACAGCATATTAGCTAAAACTGATTTTGATCCTAAAGTTATAATGAACTTGAGAGAAGAATTTAATGACATTGATAATGTTAAGAAATATGTTACTGAACCTGTAAGAAAAAAATCTAAGAAAGAATTAAAGAGTGAGTTAGAACATGAAAACTTTCAATTAGATAATTTGGAGATTACTGATCCTGATGATTCTGTATTAGAAAAAATGAGTAAAGCTAAAGTTGAAAATCCTAATGTTACAACATTTCAATTTGCAGAAGATAAAAATCCAGATGATCCAAATACACAAATTCAAGATGATGTTTTAGCTGAAGATAAAAAAGTTTTTGAAATAGTAATTAAAAAAATTATCAAAGCTTCTAATGAGAAAACTATTGATCAAAACAATCCTGTTATTGATGATACAGAAGTTTTTTTAAAAATGATGTCTTCAGAAAGCTTTGAAAATAAGCATAAACTATCTAATCATAAAACTGCAACTGCTAAATCTTACAGAGGTGTTTTTGCTGTTGTTACAGATATTGATGGTAACTACTTATACTTTGATGAAAATGGTAATTTAACTACTGAAGATAAAGGTACAGTTGTTTATCAATTTATAAGAAAACCTTATTTGTTAGAAGATAAGCTAAATAAAAATCAACCTGCTTTGTTTTTGATTTATCATAACCTTGGTAAAATGTATAAAAATACATTGGTTGCAGCAAGTAAAATTGCAAAAAGCAGCTTTGGTATGTCTAGTAAAGAAGTTTTAGAAAATCAAACAGAAAACATGAATGGTGTTTATAATATGCGTAAAGATATTATAGACAACAATACTTCTTATATTACTCAAATTAATGGTGGTAGTTTTGGTATATTAACTTCAGCAAGCAGAAAATCAATCAACAATGATTTACAAAAAACTGTAAAACTTACAAGAGAAATTATTAAGGATGCAAAAATTATATCAAGTAAAGATTTAAGTCAAGGTTTTGCTCAATTTTTTATTACTTATAATAGTCCCAATTTTGGTGAAATTAGTATGCCTGTAAACATACAGAGAGGTAATTTTGATCAAGAACTTGCTAATAAAGTAGCTGATGTTATTACAACTAAAGCTACAAATAAAGGTAGAACTTTGTCTGATGATGAAAGAATAGCTTATTTCAAAGTATTTTTAAATAATCAAAAAATAAGTAAAAAAGGTGTTAAAAATAAAAACAACATTTTTTTAGATAAAGCTGCTGGTGGACCACTTACTTTAACAATTAATGATGAAAAGTTTGAAGGAGATGCCATCTTTACTACTGCTGTAAGAGATAAGATTGCAGAGCATTTACCTAAAGCAATTAAGTTTGGTGACAAGGGTTCAATTGGAGCTAATGTAAATATTTCAACTAGTTATAAAGATAAAGAGACTTACACAGATTATGAAATTTCTGGAGATAAGTTTAGACCTGTTGAAAAAGACTACATTGATGAAGTAGTATTAAAGTATGCAAAGCCACAATTTACTAATGAGGGTGGCTCAATGATTTCAGGATTTAATCCTTATTTAAGTTATGCTGTACCTGGTCAGTTTACAGAAAACCCAAAGTCATTTTTTGATATTGCTTTAGACTCTGAAACTGGAGCTCCAGTTAGGAAAAAAACTCAGGCTGAAAAGAATCAAGTTGCTGAGAAAGTTGTTAAAGAAAAATCAAAAGCTGTTCAGAAAAAAAGAACTACTAAAGTACCAGCAGCTGCTGAGAATGTTGAAGTTATTATTGAGCACAATTGGTTTACACCATTTAAGAATGATTTGTCAGAAGAAGATGCTAATGGTTTTAATTTAGATAGAAGTAAAGCTTTAGATAATTTTTTAGATAAAGTCTTCACTACTGCAGCTGACAAAGCAGCAGCTGAAGCTTGGTGGGCTAACTCTCCTTTGAGTAAGTATATTAGCTTAAACAGAATAACTCAGATTGTAAACTCAAATGCATTTGCAACATTTACAGGAACTGGTATCACACTTTATGAAGGTGATGGTGGTACTGCTGTAGATTTATACCATGAAGCATGGCACGGATTCTCTCAGTTATTTTTAACAAGAGATGAAAAGATTAAGTTATACAATGAATTAAAGGGTCAACCGAAGTGGGCTAATAAATCATTCTTTGATATTGAAGAAGATATTGCAGAAGACTTTAGAGATTATGCAAGAAGCAGAGGTAAAAAAGAAGCACCTAAAGGATTTTTGGGGACAGTATTCAGAAGAATGTACCAGTTCCTACAGAACCTCATAGGTAGAGTAAGCAAACAAGACTTAGCTACAAGACCAAGAGACATTGCTTCAGTAAAAGAATTGTTTGACAAATTGTACAGAGCCTCTGAGAATCCAGAGCTATTACAAGATATGCAACCTTCTACTGACAACATGATGTTTACTCAGTTGAATAGAGCTAAAGCTATTACTTCTGTAAAGGATGTTGCTACTAAGTATGAACCATTTGATTCTGCTGAATCATTAAAAATTGTAAGCTATTTGGATAGTTTAATTCCTGACATTTTTAATTCTGTAAACCAACAAAGAAATAGTTCTTCTGCACCAGTTAGAGTATTACAAACTAATGCAAATAGAAAGCATTTGTATAAGGTTTTAGAAAAGAAAATATCTGAAAGATTTAATCAATTAAGAGAAGACTTTGCAAAAACTGCAGCTGAAGGTGGTGACATTGATACATTGGAATTAAATCAACTTCCATTTTTAGGAAGAATGCTAGATAATTTTGGAGATATTGATACAACAATTGACGGTAAAGATCAGAAAGGTGTTATTGCTTTTCACATGCAGAATTCTAGATTCAAAATTTTAGCAAATAAATTTGTTGAGCTAGAAGAAGATCCGACTGACATAAATAATTCTAGAATTGTTAGACTTGACGGTGGTAACATTTTTTCTTCAAGAGAAGCAGCTAGTCAAGAGACTAAAACTATTTTATCCAGTATCTACAAAGTAGACAGAAATAAAACAAAAGTTACTGTAAATGATGAGGGTAAACAAGTTTTATCTATTGAATATGAAGTAGACCCTCAAACAGGTTTATACATGCTTTTAGATGAAAGAGAAATGTGGAGTAAGGTTGCTAAAGTATTAGCAGGTTCTTTTGACAAATCTGAGATGTATAAAAGACTTTCAGAAAACATAAAAGATAATCCTGAGTTTTTACAGTTGTTATCTTATTTGCCTAACCCGCAGAATACTGATTACAATGACAAGGCTGAGTTTGATATTGAAACTAAGTTCTGGCAAGATCTTAAAAAACCTAGACTATCATATGTACAGTTAAATTTAAATATTACTAAAACTGCTGATGCTGTATTGGCAGAAGCAAGAGTACAAAGAACAGATTTTGATAGATCAAAAGTTTTAAAAGATTGGGAAATAACTTTTCTTACTGTTGCTGATTCTAAATTTATTGTTGAAAATAAATCAGGACAAAGAGTATTAGATTTAAACAATTTTGTAAAATATTTTAAGAATAACATAAATTCTAAAAATGTTCTTGAGTTCTTAAATGCATTAGGTATTGTGATGGATACATCTAATCCAACAATTGCTAGTGTTATATCTGATCCTAACTTTGTAAATAAGTTTGCAATTGGGCACATCTTTGATTCTTTAGAGCATATAAATAAAACATATGATCCTGAAAAATTTACTTTTTTAAGAAATCCTCTTGCATATTTAAAAACAAGTTTGCCTAAGACATTAGATCCGGGTCAAAAATTTGATTCTTCTTCAAGAATTAAAGAACTTGCTAATCTACAAGTAAGATTTTCTGATAAGTATTCTAACTTTAGTGCAGTTAGTCCTGAAGGAAATAGAGTGTGGGAGCATTTCTTGGATAATACTTTTACAAGAATCATGACTTCTTTAAACCATGCAAAATCTTGGCAAGAACTTACAAATCCTGATGCTGATCCAAATGGTTTGTTTAGACATATGCGTTACTTAGCATATGACAACAATACTTACACAAGACATTCTGTATTGCTAAAATCATTATTTAATGATTTGTTGGCTGTGAATAACCCTGGTGGTAAAAAAGATAATACATTGGTAATTCAAAATGTGGCTGGAACACAGTTAATTGACACTACAACTAATAATCAAGAAGGTATTTCTACAGCATCAATGGATGCTACAAGTAAATACTTGCAAGAGATTCATACTATGTTGATGAGTGGTGTAGAAGAGTTCATGAGACATGCTTCTAAACAAATGTCACAAGGTATTGTATTAAAAAATGGTCTTAAAACTTATGATAATAAAAATGCTAAAAACTTATATGTTGATATAGAGAAGTTTTTACCAACTACAAACTCTGGTGAAGATTATGCATTTGATATTTTATCTGGATACTTGACTGGTGAGGTAAATAGAATTTTTAAATTTAGTTCTGATTTAGAAAAATATTCTCAATTTACAGGTTATACAAGAACTGTAAATAGAAAAACAGGAGAAGTAGTAATGGCTGGTCAAGCTCTTGCTGCTTTTGAAGATGTATTATCTAAAGATACTCAAGCAAAAATCTATGCTATAGTAGATAAAGCTGTTGCTGATAATCAATCTGATTTTGATTTCTCAGATGTATATGATGACAATGCTAAGCTAACAGAAGAAATAAGAAAAGATGTTGCTAAGTATTTTAACAGTATAACAACTGAGTTGAAAGAAAGACTTGATAAAACAAAGTTTATTGATCCTGCTTTAAGAGGTAGAATTGAAAACAAAGGTGTTGAACTTACAGTAGATGAATCTGATACAACACTGATGAAAGCATATGCTTACAACTCTTGGATTCACAAGTTTGAAACTGCTATTCTTGGTTATGGAGACTTAGCACAATACAATCATGCTAAAGAAGAATTCCATAAAAGAAATGCTGGTTTTGGTTCTGGTGGTTTAGGTTTTGCTTCTGATTTAAAGTCAAGAAGTTTTGTAAATAAAATGCCTAAGTTGTTTAATAAAATAGCACCAAGTAAACCATTTGACGGTACTCTAACTACAGCAATCATAAAAGAAAGAGTTATAAAAAAGTCTGAGTATTATGATGAGTACTATGATGCTCTTGTAAAAGACTATACAAAAAGATTTGGTGATAAAACTAAGGCAAAAGAATTAGCAAAAACTGCTTTAAAAGAATATAATGATATGAAGATTGGTGATGGTCAAGGCCACATCAGTTTTGAATCATATAGAATACTTAAAAATCTTGAAGGTAACTGGTTACCAGAACAAGAAGAGTTGTATAAAAAGTTAGCTAATGGTGAAGAAGTATCTGTAGAAGATATAGTACAGTATTTTCCTCCATATAAATTACAGTATTGTGGAGCTATGGAAACTACAGGCTTACCTGTTACTTCATTCCATAAATTCTCACTTGCTCCAATTATACCAGGAGTAGCTAAAAAAGGTACACCACTATATGATTTGCACCAAAAAATGATGCTTAATGATGTAGACTATGTTGTATTTGAATCAGGTTCTAAAGTTGGACATTTAGGGACTGGTGATGAAATATATGATGATAATGGTAATATTCTTATGAATGAACCATTTACAAAAAATGTAATCTTCACAGAGTTCTTAAAGAATCAAACAGAAGTTAACTCTGAGTATAAAGGTAAATCTATTTTCTCTACTCAGATGAGAAAGTTAGTTTTAGATAACTTGTATGAAAATGGTGTAATCAATTCTCCTGATGAGAAAGATGTAGTATCACCATTAGTAAAAAGATATCTTGATAATGTATCTGATTATACTGAGTTAGTTAAATTAGAGTTATTAGAAGAAATTGGTTTTGATGAAACTCCTGACGGTGAATACAAAGCAAGAGACAAAGAAAGTATAGGTAAATTATTGTCACTTGTTAGAAATAACTTAGATAGAGAAGAATCTTACAGTGATGAAATGCTCAACTTTATTGATGCTCTTGATAGTGGTGAGTTATTACATGATTTATCATTACACCCAGAAGCATTAAAAATTGAGAAGCTTTTATTATCTCTGATTAACAAAAGAGTTATCAAACAAAAAGTAAAAGGAGAACCACTTGTACAAGTATCTTCTGCTTTTTATGAAAATAACCTTACAGAGTCTCCTAATTTTAGAAATGCAACTGATGCAGATAAGAAAAAATGGGTAGGTAGTAACTTACTTCCTACTTATCATAAGAAGGCGGATGGTAAAACTGCAGCAATGAAGGTTATGATTGCATTACAGGGGGACTATGCTAACTTGTTGAATCTTGAATATAAAGGGGCAACTATTGGAGATATTTATACATTAAACAAAGCAATCAAAGATGATGAATGGTTAGATGCAAATGATGGTGCTAACAGAAAAGCAATAACTCTTGTAGGGGTTAGGATTCCGGTTCAGGGTCTAAACTCTATGGAGTTCATGGAAGTATATGAATTCTTACCTCCACAAGCAGGTAATATAATCATTCCTCCAGCAGAGATAGTTGCTAAGTCAGGGGGTGACTTTGATATTGATAAACTTACAATCTTTATGACTAACATAGACATGGATGGTAAGCTTAAAGAAAGAACCTATAAAAACACTGCGGAGCTCAAAGCTTCTCTACAGAACATCAAAGATAATGAAGATGAATCCATAACAAAAGCTTTCAAACAACAAAAAGCAGGAGTAGAGAATGACTTAATGAATGATATTAAAGAAATACTTGAGCTTCCACAAAACTTTGTTTCTCTTGTTACACCGAATGGTACTTTCTTATTGAAAGATATAGCAGACAAACTAGCTGCAGATGTGATGGAATACGATCCATTCAAAAATTATATGACTGATACAACAACAGAACCTGAAAAAGGTAAGAAAATTATCAGTGCAACAAGAGTATTAGAACCTCTTTATAACTTATATAAACATGAATCTAATATTGTTGGTAAGAAAACATTAGGTCTAGGTGCTATAGAAAATACAATGAATGTATTGTTAAACTCTATTGGAGCTTTGATGCCAGAAACATATACAAATAGTTATTCAAAATTAACAAGAAGTACTGTTATAGGTTTAAGACATAATGTAAGAAATGTTAATGGAAAGGATAGAATTTCCCTATCTAATTTATATGATGTTGACAATGTTAATAAAATAGCAGATATATTCTCCCAAGCAATGAACGGCTGGGTGGATGTTGAAAAAGATGCCTGGATTTTCTTTATCCAAGGTAACTATGAGGTAGCACCTATATTGTTATATTTAATTAAAGCTGGTGTTCCTGTTAAAGAAGCTATTTACTTTGTATCACAACCATTAGTAAGAGAATATGTAGATGAACAGCGTCTTGCTAAATCTACATTTGCTTCTGTATTAGGAAAAGCTCCAGAAGAAAAGGCATTTGTTAAATTCCAATCAGCTTCTAATATCATTAATAAATATTTCAATCCTTCTGTATTACCAGCTAAAGGTAAAGCAGATGTTAGATTTGAAACAGGACGTAAGTTATTTGATAAATTAATGAAGGATAGAAAAGATAAACATTTCACAGAAAAAGAAATGTTACAGTTAATACAAGATTCTAAAAAGAATAATAACTTTAAATCTTCTGACTTATCATTAACTATGTTCTTACACTACTTGGATATTGAAGACCAGATTAAGGGTATTACACAGGTTAAGATGAACTCTAATCCAGATACTAATACTAAGTCAGTATTATCTGATATTGAGACATCAGAAGCAAGATTAGAAAACTTAGAAAATAATCCTGAGTTACAACCAATAATATCTGCTTTGATGAGCAACTCAGTTATTAGCTCATTCTTTAATAACAAACTTGCATTGTCTTTAGCTGCACCATTGTTTAAATTAAGATACAATGATGCAATCCGTAGATTTATTAAATCTGAAGATGATTCCAATGCTTTAAGAGAAAATATAAAATCTACATTTGGTGAAAGTGGTAGAGATAATTATTTGAATACTTTTAGAAATGATTTAGTAAGTTATATTTTCCAAAACAGATTAGCTAAAACAGACATTAAAAAAGGTTATGTATCATATGATGCAAAAGAATTACCAAGTAAACAGATGCTTTCTGATAAGTTTGGAGCTTTTGTAAAAACAAATAAAGATGGTAGCAAAACTTTGTTTTATAATCTTAAAAATTTAGAAGATGAATTTACATCAGGTGTATGGAAAGAAAAAGCAAATGAACCAAACTATTATTCACAGTTAGGATTACATCCTGTTCCAGCAAATACATTTACAATTGCTAAAGGAAACAATACACAAGCTTATACTAGATTTGTAATGGAAAGAGAATATTTAAGATCTATTTATCCAATTGCAGAAACAGGTTTGGAAAAAACAGCTTATGAAGAGTTTCTAGCAAACAGAGCACTTGATAATACTTTCAATGTTAATCATTTATTTAGTGATCCAAAAAATGCTTTTGCTGTAAGATTATATGACATAATCTTAAATAATCCTAAGCTTGTAAATAAATTTGATGTGTTATCAAAACTAGAGCTTGATAACAATACTCAAAATACTATGTTCAATCTTAACTTGATTGACCGTGATATTGACAACATCAAAGCAAATATTTACACTAAAAATTTAACAGACTTAGCAGATCCTGTTTTGTTAAAAGGATTAGCTAATGAATTAAGTTTAAGTGACCAAGATATAGAAAACATTTCTTACTTATTCTCTAGACTTCCTTTGTTTGCATACTTGCAATCAGGTATCAATAAAACTAAATCTAACTTAGTTCCTTATGTAAGTACAGAACCATTCTTAAACATTATGGATGATGCTGTTAAAGACTTTACTGAACTTCTTTCTAATCCGGATAAAGCTGAAAGAGTATTAAGAGATTTTTATTACAAGTTTAATGCTCAGAATAGTTATAAAAATAAAGACAAAAACAGATTTAAGAACTATTTTACAGACATTGACTTTAGTAAAGTAGGTACTGAAGCAGCTACTCAAAAAGCTACTCAACCATCTATTAGTGTTGAAGCTAATGTTATTTTACCTATAGGAACTTCAGGAAGTGGAAAATCTACATTTATAAAGTCTTTACCTCAAGAAAATTTAGTAGTCATAGAACCTGATGCAATGAGAGTTGAATTTACAGGAGATATAAATAATAAATCTAAAGACAAAGAGATTTATATTGAAGCAGCTAATAGAGCTATACAAGCTATTAAACAAGGTAAACAAGTAGTGTTTGATACTACCAATCTTACTAAAGATAAAAGAAGACCTTTTGTTGAAGCTATTAAAAAAGCAATACCTAATGCTAATATTCAATATAAACTTATGCCTTTAGATGCTAAGTTAGCCAAACAAAGAATTAAAGCACAACTAGCAAGAGGAGAAAACAGAGCAAATGTATCAGATGAAACTATAGATAGACATGCTGAATCATATAAACAAATGCTTGAGGATATTAAATCTGAAGATATTACTGATTATGATACTCAACTATCTACTAGTGTTGAAGAACAAACTAATGATCTTATTACTACACCAGATCCTAACATCTTTTTGTTTGATGATTCAAAAGATGACAGTGCTGCTTTCTACAAAAAATTAACCAGTACTAATTCTACAGTAGGTTTTGTTTATAATGCAACCAAGTTTGAAATAGATAATAATAAAGATCTTCCTGGACAAGGCTATTTAAGATTAGTATCCAAAGATACTGCCTTACCTTTTGTTACAAGTTTGACTAGTAATTTTGATAACTTTAGTAACTTAGCAGCTGATAAATATCAAAGTGTGAAAAACTATTTTGATAGAAAAATTCAGGAGCTTAAAAATGCTAAAGACTTAGGTAACAAAATAGCACTTCCTAAAGCAGGAATAGGTGATGCTAAGAAAATGCCTAAAGAATTATTTGTATATTTAAGTAAGAGGTTATTTGAAGAGTTAGGTTATTTAAATCCTGGTTCTTCAGCTTACAAAGACATAACTGAAGTAATAAGTAATAAACAAGGTATATCAGATGATGAAATTCTTGCATCACTAGGTTTTGAATCTGATCCTTTTAACTGTGTATAAAAATGGTTTGTGAAGTTAAAGTAAATTCTATTAAACATTTAGAAAAAGAAAAAGCTACTAATGATGTAAGAAGAATAATTGATACAGCAAAGTTTAATGAGCTCAATGAAAGTCTCACTAAACTTGCTGTAGACAAGTATGGCTTAGAGACAAATGGTCAAATGCTTTTTCAAAATACTGAGATAAAATTAAAAGATGATAGAACTTCTACCTATAGAAGAGATACTATTGTTACTATAAACAGAGCGGAGCCTAATGAGCCTTTATTTGAAAAACTTCAAGAGCTTAAAGTTAGATATGATCAAAGAAATGAAATAGCTAAAAATGCTATTTTACCAGAAACTAAAATTGAAACTCAACCAAAATTTATTAAAGTAGACCAAGGTAATAACAACATTCCCATTATACCAATTGATTTAAACACTATTAATCAGCAACAATCAAAAGCTGTTGCTGAAGCTATTGCATCTAAATTAGCTGCTAAGCTTGGTGTAAATTATCATAACTTAACGCCAGAGCAAGCTACAGAAATGCTTAAAAACAATCCTGTACCTTATAGAGGTGAGCCTGCATTCTTTTATAATGGAGCTGTATTCATTGTTGGTGATAATGTTAAACCCGGTATTCTCCTACATGAGTTTTCTCACCCATTACTACAAGGTATAAGAAAAACAAATCCTAAACTATTCAACAGTCTGTATGAACAATTAGTAAAAACAGAGGAAGGTTTGGGTATAATAGCATATGTTAAAAAAGCATATCCAGAATTAGCTGTAGACTCAGATTTATTTAAAGAAGAAGCATTAGCATTTGCCATGCAACTGAAATCAATGAATAAACTTGAAAATAAAGTTGAGACAGAAGGATTTCAATCTTTTATAACCAAGTTATTAGCTTCATTAAAACAGTTATTACGTGATGTATTCGGAACTGGTGTAAGCTTGAAAAACCTAAATGAATCTACAACACTTGATGAATTAGCTGAGATGTTACTTGATGACACTATGTTTGACTTTAGTGAGTTAAAGCTTACAGAGGATGATCTAGTTATGTATGTTAGAGATATCTTTGGAGAAGCAAATAAACTATCAGCAAGTGTTAAAGCTGAGTCTTTACAGAATATAGTAAATGAGTTTTATGCTACCCATGTTGCTATTGGAAATCAGATTAAAGATTTTAAAGCTGATAAAGTAACAAGAGATATGTTATTAAGAACTTTAGATAAACAAGGGTCTTCAGAATTTTTAACTTCTGTAAGAAAGATCCTTGCTGGATACCAAAACATAACCAATCTACAAGAAGTGGTTAATGAAGATTTGGAAGATCTTGAAAGAACCAAACAAATGGCTGGGGCTTTAATTAATAGTATTGATAGAGTAAACACTTCTAGTGAGAATATTATTAGAGAGCTAAATAATATTACTAAACAACCTGACATAATCAATAATAGAAATACCATAGCTTTATTAGGTGTGTATAAAAACACTTCACAAACTTGGTTAGATCTTGTTGAAGAAATCAACCAGGCATTAGATGAACTTGATATAGACAAGAACAGTGAGTTCTATACTTTGATTACAAGTATTGTTAATAATTCAACCATTATTAATTCTAAAATAGCTGATATTTACAAAAAAGGTAATATTCAATTCTTTGTTGAAATTACAGGTTACATGAATGAGTTTGTAAATAAAGAACTAAAAGGTAACCTTGGTATTGCTTTTAAAAATGCATTTCCTGAAGATCAGTTAGAAGCTGCAATAGATGACTTCTACAATAAAGTTATCCAACAAAGAGTGAGTAATGATGATTTACAAAAGCTTTATACTAAAGGTGTGCCAGCAAATATCCTTAAAGACTTCATTGACAAGTATAACAACTATGTTGTGAATGAAGATAAAATTAAGGATGCACTTACAGGACATGCTAAAGATGTAAGCTGGTTCAACAGATGGTTAGAATCTTATAGCTCTAGTAATGATGTTATAGTAGGACCATTAGCAATGTTTATCCAAAACCAAAGAACTGAAGTTGAAACAAAAGTATGGAAAGCTTCTCAAGAATTTAGAAGTAAACTTGCTAATTTATTACCTAAAGTAAACTTTAACAAGCTTAACCAAGATCAAATCATAAACATGGTTGCGGGTAAGGATAAAATATTTTATTTCAACAAAGAAACTAAGACTTATGAAGCAAAAGAAATCTGGACATTCTTAAATGAGTTTGGAAATAGTTGGAGATTTGAGCTTGATAAATTAGAATATGAATATGAAGAAGCTAAGAAATCAGGAGACAAAGATGAAATAGCAAAAACTCTTGATGCATTAAGACAGTTCAATAAAGATTATATGTGGCAAGAATACACATTAGATTTTTATGAAAAAGATGATGTGTTTAAGAATTCTGAAATAGGTTCTTTGGCTTATGCTGCAAGAAGATCTGCTCTTGATAACTATTTGAACTTACAAAATAGTTTGCAAAAAGAATATGAAAGATTTGAAAGATATAGTGAACTTCAAGAAGCATTCAGAAGCTACCAAAGATTATATTCTTTACAGTATGAAGATGGTTCTGAAAAAGTAGATGATCCTGCAAAAGGAATCTATGACAAGTCTATTGCTGAATTATTAATTAAACATAGACAAGAAACTAATAAATTTTATGAGTGGGTCCCTATTACTAATTCATTGGATACTGCTTATAATGAGTTTATTACAGAACTTCAAACAAAAAATATTCAAAAAGGTACTAAAGAATATGAAACTAAACTAAGAGAATGGCAAAAACAAAACATTAGAGTAGTTTATTCTGAAAAATATTACCAAACAAGAACAGAGTTGTTTGAAAAACTAAAATCAATCCAAGATCAAATAAACACACAGTTAGGAACTACTTATAATGTTTCTGATGAGTACAAAAAGATACTTGACATGTTGTTTATGTATAAAGATGATTTTGGACAGCCTGATGCTACTCAGTTAGGAGAGGATAAATTAAGAAAAATCAAAGATATCCAACAAAACATCATTGATTTAAGACAAAAATTTGATAAGTATACCGGCTTAACTAGAGAAGATTCTCAAACTCTTTCTGAATTAGTTTTAAAATCTAGAGATGAGGAATTAACAGATGAGGAAGCTGAAGAATTGGATAGACTTATTTCTTCTAAGAAAAATGTAGATGTTAATTTAATTGAAACTCTCTCAGAAGTATTAGAAGAACTATCAAATATTTCTAGTAAGTATCCTACTGATTACTATATGGAAGCTTTGGAAACAAGGTTGAGTAGTTATGCAAACATACCTGTTTTTACAGATGTGACTGTAGACAATTTTATTAATTCAGAATTGTTCCAACAGTTGATTGACCCAACAAGTGATTTATATGATGAAGATTTAGCCAAATGGTTTGAATTAAATCATGTTGAAGCTAAGGTTTATGAAAATAAAGAGCTTGTTACTAAATTCCAGAGAACCGCTGCTAATTCCTACAGTAAGCCAACAAACCCAGAGCACTTTATATCTACTAAGATAAAAGACAATCAAACCAATGAAGTAATTTCTATTATTGGTGTTCCTAATATTAGACACTCAAGAAGAGTTGTCAAAAATGAATATAGAACAATCCCAAGAGGTGTTAGTAAAAAAGACTATGTTGGTACCTATATAGATAACAAAGGAAACTTCTTACCTAGAAGCTTTCAACCAGGAAATAAAAACAGCGCAGTTAGTGATAGATTTATTGACAAAAGATACCAAGCATTAAAAGCTAATCCAAATTCACCTGAGTTTGAATTGTTGGAAGCAATGAAAAAGTACCATTTACTTAATCAAGAAGGTGCTTCTGGTTACGGTAAATTATACTTAGATGTTCCAAGATATGGTATTGGATCAAATGATAAGTATCAGTTATTAGCTAAAGGTGAATATGGTGAAAGGTTTAAAGATATTAGAAGTAATGTAGGTGAGTGGCTTAAACAAAAGTTTGGTAAGTCAGTTCAAGATAACTTAAATGGGTTCAATTATAATCCTGAGAATAATCTTGTAAACACAGATCTTAAAGGAAATGAGGTTAGTTACATCCCCGTAACAGGTATTTATAATCTTGATATTAATACAGTTGATGCTGATGTATTTAACTCTTTGTTTAAATATACGCTATCTATTCAAACACAAACTGCTTTATTAAAATCATTACCTTTAGTAGAATCTATTTTAGATACATTAGATGATCCAGCTAATCAGCCTAAAAACTTAGATGCATTTTCTAAAGGTATTTATGCTTTAAGAAAGAAGCAACAACATCCCACTAGAAAAAATGCTACTAATAATAGAGCAGCTCAAGTAAGATCACTTGTTGAAAGAGAGTATCAAGGTAGACAGGTGACTGGTATAGAAGAAAATCATCCAGTTTTAAGTAAATGGTTAGGTAATATAACTAGTATGTCTAGTAGAGCTGCTTTAGCATTAAACATACCTTCTGATTTAAAAAACCAGTTGTCTGGTTATGTTCAAACTATTATTGAAGCATCCGGAAATAGATACATTTCTCCTAGAGATTTAGCATTATCAGCAACATGGGCAACTAAAGCTATGTTAGAATGGACAACAAAAGGTATCTATGAAGTAGGTCCTGGAGCAATTTCTACACAATTAATTCAAATATTTGACCCAACATTTAAAGCAAATGATGAAAATGGTAGGCCAGTATATAGATCTTTGTATAAAGATTTGATAAATGGTGAGTGGATGTATATGCATAGAAAATTTGGTGAGATGGATGTTGCTATGAGGTTGTTTGGTTCTTTTCTACATGCAGAAAAAGTTGAACAAACTTTTAGTGATGGTAAGAAAACTTTAATAAGATATAATGATGCTTGGGAAAAAGATGCTGAAGGTATATTAAAACTTAAAGAAGGTATTCATCCAGGTTGGAATTATGAATCTATTTTTCATACTTACACAAAAGGAGAATCCTTAGAAAGTATTGCTAAAAAATATAATATTTCTGTTGATGAACTAAAAGCTAAAAACAGAATTAAATCTGAAATACAACTTGAAGATGGTCAAGAACTTGTTATTTCTAAATCAGAGTATTTTAAACAATTTAAGAATAAATTACAAGGTACATCAAGAGCACTATTTGGAGTTTATGATGAATTTGGTCAACCAGAGGGCAATAAGTTAATTCTTTATAGAATGTTCTTCTTTATGAGAAAATGGTTTACTCCAATGTTTGTTAACAGATTTGGAATGGATCTTTCTAAAGAAAACTTCGGAGGTGCAAGATATGATTGGGCAATGGGTAGAACAACAAAAGGTTATTATGTTGAAGCTTTTCAAGCTCTTTATAAAATCATAAAATCTAAAGGTGCAGACTATCAGTTTATGACAGATGATCAAAAAGGTGCTATGAAAAAACTATCTGCTGAAGGTTTGGTAATGATAACTACCAGTTTACTTGCATCAATGCTATTTGGATTTGATGATGATGATCCAGACAAATGGAAAAAAATAAAAGCTAAATCAGGAGCACTGTTTACAGATGAGTTTAATACTTATGGTTTCTTATCTAATCATGCTCTGTTATTGTTATTAGGTGTTCAAGCTGAGACTGGTGCTTTTATTCCACTACCTTCAATTGGTGGTATGAACTTTGGTGCTGATGATTATGCTAAACTTATGACATCTACTACTACAGCATTTGGAAATACTTTGTTAACTTATATTGAAATCTTTGGTGATATATTAAACTTAGCAACTTTCAATGATGAAGCTGTAAGATATAAAAAAGATGTAGGTCCTTATTGGTGGCAGAAAAAAGGTGAGTTAAAAACTTACAAAAGAATATTTAACATGTTAGGTTTAACTGGTGGTATTGGAGATCCTGAAACACCATTAAAAAACTTACAAAAAGGTTCAACAAGAATTAGATAAAGATTAAATAGAAAAAAAAAGGGAGAGCCCGAAAGCTCTCCCTAATTTATTCTTCATCACAACAGTCACATTCTTCATTAGAATCTTGTTTACCATATTCATTAGTAAACCATTCTCTAGCTTCTTGCTTAGTGGGTCTTTCATAACAACCACAATCCATAACAGTAGCACCCGCTAGGTATGCTTCAATCATAAGTTTTTTAAATACTCCTGGATGCATAATTCTTAATTTAAATCATCATTGATTGTGTTAAGAATCTTACTATCTCTTCTGATATGATTAATAACACCTCTTTTATTTTCTCTAAACTTAAATCTTTTGTAACTAATTGGACACATAAGATCTAATTTAATTACTGTTTTTCTGTTTCTATTTTTATTTGTTGTCAGCATTTTCAATAAATTGTTTTAAGTTTGGTTTAAAATATGATGGACCCTTTAAAATTTTCCCGTCTTCTCTCATTATTGCTTTACCATCTTCTCCAACTTTACTCATGTTGCTTCTGTGGATTTCATCAAATACTTTCTCTATGATATCTTGCATACCATGCTTTAAGATAGTACCACATAAGATATAAAGTTTATCACCTAGTGCATCCGCTACTTCTACTAAGTTACTTTTATCACAAGCATCAAAATACTCATCATTTTCTTCAGCCATAAGCTTATGTCTTAATAACCATTCATGATGTTCTATTAATCTTGGTTCTGTTCCATTTTCTTGGTTAAAAGTTTCATGGAATAACTTTACTGCTTCAATTTGTTTTTTCATTATTATTATTTTTTTTATGTTCTATCCATTCTAAATACAAACCCATAACCAAAATTATGTCTAAGCCAACGCATAAGATAGTTTCTAATACCCAGTGCCAATCAGTTTGAGTCATACTTACATGAGTTCCCACCCACATAAATGAGCCCCATCTTTGAACACCATTAATTATCAAATATCTTAAAAAATTCATTTTGCTTATATTAATTCTGAATCTATAATTTCTAATAATTGTTCATAAGGGTTTCCCGGAATCTCTCCTACAGCAGTTAACATAGCATCAACAACTTTTCTTGTTTCATACTGAGCATCTGGTTTAAGTCTCAATATACACATATGAATGAAGGCAAGAAAACTACCTGTCCAAATAAATGTTGTATTCAAGTTAAGAGGTAGTATTGTTCTTGCTTGTTCTTTAGAAACACCCAACTTAATTAAATCAGCATAAGCTTTCTTACATGTTTGATACACATTATGCTCAATAATATTACAAGCTTCTTGTCCTTCATAATCTAATGAACCTGCACTACCTTGTTTACTATCTTTACTTTGCTCTCTCCATTCATCAATCAGAGTATAGGTATCGGAGAAATCCACATATCTGCCTGAAATACTGTTAATTGATATTCCTACCTGGTGTTTTGCTAACTGACGCTCCACATAGATAGGGCATGTGATTCTAAACTGCAATGATAAATGTCTAAAAGGACTTGTGTGATTATGCTTCCACAAGTATTTTATAAGTTTGTTGTTTTGTTCTTGTGTATAATTAATAGCTGATTTATCATAACTTACACGGGCAACATCCGCCACCATTTGAACATCTCCAAAATAGTTAATTAATTCTACTTTCATATTTTTGTTATTCTGGTTTTTCTCCATACATTATTTTTTTACCTAACTCAGTCATAGCATTTGCTAACATTTCAACTGTATATCCAGATTTAGGATCCTTTAAGTCTTTAATAAAGACATATTTTTTCTCAACAGTCTCACAAAAAAGCTTACACATTTCTATAAGTAAACCTAAGAATTTATCAGCATGTTCCATTTCAAATATATCATCTAAAATAGATTTACATTTGATGTAAAGTAATATTAAAGCTGTTAATTCAGGGTTTTTTACATTTATGTTTTTAGAAAAAGCACTAAATGACTTTTGTAATTCCATTTGTAGCTCATCATCTGTTTTAACAAAAGGAACTAAAAAAGCTCCACTAAATTTATCAACAAACTCTCCTAATTCTAAAGTTATATTTTTAAGTTCATGCTTAACATACTTTGCATTTTTCTTCTCTATTTTATCAGCTAATAAATCATAGTCAGATAATAAGTCAGAACATTTTACAACAATTCTGACTATTCTAATTGAATCTTCTTGTGATATGTCTAGGTCTTGTTTTTTTGCTATTTCCATAATAATTTAGCTTCCACAGTTTAAACAACCCTCATCATCATCTTCTTCCGGATGTTCTTCAATTCTTGGGTTTAGTTGTTTTTTCAAGTCATAAATTTTTTGCTGAATATCACCATCAGCAAAAAGATCACCTGTTAAGAGTTTCTTATACTCTTCAATTTGGTTTTTAATTTGTTGTTCTTCCATGATTACTGTATTAGTTTATTATCTTTTAATATCTTATATATTTCATTAAATATCCATTCAGTAAGATAAGCTTCAAACTCTCTTTCTATTCCATTTGGAAAAAAGCGGGTTCTGATATGCTGCATAAGATGTGTTATCTCATGTATAATAATTCCTAATTCAACTTTTTTAAGAACAAAGCTTAAATAGAAACTATCATCTTCTTCTGTATAGCATTCAACATATGCATCTGTATATAAACTAGTTTTATCAAAGTCTGCATAGACTCTTTTTGCTAATTCATGTTGACCAATAAAATAAGTACTTAATCTTTTATAATCCTTAACACCATAAATAAACATAAAATCTTGATTTATTAAGGGTATCTGAATTAATTGAACAATCTCAATAGTTTTCTTTCTCATTATTTTATTCAATACTTTCTTGATCTTTGTACTTTGCGGAACATTTTCTTACTTTCCTTATGTGTTTTTTTCATCTTCCAGCTATACTCACTGGTAGTTGCACATGAAGTTAGCATAAGTATAATAATTAAAAATTTCATTTTGTAAAGATAAAAAAAGAGGCAGTTTCCTACCTCTAAAAAAAATAAAAATTAACTATTAAAACAAATCAGGTATGAAATCAGAATCTTCTTCTTCATCTGAAGAACTAAAGTCTAATGAAAAATCTGGTTCTTCTTTAGCTTTTTCTTCATTTGGTAATCTTATTAAAATATCATCAAGTGATAATTTTTCAGTTTTTGGTTCTTCTGAAGGATTAACAAATACCTTGTGTGTTACTACATCTTCTAACAGCGGAGCTTCAAATGTATTTCCTGCAGGATCTGTGTAGATAACAACTTCATCAACATTATCTTCAACAGCAAATTCACTTTCTACTTCTGGTTCTTCAATAACTTCAGCTGTTGGAGGACAAACAGCTACTTCTTCTTCTTCAACTTCCGCAATAACATCAAAGATGCTTATTTGATTAGGATCCGGAATTTTTTCAGAAGCTTCTGAGGTAACAGTTTCTTCTACTACATCTTCTACGGGTTCAATAACAGCTACAGGAGCTGTGAAAACTTGTTTAGGAAATTTGTAGATGCTATCTATAAAATAGTGTAATACTCTTTGGTCTTCCATCCAAGTTCTAGGATGTGACTGTTGTAAAGCAATAGTGATTGCATTATAAAAAGTCCACAAACTATTAGGATTTGTAAAGTTCTTCATTGGTCTATCAATAAAGTTCTTTACAATACTAGCTTGCTCAGTAGTTAAAATACCATACTCAGCAAACAAAATACCTAAAAGTTGAGCTTTCTTCCTAAGATCCAGAGTCTTGTCAATCATCTCATTCTTATCGGACAACAACTGATTGTAATACTGATGTGCATTTTTAATTTGCTCATCAATTGTATCTTTAGTCTCAGTATCTGCAGTACCCATATGCTTTCTAATCCAAACTCCCATGTCACCGGATACCATCACAGTGCTAGTAGTTTCAATATATGCACCAACAATACATTTAAATTTAATTTGTTTGTTGTAGCTATTAGTCCAAGCAAACATCATTGATAGTTCAGGATCACTATTATAAGCTAATTTATGAATTCCTTGAGCTATCTGACCGTCTGCAGTACATCTATATTCTTCATGTAAAATGTTAAACCCTGCAAGTGCTAGGGCTTGGTGAACATAATCAATCACAAATTGGTGGCTGATTACTGTATAAGTTGATCCGTGTTGTGGTAATGGCACATTAATTAAATGTGCTTTGCTACACTCGCTAATTCTTTTTGGCATGTCAAAATAATTTTAATTGGTTTACTACTGGCTCAAGAGAATGTATCTCTTTATAAACTTTGTCTGAGTAATATCTCAGATCAATACCATATTCTTCAAATGGCTTTTCTACATGTTTTACATAAACTGTTTGCAACCAGCGTCCAGCTTCTATCTGGATCTCACGGTTATCTCCACGGTTACTTTTTATAATCTTACTACCTTTAGTAGAGATGTAATACCTCAAAGTATCTTGAAGGTTATTCTTAACATATACTCCACCTTCTCTAGGTGCTGTTTTTCTAAAAACATAGTCTGTTGGTAATCCATGATCTTTATTTGCTTGATCAGGTCTTACCCAGTTATCCTCTGACCAAGATTGTTCCCAACCATTTTGAAGCAAGTATTCTCTTTGTTGTTCTATTGTATAGGCAGCATATTCAGGTTTCATAACTGATTCTACAAGGTGTTCTACAAATTCCCAATTCCCTTTGATTTTTACACCACCACAGTAATCAAATATGTTGTTTTCTGTAAGAAAGTAATCTTCAGGTTTTATTCCATGTACAAAATACATAAATATAGCCTTTGGAATAATCAAGAAGCTTTTGTTTTTGTGTAATGCTAGATTACTAAACTCAAATCTGCCCTTGGACTTAGTTGCTTTAAAGAAATATTCTCCATTAATTTCTTCATAGACATCATAAGGGACCTTTTTCTTGAGTTCCTCATAAACTTCATTGTCTATTTTCTTTCTTTCAGTTACAGCAATATAGTTATTTACATCACCAAGTATTACTTTACTATATGTATCATGCTCCAGCTGCAGATTAGTTATATTCTGCCATCTCTCACATATTTCCATATACTTATCATAATACTTTCTAGGAATCATTGTCTCTAGACCATCTGTATTCTGCATTAGTGGAGTAACATCTGGAATCTCTTCACAAATCATCTCATACAGCATCATTAGACTTAGCTGACCATTTACTGTAATCCTCATGGTAAATTCAGGATCATATAGAAAACTATTCTCATCATTACTCAAACCATAAGTTGAGTTAAGGATAATCTTATATACATAGTTCTTTGGATCCTTCTTGCTTATTTTCTTTCTTTCATTAAAGAACCATTCATACAGATCACAGAATTCTGCTTTAGGAAGGTGATATGGGGCCCATTTATTTCTAATAGCTAAGTTTGGATAGTAACTGACAACATCTGAAGACATGATTACCATATCATCATCTGATTCATATACACCAGCTGTTCTAGCTCCATGAACACCACCCAGACCAAAATCTGTTTTCACACCCTTATATTGCACAGAATACTTAAACCCTCCTTTGGTATACATCGGATCTAATTCAATCTCCTTAAACTTCTTTAGTAAATTTTGAAATGTTGCGGTCTCAAACTTTGTGTAAGGAAGAATAATATCTTCAAATTTTATGAGGCTTCTATAAGTTCTGAGTTCTTTTAGGTCCCATTTTTTGTATCCAGTTTTTTCACTCAAGAAATGCAGGAACAATTCTTTAGAAATTCTAGGCTCAGAAGCACTGAATAAATCAATGTTATACTCCATAGTTAGATTTTTCCGGAGATCAATCTGACTCTTAGATAACATCAAAATAGCTTTAGTAGACTTAACATCATTAATACAGTAACTAATAACAGTGTCTACTTCTTGTGCAGTAATTTCTTTAGTGTGGTGAATTGGCATATCTACTATGTTAGCCCAATCCATTGTATACTGAATCCACTTTAGTGAACTTCTTTTAGCTGGATTATCCCAGTGATTTAGTTTAAACAAATCAATCTGATTGATTTTAATTTGCTTAGGTTTAAACTCTGCAAATTCTCCTCTGTTCTGTCTTGAAATTACATCTTGTGCTTTGTAATAAAGAAATCTTGCTATCTTGTCTCCATTGCTTGCAAGTAACATCTGCTTATTTTTAATAATATGCTGAGTTATTTGAGCATCAAAAGCTAAGCCGTTAAAGCTTATATGCCATTCATTATAGGCAATGTTGTGTTCTAAAAATGTTATTAAATCAAAGATATCATTTCTGGATTCATGACACACAAATATTTTTTTATTATCAGACTTAACATCCTCATATACAGCTAAAAAGCAGTTCTTTAAGGTCTCATAGTCCATTACATAGTTGGTTTTCATAGGATTTATTCAGTTAAGCTGTCTCCCCGTTAAGTTAAAATTGCTTATTAAGGGATTCTAACCCTTATCCACTAACAAGTTAGCATGTTAAAACCATGTAGAGTATTCATTCCTCCTTACACCAAATAAGCAATTTAATTAATTACTTTGTCTCTGCTTCCGTAAAAGCTTTGTAGTCAAATGTAGAAGCATTGATTGCAAAAAGATTAATTAAATCTTCAATAGCAATTCTATCTTCAACATAATACTCTTGAAAAACTTCAATTTTGTTTCTCTCTTCTTTAAAGTTTCTACCATTAGGTCTTTTTACTTTACATGCAACTGGATCACCATTTTCATCCATTTTAGGCAACATGTGTAAACTTTGTTTAGTGATCTTAGATATAATTACAAATACTTTTGTAGCTGGATCAAAGATACATTCCACATATGGACACTCTGTCGCAATTGGGATTAATCTAAAAGTTTGTGTTTCATTCCAAGTTGCTTGGACAATCATCATTGAGTTGTTCATAGTTATTATTTAAATTATTAATTAACAAATTTACTGCAGATTCTTCCATACTTCCTAAATTAGCTATCTCTAATTGTAGAGTTTCTTTAGCTAAATCAGGTTTAGTACATAATTCAACAACAGATTTCAGTAGTTCCACATTAGTATTTAACAAATCTGCATACTCATTATAGTATTTTTCAGGATACAAATAACTTTTTATATATTGGTAATTACCACTTTGTGGATCAAAAAAGTTTAAAATTTTAGCTTTTAAATTCAGATTTATTTTACTATATCTTCCCATCAGAAAATTTACCCAGTCATCACTTAAATCAGAAAACTCAAATGTGAACACACTAGTTTTTGAGTCAGCTTTCACATACCCAAATAATCTAGCATGTTTAAGTAAAACAGATTTTACAAATACTTCAAAAGTATTTGAACCATCATTGTCATACACACATATTAGTTTCATATCCTCAGAGGACGTGCAATTTTCTTCCCAAGCTACATAAGTTGCTTTAGGGACATATGCTGCGCCTCTTTTAATACCCAGGAGCGGATATACAAACACCTGAGATTTTTGGAAATACTTCCTATACACTGAATTTAAAGCCATAATTCCTACAATTTTACATTATTTACAACTAATGAGTATGGTAGGTCATATCTTCTATTTTCATAGTGCCACTTAACAGTTTTTACTATTTCATTAAAAGACTCCTTCCATTTCTCTAAGGTTTCCTGACTAACTTGAAATGGATACACTAGATTATACTTGTCAATAACAATAAATGTTACTTGAAACTTCCAATCAAACTTATCCTCTTTGTCAGCAAGGTATCTGTTGTTTGCAAGAATAGTATAAATAACGGCTTGCATCCAATATTTATAGTATTCTACGGTCTCTGGAAAATCTTGAATTGCTTTTGATGTTGTCTTGAGATCATTGATGAATATAGTCTTAGATTCAGAATCTACAACTACATGATCAAGAACTCCATGAAGACCAAAGCTTAATTTAGGGTTGTCATACGCTAAATGCAACTCACTTTCTACAACAAGATGATCATCTTCAGGTTTTTTATCTAATTGTAATAAAGCTCTGACATCTTTATTGCTTCTTAGAATTTTAATCTGAACTCTGCAGCCACTCAGAGTTTCTTGATCCACAACAGTTTTACCAATGCTGTTTTTCAAGAATTCAAAATAAGTCTTGTTTTCTTCTGTAAGAATCTTGTCAAGTCTTTGCTGATCTGTTTTGAGAGTTTGGTAGAGATTAGCTGTGAGAAGTAATGTGAGAATGTCTTGGGAGTAGTCTTCCAAAGATAGTGAATTATTACTTATTGACAAATGTATTTTGAACACATCATAAATAATTTTTCTTTGACTATCTGTTGGCATTTTGCCAGGTAGTTCTAAAAAGTTTTCATCAAACTTCTCTTCTTCAAATAGTAGACAATGCAGAACGCGCCCTGCAACTAGGTGCGCGTCTGTAGAGTCCTCTCTTTGATTAAGAACATAATGGTTATAAAATATCACCGGAGAATATAACAACTTGTTAATTCCACTATAACTGAAGTAAAACTTCTTCTTATAGAACTGCTCTAACTCTTCATTAGAACCAATCAATGCTTGACTCATCTTCTTCTTTATTAGGTTCAACAATTTCTTTTTCAATAGTCTCAATAGTATCTTGAATTTCTTCAAGAACTTCCTCTTCTAATACTTCTTCTGTTTCAATAACGGGTTCTTCAATTACATTTACATCTGATAATTCAAAAGAAGGTTCTTCTTCTACACTTTCTATGTTTAAACTTTCAGTGTTTACAGCTTCAACAAGTTCTTCTTCTAAAACTTCTTCTTCTAAAACTTCTTCCTCTTCTTGAGCAACCGGTTCATAGTTATCTTTTAATACAAACACATAATTTTGATTTAATATCTTGTGTATGTCATCTGATACAGTGATATTTTTTACTGCAAAAAACTGTGTATCACCATTACTTTGAATCTCTTTACTATAATGATTCATTAATATATCTAACTTATCTGCAGTAAGGACATTAAAAGTATTTAAAGATTTAACAATATCATCAATAGTTGTATTGAATCTATATTTATCTTTTCCAATTGTAGAACATAAACTTTTAAAATTTACATGGTTTCTTGTATGACAATCATAAATACTACCAGCATGGTCTTTAAACAACATTTCAATAAAAAGTAAACTATCAGTAATATTTGAGTTAGCCATGATTTCCATTGCTAAGACATGATTATCTCTGTCATTACTCTTAAACATGTTTGTTAACTGACCAAACATTTCATAGTCAATGGTTACATTCTTAGCATTAACTGCATTTATTAAAGCATTAACATTATAAATTGTTAAATTTTGTAGTTCTTCAACTTCATTGATAAACTCAGCATCTAAAACATAATGTGTGTTTGAATCATCATAAGAATCACAAACATCAATTTTATATTTTTCAATGATATCTTTAAAAGTTCTTGTAGTTGGGTAAGAATAATAAATTTCCAAGTTTTCATTAACTAATTTATGTGCTTCAAGTACATCTTGGAAATCTGATATGTCAGTTGGGTCAATATTTAAGTGACTTGAAAAAAATGGAAGTAACTTTTCTATATCTGTTACTGGCATTTTAGAGTACCAACTACCTCCGGTTGAATTAACATATTCATATTGTGTTTTACTAGAACCAAATATATAATCAGCTATTTTAGCATCTCTAACAGTTTTAGTACCATTTTCTTCATTAAACTGTTTTACTTTTACTCTAGGAATGTTAACTGCTGGTAAAAGGCATAGTTTATCACCTTTTTTTGGTTGAAAATCTAAATCTTGAATATTAAATAATGGTTCATCATATTTAATTAAGTGTTTTAAAGTAACATTAAGTGTACCATCATTTTTAGCTTCTATATAAATTTTTTGTTTCATTTTTTAAACATAAAAAGATAGGGATGTAATCCACCCCTATCAAGATTAATAATTAATTACTTTTTGTTCACAGGGAACTGAATAGTCCTGTTTATTTTACAGACATCTTTACTACATTAGCATTCATCATCAATGAAGCAAATTTAACCTTGTTACCATTGATTAACTCTTTGATGACATAGTATCTCAAGTCATCAGTGAAAGAATCACATTCAGTAGTAAGTTTTATAATTCTTTGAATCATTGGTTGAGTAATGGTATTTTTCTCAGCAAATGTTAAACCATAGTTAACAACTCTTGTTGCAACTACACTAGATAAATCAGCTCGGAAGTCATCACCTTCTCCTATAGCAGATTTAAGTGTATTTAACACATATTGCTCATCTTTCTCAAAGATATCTTTAGGACCAATAATCTTATCTAGTTTGTTATTAATAAACATAGTAAACATAGATGCAAAGTCAGGACCTACAGAACCTTCACCAATCATTTGAATAATTGGTAAGCTCTTAGAAAAATCTTGAATAGAACTGATAGAGTTAAAGAAAGTAGTAATCATCCTTGGATTAATTCTTTGAGAAACTAATTCTGGATTCATCAATAAAAAGTTAATACATCTACTGTCAATATTAGACTTCTCTGCCCACTTAGCCCAGATGTTAGCATCAAATTTTACTTCTGTAGAGATAAATCTTGTCTTCTGAGCAACATCTAAAGAAGTTACATTATAATCACCATTGTCTGGATTAGTTGTCAATAAGATATGCCAGTTCTTTGGTAATTTCCAAGAAGCATAAGCTTGCTCATCAATAAGAGTCATAGTAGCTTGCATAAATCTGTGGTCAGCTCTGGTATAGTCATCTAAGATTAAGAATCCACCTTCACCTCTACCTTGAATCCATTCAGGAGCAGCATGAGCCATTCTCTTATTGATTACTTTGTAACCTTTCTTCATTGCTGCATCAATCTGATGCTCATTAATCCAGGTAGTCTTACCTTCTGCATTTGAAATCTCAAATTCTTTTACAGGAAAACCTACTAGGTCACCTAATTCCTCAAACTCTGCTAAGTTTAGTCTGATCATATCCATGTTAAGCTCTGAAGCTAATTGTTTTACTGATGAAGTTTTACCCAAACCAGCATCACCCTCTATATTCACTGCTACAGGAACTTTACCATTAGCTTGTATATGTTGGTTATTAGTAACCATATACTTTACAAAATCTTTTAACTCATCTAAATTTAATTGAACTTGACTCATAACTTTCTTTTTTAATTTTTTTTATAACTCTAACTTAATAATTTTGCCTGGTAATCTATCATTCATATCTGATCTTTCAGATAATACCCACAATATTTTGCCTTTTGGCTTTATACTTGTATAACACTCACCATCAGTAAAGTATATTAAACTTGTAAACTTTCTGATGTTTGCATCATAATACTCTAGGACGGGATCAAATTCAGTCCCACCTCTACCAACAACATTCAAATCATTCTTGCCTTTATAGGGCTCAATACTGTTGATTTTTGTATCACATTGGATAATAGTAATATCAACACCTGTTTTATAAATGTGATGAATCTCATTCATAAACTCTTTTAGCTCTGAATCACTTACTGAACCTGAAGTATCAATAGCTAACAAGATGTGCTGACGCATTTTAATTTTTAGACCTGGAAAAGCCGGAAATCTTCTATTTTCCTTTCTCTGAAGTTTCTTGGTAAATACTTTTGTACTTGTACCAGTAAATCTTCTTACATAACCTCTCCAATCAAATTTTGGTTTTACAATTTGTTCTATTTTAATAAGTCCGGATATTTCACCAGGAATATTACCTCTTTTCTTTTCAGTCTGGTCTTTAGCTTCAGTAAGAATTCTTTGAATTTGACCTTCCATAAGTTTTTGTTCTGTTTCACTTATGCCGTCAAACTCTTCCCATGTACCATGATCATCACCTGGACTCATTCCTTGTTCCATTTGGTCAAGTAATTGATCCATAGCTTCTGAACCTGATGTACCGGTTTGTTCCTTCTTTTCTTGTGCTTCCTTCAGCTTCTTATAGTAGTACTTAGTACCTGCTTTTCTATCAAGATTTAACTCATGATAATCATCAATCATTATACCTCTGCAAGGTATCTTAGATTCAATTTCTTTTAGTTCCTCTGGTGTAGCATTATTATCTTTTGCTTTTTTATACTCAGTCATTACAGTATCTTTCAGCAGTGTAAATTCTTCTGTAGTATATTCTCCACCCGGTAACCAGTCATCTTCTATATACTGGTTAATTTCCATATCCATTGCAATGTTGGCCATTCTCCTATCAGCAAAAGCATGATAAGCTGTTAAGTGTCCAAATGCAATGTGTAATAGCTCATGTTTTAACAAACCTAATCTATTTAAATCAGTCAATTCACACCAGAAAGTCTCATTAATTGCTAACTGGTAGTTTATTCCATTCTTACTAACTCCTGCTGTAGGAATGTCATTTCTCCAATGCTTATTCAGCTGGATTAGAAAATACCCATAATAGGGCTCTTTAAGCATTATGTCCTTACTGGCCTTGCTTAGTAAATCTACTTTATTCATAAACTCTTACTTTTTTACTATTTTTAGATTTCCTTCAAATTCAAAACCAAATTTTTCAAGTTTAGTTTTTACAACTTCTATATACATTTCAAAATAAAAAGTTATACACTCAGTGTGGTCAGGACATACTATGAAGTATTCTATAACATTGAGTACTTTTTGTTTATCCTTAAAGCAAAGAGAAAAATTAAATCCTAATTCTAGATTCAAAGCATCATAAAATTTATTTTTTTCCCAATAGGTTTCATCTTTACCAGAAAAGATAAAAACCATAAAAATCCAGAATAGGTTATCATTAATGTCTAAAGAATCAATAATTGTATGTGCTAAATTTGAATTACTTTCATCAGGAGAATTAATCATTGTAATCAGATTCTTACATTCTTCTTTTCCAAATTTTACTTTTTCCATCAGTCTTTTTTTTACATTTTACCAAATAGAGAATTTTCTCTACATTTTTTAACATGCTTTTCAATAAAAGCTAAATACCTATAAATGCGTTTAAGTGTTTTCATAACTATTTTACTTTATAGAATTTCCAAGTACTTATTGTACTTTCTACTTATATATACATCCATTTATATCCCACTGCGGTTGATTGATTCTCATTAGTTAAACATTTATAAATTGAACCAGGAGAAACTTTTAGATAATCAGCAGCTTCCTTTACAGTTTTAAATTTTCTAAGTTCTTCTTCTGTAATTTTATCAAGCATTTTAACTCTAAAAGGAAGAGCAAGTTCATAATTTAAGTATTTAGAATAAGACCATCTGTGTTGTAAACCACTGTTAAAGTTTATATCTTCTTTACAATGTTTAGTAATTGTTGATACTGCAACACCTGTTATTTTACTTGCTTCAATAATGCTTTTATACTCTCCAACTAACAAACCTTCTAAGTTATACTGATAAACTTTAATATTTCTATTAGGATTATTTCTCATTTTTTCTTTAGTAAACTCAGTATGTTTAAACTTGATTTTATTAGCTTTCATCTTTTGAATATGTTCTAAAGAATACTTTCTACCTAACATGGATAATCTAGCTTTTTCTCTACTTTCTTTAGATACTACTCTACCTTTACCTTTTTCTGAAATTTTAAGTTTAGTTTCTTCTGTATGTTTAACTTTTTTTCCACAGTTATTACCATGATATTTACAAAAATTAGGATAATTTACTTCTTTACCGCAAGTTGGACATTTAACAATTTTACTGTTTATATTAACAAAATTTTGTATTTCTTTTTTTGAAGGTTTTCTTATAGGATGTTGCGGATCACCAGGTTCAATATTATAACCAATAGTTCTATCAGTAGATTTATATAATGTTATATGAAAATATTCTCTTTCACATAGCTTATCTCTTGAACATTCTTCAACAATAATAAATTCAAAACTGTTTTCTTCATATTTATTCCAAGCATATTGTAAATACTTATTTGGATGTAAATTTCTTCTAAGTTTTGATTTATGACCATACCATCTATTTTGTATATCAGTAGCATAACCAACATAAAATTTACCTGTAACTTTGTTTAAAATTTTATAAATACCTGTTTTCATATTAGAAACTAAATTTTAATATAAATATAAAGTAT